AAACAAAGATGCAAAATCGAACTCACAAACAGTTTCCGCAACCGCCACATTAATACCTTCTAAAAAGGTTTCGCCAAAACTTTCTCGGGCTGCACCTGCAAACCAACTATCAGTTTTGATGCCCAGTATCTCCGGGATTTGTTCAGCAATTGTTTCAGTTACACCTCCCGCGATTTCGCTAGTCGCCGCAATACATTGTCGATCTCCACTCATTATGTTGGACAAATCTTCAAGAGTTAAGTTGCCAAACATGTTTGTGATAATCTTTGAAAGAAGACCACCGCGTTCGATGCCCATAAAGCCCAAAACTTTCATTGCGATCCATTCTTTCACATTTTGAACAACACCAGTCCCAACTAAGTTTGACAATGCTCCAAAGACAGATTGAAAAAACCCTTCATTAAGTTGAGATTCATTCAACACCTTTTGCAACTCTTCAGAAACTATTGCTTGTAATTCTTTTTCGCTTATATTCAACATTCTACATTCCATGCTTCCATTTAGATGCAATATCAGCAATACCTTGAATGCCAATATAGCCTAAAGAGATGGCAACCCATTGATCACCATTAAGTTGACCCAAATATAAAAACAGGGTCGAAAGGGCAAAAACTGTAAATTTTCGTGATACTACTTTAGATAGTGCTTGGTCTACTACCGCACTCATTTCCCATTACCTTTAAACAAGGTCAACAAAACAATGAGAGACAAAAGCCCAACAAAACCGCTTTGACCAACGGAGTCAATAATTTTTACAACATTGCCAACAATTCCCATTCCGAAAATGCCAGCACCATAAATTACTTCAACAAGAATGCCCAGAGTGAGCAAGCTCATAACAAGGCTAGTGACGCCACTAACCCCTTCGTTCAATTTATCTAAAATTTCTTTCATATTTACACGTCCTCCTGTGTAAATATAAATAGTCAGCTAGACATTAACATTCGCGTAACCATCTTTCTTTTCAATGGTAATAACTGAATCTGCCGAATCTTTAAGGTTGTCAAGGTGAGAAATCAACATCACTGTTTTGAAAACAGATTTTACGATCTCAAGAATTCGTGTAAATCCTTCCATTCGTTCTTCGTCTAGTGCAGTTCCTGGTTCGTCCAACACAAACAGTTGACTTCGCGGAATAGTAGAGACGGCAATGAATGCCAAACGAACAGCCATTGCAGACACAGTTTTTTCGGCACCACTTGCCATCTCAAGAGGGCTCGGATCTCGATCGGGGTGTTTGATGTAGATGTCTAAACGGTTGTCTTCTGTTTCGAAAAACACTTCAAAATCTACTACATTTGCCAACACCTTTGAAATTTCTGAATTGATGACTGGCAAGCTTTTTTTAATAATGTCATAGGCAATTCCATTTGGGTGCATTGCTCGCATATAAAGATCAAAAGCTTCATACTCATTCTGAGATTGTTCTTTTTGTGCTTTTTGTTCTCTTAGGTTTTCTATTTTTTGTTCATAATATCCATGAGATTTATAAAGATCTAAAAGAATTTTTTCACACTGTTTGAGTTCTGTTTTATATCCTTTTAATTCTTTTTGTTTATTACCAGTCTCGGCAATAATTTCATTTATATTTTCAATAACTTCTTTGTTCTCTTCGTAAACCCTTTCCTTATCTTGAAAATCTTTTAACTCGTGTTCTGCCAAGCTTTTGCGTGACGCAAGATTTTCAATCATTAAAATTTGGTTTGGTATTTTTCTCTCAAGATTGTTTTTTAATTTAACTAATTCGTCAAATTTATTAATCTCTTGAATGACCTTGTTTAGATCATTTTCTGTTATTGAATTATTAATTGCACCTTCAGTCTGAACCTTAAGCGTGTTCTTTTTATCTTCAACTTTTTGTTGAATTTGTTTTTTAGTTTTTGTCGTAATTTGTTGTCCGCAAGTATAACACTCATCGTTGGAAAGAAGCTCTAGTTTGTTTTCCGCTTGCACCAATTCTTCTTTTAATTTTTCAATATTTGTTAATCTATTTTCATAATTAACTTGCTTTTCTTTTAATTTCTCAACATCAAATACGCCGATAAAGTCTTTTGCTTTTTTTACTTTATCTTTATTTTTTTCGTTTTCTTCCGTTGTAGTTTGAATTTCATGCTCTAGATTTGTAATGCTAGTTTTACAACCACTAATATCATCACGAACTTCATTTATATTTATTATTTCTGTTGGAGCTGAGTTTATCTTTGTTTCCAATGATTGAATCTGTTCTTCTGTTGCAGAAATTTTTTCTCTCAATCTTTCGCACTGGCTTTTACGAGCCTCTGTCACAGCTTCATTGTCGGACATTTCTTTTTCATATTTTTTCAGTTCCGACTCGTGGTCAACATTTTCCAAGTGTTTGATCGCAGCTTTTAATTCGGCTGCATCGTCTTTTGCACCTTTAAATTTCTTTTCTAATAAATCTAAATCTAAAAACTTAGCTAAAATCTCTTTTCGTTTCGTGGAGCCTTCGCTAATAAAATTGAGTGCCCCCATCTGGGATGACATTGAAGTTAGTAAAAAATCTTCAAGAGTTCCAAAATATTTAACTATATTACGATCAGTGTCGGCGCGAGTTAATCCATTTAAGGATTCAGTTTGCTCTGTAATAGCATCGGTACAACTAAAATCTACAATTGTTTTGGCTTCTATTGTTTCTTTACCCTTTAACTTTTTAAGGTACTTCTCCACTTTTCGATGAATAGAATATACTTTATTTCCACGGCGGATTTTTACATGCCCATAACCTTCGGTCTTATTGTTGTTGACGATATTAAGACTTTTGCGTGAATTCTTTGAAATTGAATTATAAATTGTAAACAAAAGAGAATCAACAATACTTGACTTGCCTGAAAAGTTCTTTCCAAAAATACCAGTAATTCCAGTAAAATTTGTAAAATTTAGACGATTACCTTCACCATAATTAAAGAGATTATCCCACTCAAGTTCAAGAATTTCATAGTTAGTATTTCGATAAGTCTCATCATTTTTCTCAGCAATCTCGTTATATTTTTTGTTGAGATCAATAACTCGCTTATCCAACTCCTCATTAATGTTATAATCCTTAAGATATTCACGAATTAAGTTTTCTTGAACCGCAATGTCGCGAAGGTCTTCTTTCTTGAAATCTTCTGAAACTGTAACCCCGTCTACTGTTGAGGATTTGTTGATGACCGAGATAGATTCTGGCTTATAGGTTTTTCTAGCAACATCAACTGCTTTTTTAAGAGCATTAGATGAGATGCTATTCTGAATTACCAGTCTTAGTCTTGCTCCTTCAGGGTATTTTTCGTCTGTTGGAACCTTACCCTCTTCTGTTAAAGGGATTGACAGAAAAGGTTTTGGGTTTGTGAACAGAACTGGTTTACAATAAAAATTCTTTTTGTCTTTGATGTTCCACAGCAAATAACCCTTGTCGGTGGCCTCACCAAAGTTTTGTTGAATTGTGGAACCAGCATATCTAACTCGACCATCCTTATCGAGAATTTGATTTTCAAGATGAATGTCTCCCAACATTGCATAATCAAAATTCTTAAAGATAGACATATCATGTTCGCCATGTTCCATCTTCCAACCAATGTCTGTTGTACATCCACTGATAGAACCATGATAAAGAGCAATGTTTACTCTTTTTTTGTTCGTTGGTTTGGCCCAATTGTCGGTGTCAAATACCGAAAGAACATTTAGAGCAAAGTCATTATTAAGGACTGTCTCTCCAGAGTTTTTTAAAAGGTATAAATTTTGGTGATCCAACGCATCAGCGATTGGAGTAATAGAATCTTGTCTGTTTCCATTTCTTAAATTCCCGTCATGATTTCCCAATATAACATATGTTGGAGCAATGTCTGCCAAACTCGAAAGGAAGTTTGATGCCATCTCAACATATTCTGGACTAATTTGCGTTTTTGTGTGACATATATCACCACAATGAATAATATAATCTACCTTGTCTTTCTTCAAAGATTCGTAGATTTTCTCAAATACTTCTTTGTATTCTTTATGATATTTTAGGTTGCGGATATGCGTATCCGCAATGTGAGCAAATTTCATATAATAGAATTATACTACACTAGAATATGAATGTCAAGGAGAAAATTAATCGCCAGTATATTGTCCAGGTTCTTTTTCAGCGTAATATCGCGCTGGACCACTAGAACGCCGATTAGACATCATAGCTGACATGTTCATTAAAATTTGATAAGCCGCCATATATTGTTGCTCGCTGTCCTCAAGTTGTCGTAACGACTCTAGACCATCGCGCACAGCAGCATTAATTTCATCAGTATTTGGCATCCCCGACATGTATCCCATATTTAATCCAGGATGAATTTTTGACAGTTTTTCAATTCCTGCTTGAACAGCTTCCCAAACTTCAGGAAATTGTTTTGCGTCCTCTTCTGCCTGTTTTCGTGCTCTTTCGCCGAATTCATTAAGTTCGGTATTTTCTAGCTCTTCCGAAATAATCTGTTGGAGCTTTTGTTTTGTTATTTTCACTTATTAGCAACATCCTTTTTCACATTGGCAACAACCACAACAACAGCAGCAATGCTTCTTATCAAATACTTTAATCAATCTATGTAAAAAATTCTTCATGTTTTGGCCCTCCAATTAAAACGTAAGTCTTTCCACTAAGTAGTCATCTAAAGAAAGAACTTCGGCAGTTTTCTTGCGAGCCTGAAATGTTTTCTTATCCATCTCTCCAACATCTCCAAAACCCGAAGTATCCACCCGGTAAATATCCACGCCATATTTCATAAATAGTTTGCCTATTTTAAACTCTTTCTGTTTTGCGTCTTGATCCAGGGCAATATACACTTTATCACAGTTGTCCACAATCTTTTGAAAAATATGACTATTTTCGCGCAATGTAGACCCTAATAATGGAATGGCGTTGCGAGCAACAATCGCGTCGAAAACTCCCTCAACAATTGTGACATCTTTTTCCCAATCCAAATACAAATCATTAAATACAAAATCTTTTTGTGATTGTGGGTTTTTATACTTCATCCACTCACCAGAGGAATAGGAACGTGCAATGAAGTAGTTTAGCTCACCATGCTCGTCGAAAGAAGGGATTATGATCCGTTCTTTGAATTCGCCATCGGGACAATAACCTATTTTCCACCACATAATATCTTCTCTTGTTATACCACGGGACTTAAGATACATTCGAGCTGGTATAGATAGGGGTGAGATGTCGTTGCCTGTTAGAGAAACAAATTCTGAGGGTAAGTTAATTTTTTCTACTTCTTCTGTTTCTTTCTGGATTTCTGAAAAGTCTACAATACCGGCGATGGAATTCCAAGCTTGCTTGTGTGATGCCTTTCCATAAGAGTAAACTAATTTTCCAATATCTTTTCCAAGATAATCGCAAACCCAACACTTAAAAACATTCTTGCTGAAGTTGACAGACATTTTTGCCTTATGGTGTTTACATTTTGGGCAATTAAAAAGATATTCATCCTTGGTCTTATAGCAGGAGCCAAGTATATCCTTTACGATCCTGGCTTTTCTTTCAGACATGCGGCACCCGCTTTTGCCATGACAAGTGCATCTGCCTGATCATAGTATTGTGGTTTTGGGTTTCCATGCTTTGTGTATTCTACAATAAAGTTGGGTTCGTTGTCAAGAAAATAATTAAAAACAATTTTTTTAGCTTTTTGACCACGTTTAATGGTAATCCCGCACTTCTTTCTAGCTGAGATTGCTGGGATAAATTCTGGCAAGATGCCAAACTCTTCATAACACATCCAAGTCACGATTCCATTAAACTTAATTAATGTTGAGATGGTGTGTGACGAGGACTTTCCCATCATAAACATGTTGAGTGCCGGTTCGATGAAAACATAGTCGATTGGAAAATCCATTCTCATTAACTGTTTTTTAATGAAAAGTGCTTTAGAAAACAGATCGGGATATAGATTTTTATTTCGCGTATCCCAACTTCCTATTTCAATAATATTGCCGTCCAAGTCGGTGATTGCATAGCCCGTTATTGAGGTAGATACATCAAGTCCAAGAATCATTGTTCGCCAATCTTTTCGTATCCAAGATCTCGTTGAACGGTTAAACCTTTAATTTTTTTAAGAGAAGGTTTAAGCTCTAGATCATAAAACTTTTTAACATTAGAACCAGCGGGCAAAACAAAGCGGAATCTATATTCACCAACAAAATTTCTTTTTGAGGTTGAAATTTCTCTTTCGCGATAAACTGTAGTTATGTTTGGAATCGCTCGCATAAAATTTGTCAATTCAGTTCGATCAACTTCTTTTGACTGGAGCATAGACAAATAAAAAGTAGCTTCGTATTTATCCTGGACTGGTTTTTCCTCTTCGTTAATGTGCTTTCGCCAATGTTCTAATAAATCTTTCATCACTATAAATACAACAACATTATATCAAAAATCTAATTTTAATTTAAATGTAAAATCGTCTTCCTCTCTTTTGCGTACTGGATTTGCTAATTTTGCGATTGCAATTAAATTTTTTGATTCATCATAAATGCCAACATAATTAATAAAAGTTGTTTTTTGGAAAGAGGCATCGACACCTGCATAAGAGCTGCTGACAACATTTGCCATCGATACTCCATCGCTTTCGATATAAACGTTTGGTGCAGAACTTGTGGTTCCACCAATATTTTCTCCATACTTTACAAAAGTGGGATTAGATGAGTAATTGAGTTCTCCTCGCGGAGCGTGTGCCATCATGGTAGTAACTGGAACATAATTTGTTCCACTGAATTCCATTTTGAAGGCTGATCCTGTAGTGTATTGGTTTAGCGTTCCAAAATCAATCCATCGCGGTTTAGTTAGGGTTGGGTGATTGTAGTAACCTTCCGTGTGTTCTGCCAAGTCCCAACTTCCCGTTAAAATGATAAAACCTTGATCATACATGGCAACACCAGCAACTGAGCCGCTTGACGCAAGAATTTCAGAGCCAGCACTAGAGGCATCGTATATTGTTTTAATCTCATGTTCCGATAAAACTTTTTTATATAAACGTAAGTCATCTAAGGAGCCACTCATATGATCGTCAGAGGTAAAATCCCCACCAATTCTTAATCTTGCTGTGGCACTGCTTAACTCTCCCATTGTTGCACCAATTTTTACCTGGATTCCAGCATCAGATTGCAACTTTCCATTAACATACAACTTAGGCTCCGTATTTGCCTGATATGTTCCTACGAAATGCAGCCAGTCATCAGTGGTGCTAGAAACCGAAGACGTATAATATCGAGTGTTGCCGCCCACATCGCGGACGTACCACGTTGCCTTATTTTGATTCCAATCTGAATAATACAATCTCCACGCCACCAAGCCATTCTTACATCCCACAACTGTAACATCGTCGTTATTACCCGAAGAATCAAAAGCTTTTTTAACCCAACAACTTACCGAAAAGCCACCACCAGGAGTGGTACTGCCAGTGATGGGGATGCTATTCATTTTGAAATAATCCGCGTTCGCTTGGGGGCCGAACGCTGAAGCAGAAACAAATTTACCGACACCTTGTTCTATATCATTCCCACCAGGAGTGGCATTATAAGAACCCATGGAATCCAAAAGGACATCAGTGGTGTCCCAATCACCATCGGATAGGGTGTCATCAAATTTATAATATGCGTAAAGGTCGCTATAGGCAACAGTTCCAACTGTATCGTTGACCTGTCTCAGTTGACCATTCTTTTTATCGTCTTTTAGTTCAGCGATCTCAGAACCACTAACATAGAATTTTAACGAAACAGAACCTTTTTTAATTGAAGAACCATAAAAAATTGACGGTATACTTATTAGCCTTAACTCTTGAGTTTCTTTGTTGCCAACACTTGAGCTGTAAGCATAATCGCTATTTAAAATCTTGTAAGAGTCTAAAGCGTTTCGCAAGGCTTTAATTTTTGGGCGAGATGCTCCTGTGGCATATCTGGTCGATGTGATGCTCGCCGACAACGGATAAGAGCCGGTGATTGTTTCACCAAAAGTAAAATCAGAATTAAATTTTGATGTGGTAGTTGTACTAAAACTTGTTAAGCTGCCGTCTTTTGTGATAAACGGATAAATAAGTTGGCCTGATGGTCGGTCAACATTTAGTTCATATAAACTGATATATCCAACAGGAACATGACCAACATTTGTTGTAAATGCTCCCGTTACTTCGCCAGTATTTTTATAAAACACTTGATTGTCATAGAGGATGAAACTTGCTTCTGGATAAGTCTCAATTCGATTATGAAAAATGTCGTTCTGGCCGAACTTGTAATAAGGCATAACTATTGATAAATAGTTTCTTGTTAATAATCTAGACGGACACGAATTGTCATTTCGTTTGTTGGGTCTTTTTTGAGCGGCTCAGAAAGTTTGGCAACTGCTAAAAGTTCATTATCTGCCGAATAAAGACCAACTGTTGTGATATAAGAAACTGGTGCATCTTGGGTGTTATTTTTCACAACAATCTTGCTGGAGCTAAGATATGTTGGGTTCGAACTATAATTAAAATCATTGTGATTAGCTCTACAAAAATGAATTGTAGAATTTAGTTCTGTAGTGTTGTTGAAGGCTGTATCGTAAAGACGATGACGAAGATTGTCACATGCGCCGCTTATTGAAGAGGATAGAAGAACTTTTTCAACCGATCCTTGTCCCGACACATTGTTAAAATCTACACTTCCCGATTCTGCGAACGTACCGGAAACTGGACCAAGGATGCCACCTTTTGCCGTGTTTAGGAATATTGAACTCGAAAGTACAGCTACACCAGCTTGATAAAAAATCAGACCACATGCAGGATTGGTTAAGCTGCTTGCTGCGCCAGTAGTCATTTTGAGAATGCCATATTCGCCTGCCGGAGAATTGACACGGTAATCATTTTGAGCATTTAGATCTTTGATAGTGACTAATTTGTCATTCGCCGCTGTGTATGATCCTGTTCCCAATTGAAGAGTGAATGAGCCTTTTTTAATTTCATCCTTTTCTAGAAGACGAGCAAAATTAACAAAAATAGCATCACGGATTTTTTCTCCACCACCTGTAATATCACCATCCTTGTCAAAAGGTTGAATATTGCCATTTTGATCATACCCCATCAAAGTTTGTGCCATTTGATTATAGAGATTAATCTTTTTTGCTCTTTGTACCGTACAAGAAGCGGATTGGGCACTTTCATAACCGGTAATCCCAGAAAACCCAACAGTAAGATCATAAATGTGATTTGCTGATGAGCTTAGGTAAGGGTAATCATAAACTGACTGAAACATGCCATGTGCATAGTTTTTAATATTATCTCCATTGGGAAATGTTCCGTATGTTCCAGAAACCAAAGCACCAGTCAAAGGAACTGCTTCGTGCAGTAAAGTTTTGGTCGATGTAATGTCGTTGTTTAGAAATGTTTTATATGAAGTTGCCATTGTTTATTCCTTATACCTTTTTAATATACCTTACTGGAATGTTGATTGTATATCCTGTTGTTGCGCCTGTTATTTTAACAATTGTATCAATAAATCTCATTGCAGTGGGTGTACCAAAGCCACCAATAACGTTATACCCTGTGCTTCCTAACTGTTCAAAAAGATAAGTGCTGGTTGCTAAGTCTGTTGATGCCTGAATGTCAAGTGCGATGCCGGTTCCGCGAGGTCCTTGAATTGTGACATTCGCAGCACCTTGAGGAATATTTGAAACAAAAAGTGTGTCGTTCGTAGAAAAATAATAACTGGCAATATTGTCGTCATCAATGAAGGAAATGTTTGCAGGAGTTGCGCCTGCGCCTCCACCAGAAGGATCATTGTTTGAACTAACAATCGATCCTAAACGATTGTCCATCTGAACAATGTACTGGGTTTCTACTAAGTCAGCATCCAGAGTGTAAGTTGATGGAATCTCTGTAGTGTCAAGTCCTTGATTAACATAGATTGAGCCACCAGTTTGTGTTGGTTTGTAGCCATTCAAGAAGCCTCTAATTCGCTCTTCACCAGTCGTAACATCATTATTTCCAGTGCCGTTTAAAACTCCAATAGCACCATCAGATGAATCACCTGCTGTTGCTTTATCAACACAAACCACAAAATTTCCATTATAAGCAGAGCCACTAGTTTGAGTGCCCGTGCCTCCACCCAATTTCATTACGGGAAGGTACAGTAAGTTTGTTCGGGGAATCGAGATAAGTTTTGTATTCATTGTAGAAGTATTGTTTGTAAATGCTTCTAAAATAGGAGTCTGCAAGATTTCTAAATCGTAATATGCACTTCCACTTGCATGATCTTTGTTGTATGAACCATAATTGATTTCTTCATCGCCAAGTGCAAATTTTACAATCTTGAAAGAGCCATCTCCTTTTGCAAGTCTAAATCTTCCTGTGTCTGTTAAGACAGCATCTAAAATAATGTCTCCACTATTATCTAAAAACGCCATAAATTTCTCCTATCTCCAAATAAATAGTTTGTTTTTTTACTTCTAACATATTTTTTGTCCACTTATATCACCTTGATCTGTTGGTGCTTCGTGTTCTTGTTTAAATTCTAATTTAAAATCTATTTTTTTGCCTGTCTTTTTTGACACCAATCTTATTTTAAATTTCTTACCCCAAAGTGTCTCTTCTGCGTTTCCTAGTGTAGGACCGTTTGATAATACGTTTCCTGGTATTTCATCTGCTTTGCCATTTTCGGTCATAAGACCAGACTTTTCTTTATTAACCCCTAAGTGAACACTGTTTGGTGTAATATAAATATACTTCTTTGCAGGTTTTGCTGGTCTTTGTGGTGGCTCTTTTTCTTTGATAATTGGAAAAATGCTTGTCAACAAAACGGGTGCGCCGCCATCATCAGTGATCTCAACCTGATAAACAGGTGATGGATTTGAAACGTGTCCATGCACATCTACACTTCGGAACATATAATAATATTTTTTATTGGGCTGAATGTCATCGACAAATGCGGCTGATGTCGCAGCCTTTAACGGTTCAGAATCACTGGATAAATCACTTTCGGAATCTGCTAATTTATAGAATGAAAAATCTTGATACGTCGTTGGTGGCATCTCCATTCTAAAAACTTGAAATGTCCTTGCTTGATCATCACTTCGATACTCAATTGGGCCAGTATATTCCTTCTGTGCGTCACGCATTTTCACAACTTGTGCGGCATCGCCCTCCAAGATATTTATCGGATTCAACCTGTAATTTCCAACATTTCCCTGGAACATAAACAACACTTTATTGTTTTTATTCAAATAAGGAACAATCTCAACTTGTGGCCAAATTGGAGGACTGTCCATAACAATACCTTTGAAAAAATAATAAGGAACCTCAACAAGACGTATAGAGGGTCGATTGAAAACACAGATTTCAGCTTGACCTGGCTGGATTGCCCCCGTACCTGTCTGGTCGCCTGCATCAGTTGATTCTGGGACACGATTCAGAGAGTATCTGTATCGATTTCCAAACACAGCTTGATATGCAAATATCTTATAACCATATCTTTTATCGTATTTAACCTGGGTGTCAATATAACGATGAACATCGATTTCGTTAGAATTTGGCAAATAGATTGACTGTATTGGGCTTCCATTGGCATATTCACCTCTACTATTCAATGCCCATTTTTCTATTTTATAAAAAACAGTTTCTGAGTATGCTTTTTTGCCGCTTAAGATTTCTTCAAAAGTTCTTGTTTTTTGGTTTACAAGTTTTGTAAACTTACCACCCAAAATGACAGTTGTTAGTGCCCTGTAAAATTGTGTATCTTGATTTGAATATGCGTCTGCGACTTCTTGATTATATGGCCCTAGATATGTTATTTTTTCATCATTATCTTCTGGGTCTACATTAGCTAAGTTTTTGATCCAATTTGTTAGATCCCATTGTTTCAATTCGGAAGTTGTCAGAGTCTGTTCAGAAGAGTTGAAAATCTTATAATCTCCTGTACGTTTGTATCGTGGTCGGCCAGGTGGAATTTCAGTCTGATCTCCATAAATAAAAAATGGATGCTCTATTCTTTCAGACGGAGAAAATCTTTTGTGCCTCATTGTTTCAGGATAAAAAACGCCAATATCGGGAACATTGTTTCTCGCTGCTTCACTGTCGTTTCCTGCTAAAGATGTGTCATAAACAATTGGTTGCCAAGATCTAATTAATCCATCAACCGCAGGAACTTCTCCAAATCTATCCGCAACAGGTTTTGCTTTGGATGCATAAGCTAGAATTTGACCAGAGATGTTTTCTTCACCTGCATTTTGACCCTTTCTAACGACAACAGCATCACCAATAAAAAAGCTATTATCTGTATCTTCTGCCCCTCTCTTCTTCACACTGAGCGGAAGTCCAATATTTCGTCCTTGGCCACTGTCGTGTACAATGTTTGCAATAGGTGTCCAATAACTATCTCTAGACCAAGGATTCCTATATGGTGAGTTGCGAGTTCCAAAATGCACTAAAACAACCGGACGATCTTGATCTTCGGTGGCTGTGCTGTAATATTCTTTTGTGTATTTTGATGATTCAAACGGTACTCTTAGTTTGGGATTCCAATTTGGATCTTCGTAATCTAAAACACCGGGAGCACGACTTTCACCAAAAGAGCCAGTAGTAATATCTTTCATTAGCAGACTACTCATTTGCGACTGCTTAAGTGCTTGTGCAAATTCTGTATTCATATCAGTTGAGAAACTAATATCAACACACATTGGAAAATTTAATCGCTTATCGTTAAAGTCTTTATAAAGATTCAAGTCGGATTGAGGAACGATTAGGTTGGTAAACTTGTTTGCGTACATCATATTCGAGTTTGTGTCTGGATTGAACGCAGGATATTTGTTTGCAAACTTATCAAAGTATTGACCTTTACTTGATGCTTTTCCGAGCTTTTGCTCTTTGTTCCTCATTGCAGACAAAACTTCTGCCGCATTTTTAAGAGCTTTACCATCTTCGTTTGTGGCGAACAATGTTCCAGAAATCAAACCATTTAGCGTTACATTTTGCTCGAATATATTGTCAATAGATGTTGGGTCATTGTTGATTATGACATCTTCGCCAAACTGTTGTTGTTCAACCAACAAAAAAGCATACATGTTTGGAAGAACTTTTTCATCTGCACTTAATTCGTCAAGGATGCATTCATAAGAGCCAACATAAAAGTTGTATGTTGGATCAATATCGGCATACGAAACTCGAATAGAACCAAACATAGCGTTGTCTACGCTTTTTTTGGTGTGAGGCATTTCTAACTCGCATATATGATCGTAAAAAACTTTTCCCCTAACACCAACTTGCATATCTCCAAAAACGGAAATTCCTTGAACCCCATCAAAAGATGGTGCGTTATTTCTGAGGTCTTGTTCTGTGTAGTATTCGTTTTGTTCTGAATCTACAATCCATAACCATGCGGCTTCGCCGTTTTTTCTATTTTTCTCATCAATCAGCCCATAATTTGTATTTCTTGCGACTTTTATCAGTGATTTTTTTTCTTTATCTTCATTTGTGAAATTAGAATCTGGGACAATGGTTACTTGTTCCCACAACGTGTTCGGTTGACCACCTTTGTTTCCCCATTCATTAATTGAGTATGCCCAAGCACCTTTATCGTCCCAATATTTTCCCAATTTCCACCGAACAAGATCCAAATTCGTGGGTGCATAAACTTGTGGCCACCAACCATTTACAGTTGATTTTTTAGCAAGTGCGACTGAATTTTGAATCGTCTGATTTATGACTGTTGCCATTTTGATTTCTGGCTGCTCTTCTTCGTCAAATTGTGTAATAAAATCAACCATTTATTATGTACCCGCCTTTAATATAAAATACTCATTGAAAAGTGGCAACGAACTGGCATTATTGTAAGTTAATCCAAGTTCGGGGTTTTCATATAATCGAAATCTACACATCAGTTCACCGTCAGCAATATTATAATAATCTGTTGTAAGTTCTTGCCAATCCGGAATCATCTTGTTTTCTTGCCAACCAACAAAAACTTCAATCTTGTATATTGTTTGAAATAAATATTTCATTGCAGACAACACAACATCATCTCCATCAAAACCACCTTGCTGCAAAATTGGCCTAATATAGTCTGAAAGCTTTTGGCCTGTTGGTGTGCCTTCTTCTGTGGTTCCAGTTGATCTGTCGCCTTCGTTAAGAGCATATAATAAGGCTTTAACTGGGTTTGGTAAAGCTCTGATTTTCTCAGGATCGAAACTTATTTGTTGCAAATAACTATCATTGCCATCTCGATATACATTTAGTTCAGAAAGTGGTTCCTTCTTGATACTTGATATGATAGAAGACATAAGATTGTAAGCATCATTATATGTGTTTTTAGAATCATTTTTTAAGTTTTCATAAGTTTCATTGTAACCTTCTTGATCTATGTAATCACCAGAAGTATATCGACTTTCGTTTGGGCCAATCGCTTTTTCAAAAGAAGTTGCACGGAATAATTTTTCTGTACCTGTTTTAAAGACTGCTACGTCATATTCGTTATTTATGAGAGAGGCAAGTTTTTGCGATAAAGACATTTTTGCATCATTTTTTTGTTCTGATGTGAGATCTTCTGATATTCCAACGCGACCGAATTCATCTATACGTGGCATTTGTGCGGTTTGAAGAACTCCTCGCAAACTTTCAGCAGGAGAATTTGCGTCATTGGGAGAAAATGGAATCATGTTAATTTTTTGTGCTTTATCACCGATATAAGAGGGGGTAAAATATGTGAAAGCAGTTTCTCTCACTGAAAAGGTGCGAGCGTTTCGATTGCGTATAATTGAGAGATAAAGTTCTGGGTTTCCGCCATTTAAGAAATTAACATCAAAAAACTTTTGTAATTCATTTTCTCTTACATAATTAAACTTACTATCATCAAATCTTAAAAGGCTGTTGCCGGAGTCATCTGTTTCTTTTGGAAATACACTTATCCCACTATTATTAGGAATACTCGCATTAAACCTATTCCCAAACATGTGAGCGACTTGAACTGTTTTTATGTTATTTTTATTTCTTACATTGCTCTCAACGACAGTTTTTCCACTAAGAAGTAAATTTGGATTTTGATTTTGTGACATCCTTGCAGAACCTGCTGGTGGAGAAACGATGCGACCAATGGCTTGAGACAAGATATTTTCCAAACTATCAATCAAATTAAAAACCATCAAAATACCTTCGATGTTGCCAGTTTCAGGACTCATATAGTTCTTTAGTGCTTCTTCTAGAATAGTAGCATCACTACCATCAACTTGTGAAAGATCTTTCATTATTGTTACATAAGTTGTGGCTGATGATTCCCATGGCTTATCACTTGGATATTGTCGAGCCATTTTTCGCATAAAATCTTTTGTAAATCTGTTTGCGGAAACATTAAAGTTGCCAGGACGAGTGCCTCCATGCATCACATTCCAGCTAGATTGTGGAAGTTCTGGGTTATATGCGTGTGGATTATTATAAGGATTTATAAAACCTTTTGTTCCCAACTTTGAAGCTTCTTCATAATAGTCGGACAAATTTGATTTTGCATCTATTAACTCTCGCAAATATCGACTCAATACTGCGATTGCGCCGTCTTTTAACTCAAACTCAACTTTATATTGATAATATCCGTCTGTTTTGAATTTAATAGATTTATCAATGCCACCGAAATATCTTACACCTGTTTTTGTTTCTTGCTCATAAAGAGAGGTTATGTTTTCAATAACTGATCCAGCAACATCCATTGGCGTTGAATTAAAAGTTCCACCAACCTCTTTAGCAAATACAATAAGTTCTTCATTTTCAGAAACTAAAGAATTATTAGGAAAACTTGCAAGATATTCGTTGTTTTCGTTAAATAATTTTGGCTGACGTTTACCTGGTCTTGGCGGCCCATACATTGGTTTTGATCCTATTTCTGGACTTCCTTTTAGACGAACGCGATGCAATTTCATGGATAAGATTTCTGTATTTTCCAAACATTCTTCTTTTGTATTTTCATTTACAAAAAGTTGCCCGAATGGTGAGTTCGCTGTCATGATTGCACCCATGTCTGCCGCAAACGTAAATCTACAACTGTTTGTATTGTCGCGAGCAAGCCACATTTCACTATAATATTTGCTAGAAGGATCTAAATTTAAATTTGCTGTTCTCATTTTAGAGGCAAGCTGAAGATTGCTTTTCAACATGTTTTGAACAATAGAGAAGTCTAATTGAAGTTTATTTAATCTTTCTACTGCTCTGAAGTCTTGTATGTTGATGTCTGGATTTTCATTAAGACGACCAGAAGAAATAACGACATAATCAGAAATTTGAGAACTAAACTTCATATTCTCAAACAAATTCAAGTCATCTAGTTCAGTTAAATCAAATTCAAACTTGTCTGCGAGTGTTGAAAGATCCAATTCGCCCCAAACAAAATAACATAAATATCGTGGGTTTTTTGTGGGGTATGTACAGGTTATTTCATATGGTATATCATATAAACCAACCATATTTGATGGCCCACCAATGGCTGATGAAGCTTCTTGTTTGGTTACTTCAATATCATTAGGGTCTTTTAAGTCAGACAGTTGAATCTCTTTCCAGTTGTTGGAGTCTAATTCATAACCATATTCTTCTCTCTCACCGTTTTTGATGGCTTTTAGTTCTGCGGCAGGGTCTTCTGAAGATAATATGTCGTTTCTTATTGTTGAATTACTGATCTGTACAGCATAAATTTTAACATAATTTTTAAGATCAAAATCTTCATTATTGTTAGAGATCGGTTTCAGGAGAGGGTCCACATTTGCAAACCACGAATTTTGACCACCCCTAATCTTATCTTTAATGTTTAAGTTCAGGACAATCTTCAGATTGCCGCGAGTTCGATTTGCGTCTTCTGTACCTTCTACAACATATTCACCACTACTTTCTAACTCATCATCAATATGCGGATTCAATCTTTTTGGCGCAACGCCCGAAGACTGCAATGTGATCTTGGTTACTGTTGGTCTTGGAACAAATTTTCCAAAGATTTCTTCTTCAGTCATCATTAATCGTCACACCCTTCGACATCTTCTAGCTTAACCGTTGTGTCAAACAAACTTCTTGCACCTGCTCTATTTTCTTTTTCGGCAGTTTTACAAGCCAAAACTCTTTGAGAATAAAATCCTTCACCCACATCTTTTGTTTTATCACATATAACTTGATCTGGAATTTCATTATCAACCTGAATGTTCATATAATATTCCACATAACTAGAATCCAAACTTAATTCTTGATTTTCATAAGTTGGTGGTGGTGCGTCTTTAATGATGCCATTTTCGATTAGTGATGGTTTTTTTGTAAAAAATAACGGAATTAAATTTTCTCTCTTTGTTACGCCATCACACAAAGAAACTCCTTCTTGTTGTTCTTCTTTTATTTCATATACTTCTATATCAAAGTTTTCATTTTGAAATTCAGAATTCTTTTCTTCAACCTGTAGTAGTAGTGATGAGTTGACTTCAAATACTTTAATCACTTGAGCCGGGGTTGAGCCATAAACATTTGCTAATGCTGGTGAATTCGGACTATATCCTTGCAATTCTGTAGGTGGAACATTATCAATCCTTGTCTTGTAAGTTATTGGTTTTGGTGTAATTTCGGGAATGTTTATTACTTGATTTGTACAACTTGCTGTATTTTGTGACTGAACTGATGATGAAATTTCTCCACTCAAAAATTCAACCCTCCAAGCTGGAATCTTTGTGCTTGTGGGTTCTGACGTTCCAAGCATATAGGTTAAAGAATACTGCTTGTCATCTGAATTTTGAAAAAACTGCCCTTGATCAATCGTGTTTAATACACCCGGTTGGTTTGATTTTTCTTCCGGTGTTGAGCGAATAAATTCATTTGCTCTTTTTATTTGCGATTCAATGCCAGCAAACACGTATTGGGTTTCAAGTTGTGGCGTGTCTTTGATGATTCTATCTTGTGCTGCGTTTTGTGTTTCGGACACACCACCATATTGTGAATCATATAAGACGCCATCATCAAAAAAAGCATAATAAACTGGCTTAAATCGACCTTTTGACAAAAGACGTTTTCCAAATTGAGTCAATTGGATGTCCATGACTTGCTCTTTTTTGTTAAAGAATTTCATTTTTTATTCTTCTTCTCTACTTCTAATTCTGCCAATTCTACTAGCGAGAAATAATCATACGGCCAGTTATAACTATATGGCACTTCACCATTTTTAGTTGTAAAAAAGTCTTGAGCAAACTTTTCATCATCTGTTGTATCGGCAGTCAATTTAAAGTAATCATTGTTTGCTTTTTTCTTAACCTTGAAAACCATCCAACGTATGTCGTCAGGAAGCTTTCTATCTCCAAAAAATTCAATAATTGGCAACCTTTTATGACTTTCGGCCACCGATTCAAGTTCGGCTGTTGTAGAAATTTTAGGCATTAAACCTTGCCAAATATCAGACAAATCTTGTTGACTTAGAGTGTGTTTGAATTCCATGATATACATTGCAAATGGCTCAATTCGATCATTGCCACCATTATATGTGTTAAAATCTAATTCAGGTGGAATCACATAATCATTCATTTTGTTAATCATTCTGGCGACAGACGATTCACTTGTTGGAACCGCTCTGACGGTTTCGCCAAGATATTTGTCTTGCCATAAGCCAAAAAATTGATTCGCAGCAACATCTTCGGTGGCAGCTAATGTTCCATCACTTCCATCTAGACTTTCTTTTATCAGATCATAAACTTCAAGAGCATCAAGCTCATAACGTTCAAACGGTTGTGCTTTCAAGGAAAAGAAATACCTATCATCAAGGAATGGCTTTTCTGTTGTGAATGCTTCTTCGTTTTCTGATTTTCGCTTGATATATGGAATTGCAACAATAGCTTCTGAAATATCTTTTCCACTTGTGTTTACTTGTCCAATATTTTGTGAACGAGCATTTGTATCAGGGAATGCAAGAGCGGTGAAGTCTTTTGCGGTTGGGCTAAATTGTATTTGCTCTAAACTTTCTTCTACAGAAATTGAAATTCCCCGATTATCTGCTGGTATAGACCCATAGCCAGACCACATGCCGCGAGGTCCAGGAAGCATTCCAGTTTCTTGTGGATTGTCTTTAAAATCTAAGACAGGGGTTTCCATAAACGGACTAATAACCCATTTATTGTTTTTAGTATTTTTTTCCCTAATCTCTATGACCTTTCCTCTTTCATTTCTGATAGTCTCTCGCTCAACAGCAATCCCGTTCCATTTAATTGAAGAAGTGATTTGCATGGCAGAATTTTGCGCTGATGAAGTGGAAGCACCTCTAATCGATGTAAACATAGCATCCATTCGTTCATTTGAGAAACTCATTGTAACTTGGTTGAAATACTTGTCCCAAGTGAAATTTTCACCACTGTTTGTTTCATTAGCAGAAAATTTAAGCGTCATAGTAGATTTTCCATAAAAATATGGTGGTGTATAAGGTGCGTATGCAGGTGCTGCGAGTTTTAAATCTGTTGCAGCACCAACCATACGACCCCACTTTGAACCATCGCCAGCTTGAAGTGGGGGGCCAAACAGACGGCCATCAAAAAGAGGCATATCTCTAACGCCCGGAAAAGAAGAAGTAAGGTAAATATAATTATCCGTATTATCTTCTTCCATCATGATCAAATCTGGCGTTTTTTCTAAAGAGATGTTCATGTAATAATCATGACCTGTCAATATCTTGTCGCCTACATTCTCTTGATTTGCGGAGTATATTGTTGTCAATTTATTATTTTCTAAGAAAAAGTTAGGAACCTCGGCGAGAAAATTATTAATAGCAGACTTATATAGTCCATAAGAGTCACTTGAACGAGCTTTAGTTCTTTGAGGGCGCTCTATCGATGCCCACGGTAGGCGAGGGCTAGAATAATTATTTTGAGCTAAGAAGTTAGTTCTCAAATTTGAGTCTGAACCGGTTGCCCAAGTAGGCAATAATAAAAACATTTTAGATGCAACAGATGAACTTTGTGGCAAACCAATATTCCCCAAAGGATCCAGAACCGATTCAAAAGGTATTCTATAGTTGGAAGAAGCAGAAAGAAAACCGTTATTACCTCCATAAGAGGTGCCAAAGGATGTGACACCTAACTGTGAGCCTGTGAAAGCTGCCCAGTCAACCGAAATACCCGATTTGATTGTATTATATATAATTCCTGGAGCATAGTATGGTTGTAAAATTGCTTGGGTTGCTAGTGCTCCGGAAAATTGTGAATCTGCCGCCACTTGAGTTCCTTTAGACCACCCAATGCCATTAATATATGGAGCAATAGATTGTGAAAATAGTGAAGCAAGTTGCAATGTTCGTTGTTGTGGATAAAAACCATTATATGGGAGCAGTTTCTTAATACCGTTACATCGTAAAGTAATTTCCGCAGATTCTTCCGTATATCCATCAAACTTTCCAAAATACTTTTGAAAGTCAGAATTTGAATAATCATTAAAGAATTTCTCATCAAAAACACGTTCGTCGGTGAACACAGTGAATCCAGCACCAGACTGAACTCTCAATCCGCCTTCCGCATTTGCACTAGATGTGATATTTCCACCTGGTAAAGATAGAATCTTATCATTCTGACTTCGGAAGTTGTTCTTCAAATAATAAGGCATCTGTTCTGAAATTTTAAATTCGGGCACAACTGTAAGATTTTTTCCTGTGCCTCGAATATCTTTGGCATACTCTTCGTAAGAGTCAAAAAATGGCTTCTTTCCTGACAGCTCAGGGGTGCGCCACCTTAAAGGAACATTCGCACCGAGTCCTTGACTGCCGCCGCCCTTCACCGATGGAATATCTACTGCAAACAAATTTGGAAAATGATAGTAATAAGCTGAAGCAGTGGGATAATGCGTTACATTGTATGGCAATGATCTAACTGCTGCTGGCACCGTAACACTGCTGCTCGGCAAAACACCGGTCCAGCCGCCCCAAGTCCATACATTTGCAGAGTTTAACTCACCCATATCAGGAAAACTGTTAATAGATAAATTACCACTTATACGCTCACCTAAACCTATATAATTCATCCCGATTTTAAAACTATCACTGTTGGCACCTTGTATTGGGGTTTGACCTAAACCATAAATACTTGTAGCATAACCATCGTAATAGCCTTGCGAATTTGGTAGTGCTCCGGTAATCCAATAATATTTTCCATCAGAACCAATCTGCGGGTTGGCGTTGCCAGAAAGAGTATAGCCCATTCTACGATTACGATTTTTAGCTTGGTTTCTCCAAAAAGTTCTTCTTTCAAGTGGGCCGCGATCAATTCCGTTACTTCCATTTGAAATCGAAGCAGAAATTGTTCCATCAGGATTCAACGTCCCATTTGCGACTTCTGCATAATTTGTTCGACCACGAGTTTGTGCAAGACCTGTGTTTGTTCCTCTTGGATAAATTACCTCTTTATATCTGACAGAATCGATTGTTTCAAACAAATCGGCATCTTCAGTCATATAATCGTAGGTTTGTTTTTCATTTTTGGTGGAATCAATATTTAAAAAGTTGTATATTGAGCCACTCTCACTTGTTCCATCGTTTGATGGTCCTTGCGAAAACAAACACATATTATTGCCATATGTGTGTCGCAATGTAAACGAGTTGTCGTCTGATATGTTTACTGTCTGTAGTGGACGATATTTGAACGTAACTGGTGGTTCAATAAAGTTCCTGATGTTACTAGGATTGTTTACCAAGTGCGGGCCAGATTTGCCTGTGCCAATTGGATTTGAAAGTTCAACTGTGCGTGGAGATTCCATGACAGAGAGTATATTATTTCGTGCATTATATCGGCCAATAGGAGTTTCACCTGTCCTAATTTGTTTCCAAGATGGATATTGGTAAGGTCCATTGAGGTTTAGGAAATAATAAGAAATATCTCTTGCAACAGCAGTGTTTCTAAAATTAACACCAGGTTGAATGGTGTTTATACTCGAAGAAAAATCATTGACATAATTTTGCTCAAAATTGGCGTATTGGCCTGCTATGATTGTAAAAAGCCCATTAAAAGAAGCAGTTACGCGAGATGTTATGCCAGAATCTGGATGTCCAATCAATAAATCAGCACTTGGAATAAATTGGACTGCCGATGCTGTGGTTGATGTACTCCCTGAAGATGGAACAGAATAATTTGAAGCATATCCTGCTGGTTGAATCTTAGTATTGTCATAAGAGGAGTTTATCCATGCATATTGCAACTCACTTTGTGGTATTGCGTGTTGGACATACCAGTTGTCAAATTGTGGATTAGAAATTTTCACATCCGATACGCTTGCACCCGCACTGTAAAGGGTGATGTCGGGATATAAATCTGTCGTTGATTTTATTAATGAAGTGTAAAAAGTGGTGAAATTTTTTCCTTCGTCCGTACTTTTTTGATATTCGACCGTATCATTTGTACGCAATATTCTAAAAATATTCCCCACAGCAGCAAAACCTGCTGATGTGTGAACATTTGAGCCGTTTTGCCATATGTAAACATTTCCTGTCCCAGTTGCGGATATTTGAATTGCGTAGTCCATGTCCGTGTAGGATGAACCCGCTGGAGGGCTAGAATTTAAGCCAATAAGTTGGTCATAAGAAACAGTAGTTACTTTGAAGGACATATATCCATTGCGTGGAATTTTTTGATTTCCAATCGCAGAGGCATTCCACGCAGATGAACCTGCTGGTTTTGATATGATTGATGTGTTGCGATCAAACTTTATGTCACCGACAAGATTAACCCAATTGACATAGCGGTTATAAAGTGGCTTATCAAGAATTGTTGGTCCAGAATTTCTACTGACTTTGTGATAAGATGCGATTACACCTTCATATGATTGCGGGTTGATCATATGTTGATTTGGGGTTGTTCCGTCGCCTGCGGTTCCTGTTGGGCTGATTCCGAATTTTCCAGAATATTTTTCATACCACCCATCAAGAGATTTTCTTACAATCAGGTTTCTGTAATTTAAATTATTGTATACGCCAAACTCTTCAGATTCAAAATCCAAACTGCCTCTTGACACTTCTGGGCCGCCTGGAGCAGAGAATTTTTCAACAAATATGAATTTATTGCTGCCTGTCAAATCTCGTCTTGGCATTGCCAAATCTGTAGTGCCAGAAATGTAAGTAGATGAAGCTGTAATTAAATTGACAGCAGGAACAAAACCTTCAGAGTCAACAAAGTAGCGGTTATTTATTTTTCTTCCAGAAGTTTGCAACATCTGGTAATCATGCTGGTAATTGCCTACTGTTGCCGAAGATGTTCCCCATTTGATGTTGGCAATATTAAGTGGTCGTTTTGCGGAAGTTCCACGCAACATAGTCGCACGAGGGTTTTCACTTTTAACAACTCGGGAGCCAATTTGGATGCGGCTACTGCCTGCATCAAGTTCCCAAGCCTCGGCGCGGGTAAGAGATGTGTCAGTTGCACCTGAATTGATGTTTTGGTGACGGTATTGCCACCCACCAACATGAGCATTGGTAAATGGACCCTGCATCGGGACTTCATTGTCATCGCCGTAAGCGTCATCATGATAGTTTGCAAGTTGCGTGTTAGTTCTAAAACTAGAAAGATATGACGGATTTACCGATGAACTAAATAAACTGAATGGAGCGAAAATTGAAGTTTTTCCTCCACCTCTATAATTAATAGCTGTTTTAGAGTCAGATGACAAGTCTGTTGTATCAGCAAATGTACCATTCAGGCGATTTTTAGCATTAGGATCAATAACATCTAGACATTCCTTATCAGCGTCAATACTTGATGCTGGTACTCGTAATTTTAAACCACTTGAATCGAACCTGGAGCGAGTTTTCAACTCTTCATGAGTGAAATCTAATCTTTTTCCTCTTGGAAAATTACTGCCGCCATGTATCTCTACAGACTCTTCAAAAGACAGTTTATAAGGTTTTGTGAAATTCCTTATGGCATATGTGCTGCCCTCATAAGTTGTGGTCGTCGAGGTTGATGCCCTAGAAACTGCGAGTGTTGGACCTGAGCCACTACGGAAATTGGCAGACTTGCGTACAGTATTTCGAGCATCATCAACACTTGTTACACCAGAAGAAATATTTGGATTTGTGCGATTTGTGCGATCTTGCCACCACTCACAATTGGTGTCCGTAGATGTCGTGGGGTTTGGAGCAATTCCTCGTTTAGCGGAATAAAGCATCTCGCTAATTCCGCGAAGGCCAGCTTCGGGAGTTGTCGCTTTACTGTCCAATGTTGGAAATTTTGTCCAATACTTGTTTCTTTCTAGGACATGACTTTCAACAATGTTTCGTAATTTTTCGGAAAAATCTGAGGATGCTGGTGCTAATTGAATTAACATAGTTCCTAGACTTGTATCGATCCATTTAAAATACTGAACAAACTTTTCAAAATCAGGAGTGTTTCCTACTCTCTCAAAATAGAGAGAGCGTAATTTTTCCATGTCCTTGTAGTTTTGGCGATATTTATTGACTGGCTCACCGATTAAATTGTTGAATGCAATAATGGTGCCAAAATAATTTATTATTTGTTCAGAAATAATCCCATACATACTTTTTTCAAAAGCGAAGAAGTAGTCTATAGGACGTGATTCACGAGAGAAAATCTGGTTTGTGGTGTCATCAATAATTGAAACCATGTCTGAACTATTCAAGGTTTCAGGTAATTGTTGTTTGAAGGAATTCAGGGATTCTCGACTAATGGAACCAGTGTCGTTGGCTTCAAAATCATAGCCAAAACCTGTGTGCTGATATTTTGCGATTGGACCTAGCCATCCCCACCTACTTGTCAAGTTAGTGGAGCCAGAAGAAAAATCTTGAACTATAAATTCGCCTGATGGGTTTGAGCCAGTTAGAGTATCAAAGTTCCAATCAAGAACAAGGGTTTCCATTTGTGGTATTTGAACAAATTGATCCCCTAAAGATTTGCTTAATTGTGATATGTAAGCGTTTTTATAAGGATACTCTGAGCCGAAATTTTCAACGTCTTTTGCATGTGCTTGAATTGTCTCATTCTTTAAATAATCCATCCAAACACGAACAGATGAGATTCGAGTGTCTGCTTGTTGCAACACTGCTCGATCAAAATTTGTCCTATGTGCGCCAGCGAAAAATCTTTTATTTGCAGTTAAAAACTTGGCAGCACCATCAGAACTCATAGTTGTGCTTACTTCAAAGCTGTTTTGTAAAATATCAGAAATATAATTATAGCCACAAAATTCTACATCATAATTGCCCGTATCACTCCCACTAACACCATCGGCTAATGGATATTTCATAGGCTTGATTTTAACAGCAAAATTCCACTTTGAATCACTGTAAACGTTTGTAAATAAACTACTGGTTAATAGTGGGAAATAGCCTCCTGCGGTTCCCGTTAATTGAAAATAAGCATCGGAAGAGCCTATTTTGGGCTTAACGGCTGCGACTTGAAAATTTCCGACATCAGATGTTGCCCAATTGTTTGAAGTTCCAAGAGTGTGACATCCGTAAAGTGAGGAAACAAGAAAGTCATTTTCTACATAATTTTTACTTGCAGGGTTTAACGGTTTTGGAAAAATTGCCTCAGCTTCGTATGTATTCCCTCTGAAGGTGACTTGGTTACTTGAACTTACATAAGATCTACTATTAGAGTTTGCACTTGAAGTTTGTTGGAAAACTGTGGCATGGAATCGGGTTGATTTGTGAAAATCAACGTAATTCTTTTTTACAACCCTATCATTACCATTGTTCCTAAGTTCATAAGTGATATTGCTGCCGTAAAGGTTTAACTTAACAAGCTCATCATCAATACCATAACATCTTATTAGATTACGGAATGACTTTTCTGTACCTTTGGTTTTAAAGATGTAAATTAAGTTATTATAAATGTTTTGATATATAAGATTTTTTGTTTCATTTAATTTTTCATTATATAAACGGTGTTCATCTCTTGATGCCAGGTACTCTAAAGCATTTGCATTTTCAAAAACTTCTGAAGATACAAGACCTAAATTATCAACTAATCGATTGGCAAATGGATAAGGTTTATAACTGCCGCTAGGATATATAACATCTTTTAATTTAGGGATAGACTCGATTTGAAGTTGAAGTGTATCAAAATAACTTCCCATTATTTGTGTTAAATCTTTTAACACATTAGCGTTATTAGCCTCGTCTTCTTCTATAATCCATGACGGAAAAGAATTGTAAACGCTTGCATTATTTTGCTGATCATAAGCAAAACCTTCAGCACTTTTTGTAACGCTTAGGCTTGTAACTTCGGGATGATTAGCATAAATAATAGGATCCTTAAACTCTTTTGTTGCAGCGTTAGAAAGCACTATAGCCGAGCCAGTAAATCTAGACCCCACAGAATATCCTGTCCAGCCTCCATTTGTGGTTCGCCCGGAATAATCGAGTACAACAGAGTCTTGCGAGTCTGTCTGTGTATCGTTTATAATACCTTCATTAAATTTATAATAAAGACCAAGATCTAGTGGGTTTTCGTAGCTATATTTTGTAGATGCAGTTGCTGCATTCTGAATATCACTGTTGGTTCCGCCACCAACATCGGTAAACCAATACTTTTTAACTTGTTCTGTTGACCGAACCCTTCGCCAATATCTGAAATCATCTAAAGATGCTGATAGTTTGGCCGCGCTTTTTGCTCCATATGTTCCCGAGACATTCGCAACCAAAGAACCAATAGTTGCGATCATTGAACCTGTAACTGAGCCAATGCTGGAACCTGTTAATAACGTATGTTCAAGGATGCCATTTCGAAATAACTGTCCTTGCATTTGTGCGCCACTGTTCTTGAAAGATAAAGCAAAATGGTTCCAAGCACCTGTTAATGGTGTGCTAGAGCTTAGGGAAACAGTTGTGCTGTGTGGGCCAAGGAGATCATCTCTATATGAAAATCCTGTTGAGCCTGATCGAAGTTCGATGTTGAAGACAGGCTCCAGCACATTGGTGGTGGCTCCACCGGTTAATTCAACACGAAAACGGCCATAATTATTAGTTCCATATGCACCACTATTCCATAAATCAAAAACAACCTCTTTTGCCGATTCGTTGGCGCTACTATAATCTTCTTTGTTCAGCCAAAATTCAAGCGTTAATCCATTATTTCCATCAATTTCAAGATTATATCGACCCAAACTTGAAGTGTTATAGATATTATACTCTTTCCAATTTGATCTTAAGTCCCCTGAACCAGTTGATGGGTGTGGAGAGCCTTTAATAAAAATATATTCTTGTTGTGTTGCAGAAAATGTATCATAACCACCACCATCGGCCACTGGTGTTCCATAAGTTTTTCCGAATAAAATATACCCATTTGTTCGAGGATATTCATAATCAAACATATGGAGGTCTAAATAAGATGCGCTAAGTCTCCAATCAATCCTTTCTCTCAACGAACCATCATAAGGATATTCATTGATGATGTGATGTATTGCATCTTGATAATATTTTTGAGCAGAACCATATCTAGCGAAGTTAGAGGCTGATGCAAAATTTATATAAGGAATGAATCGGTTTTTTTCTTTAAGATTGCTGACTACATAATCGGCTGACTCTACTTTTTTGCCAACTTCTTTTACAGTAGCATCGGACAATATGCCGCCTACTTTATTTTTTTCAAAAAGTTTTTTAATATCAGCCATATTATTACTCTACTACACGAAATGTAAAAGATTCTGGTTGTTCTTCATATGCATTATTTACATAATAAAGAAATTTAATACCATAAGAATAACCGGGTTCCAACATTCGTACATCTAAATCAAAATAACTTCCTGTCGCATCGTATGATAATCTTGTGTGCTTTTCACTTCCAGTTCCGTAAGCAATAACTTCATAGTTGTCAACTTCTCGATAAACTTTATAGTAAGCATTTTCAATATAATCATTTTCAATCTCTTGAGATGCTATAGTGTAAATAGTTGGACTCCAATCTTTTAATCGTGTAAAGAGTCGTAATCTTGCAATATCATTGTTGGAAAGCTCATCTGTCAAATTAGTGATTGTAGTAACGTATCGAGGAATAGAATACACATTAGAAGCCACAAATTGTTTTGGCCTAAATGATCCTGTATGATAAACGATTGAGCTTGCCGCATCGATTCCATTATTTGCAGAAGCACTGAACCAACGATCATGCACTAGTGATGCGGTTGTATTTAGGGCGAAAGACGCACTATAGACTCCTGTAGAAACATAACCTCCTGTAACAGGGCTTTGTGGTGTTACAGTAAGCTCTTCGCCTCCGCTGGCCGATGTGAAGACTGAAAGATAAATGGCATCAGTTCCAATACCATTGATGTTGGTGGGTTGACCTCTGTAATAATTGTAGAGATAAATGGTGTTAAGATTGTTTTCTCCACTCAGTACAGAGCTTGAGAGATAAAAATTTCCCCTATTATCTTGTGTGGAATTATCCCACCTTGCCTCAATAATGGGTCGTTTAAAGAAATATTCACTTTCTCGCGCAGAGAACCGTTTATTGTAATATGATCGGCTGCCACTGGCTTGGCTTGATGTGAGCATAAGGCCGACGCCATAATTTGAATACTCGCCCTTCAACCATTTTTCTACCAAACCAGTAATTTTTATCTCTAAATCTTCTGTTCCATCGACGAAATTTTGCGTAAAGTTAAATTCATCATAAAGCGATGAATTTGCTCCCATCCACGATGCGCTCAGAAATGAGCCACCCTCAAGAGTTACTCCACCACCATGTTGCCATTTTGTGTGAGCAGATGCATTAATCCAGTTTGAACCGGTTCCATCATAAGTTAGGTCCGAATAATTTTCCATGTCCAAACCATAACCTTCTTGCCAAGATTGTGAAATTGGCGAAACAACCATGGTAAAATCGCGTGGTAAAGTTTGATCAGTTGCAACATTAAAGACTCTTAAATAAAAATCAACACTTCCACTTGCAGGAATTTTATTATTGTTTCGATCACCTTGAATCGTGTAAAGACTATTAGGGGTAGTAGTGTCGCTCGTAAGGACTGGAAACTGAACTAATGTTTTAGCTTGCTCATTAGAGGAAGAATTTGCTTGAGCATAGATCGAAAACACCTCAACAGAATCTGAAAGCCCCATATTGCTTCCTGTTCCACGAGTTATTAAATTAGATTTAAATGCGTTTGTAATTACATTATCTTTTGTTGCAGTGTATCTTCTAAGTGCCATTATCGAATACTTCCTTTAATATCTTGTGATGGATATTTGATTTCTAAAACTGCATTATTAGGGACCACAATGTAGCGATCATCTACCGACATATTGTCATCTACATTAAATAAGACGCTGTTTGAATACCCCAAACCTGTTTTTTGTGTAACCTTTACGCGGGTTACGTCTAAAATCCCAGGCGAACGATTCAAGTGGGAGAATATTTCCCCTATATAGAAAGGTTCACCAATTTCAAACTTTCTTTCATAATAAACACTTAAACTCGCCGCAGCCTCATTAAGAACTTCAAATGGGTTTGATTCGGGAGTTGAAATCGCATCAAACTCGATGCCGACATTTATTACCTTTGCGTCTATAATATCAACCGTATCATTTATCATCCTACCTTGATTTAGCCAGTGTTTTAAATTTTCTTTTATCGTAGAGTTTGCAGTTATAAAATTACCATCTACATCTTCAGATAAAACATAAACATTCAGATTCCTCTTAAGTGAGCCCGGATCTTTTATCACATTTGCTCGCTTAATCGCTCCATATTTTGTAGGCATTGCATAGCACATTGACTTGTAATCTAGTGCTGTCACTGCTCGATTTTGAGATGCAAAAACATTATATATTCGTTCTTTCAATTCATCAATAGATGGATAGGTGACATCCCCTGTGATGGTTTCTTGATTGTTTACTTCCATTGAATTAATAACATCCGAAACTTTTGAATTTACCAAAGTATTAATGTTCCCAAATTCAAACAGGGGACCAACAACATTTGATAAACCACCGGCTGCGATGTTGACTTCTGATAAAGTATTCGCTAAGTAACCTATTGTCAAGGTTGTATTACTCGGAGCAACTCCAAATTTATCCGTACTTACAAGATTTGATGGATCAAAAGAAACATCAGAAAAGTAATCTTTTCCATGAACTTTTAATATAGTCTTGCTCGGATCCAAAAGTGGATCTACTGTAACGTCTTTTTCAGAACCAAAACCAAACTGTAAATAGGTTTCACCTTCCATAAGCTCTGATGTGAATCTTCGGGGGACTGCTAATGGCCTCAAAACATTTGGTGTTGTTTTTTTATTAGCTCCATTGTTAATTAAATCTCGATAAACAACATCTTGAGAAAGATAATCGACTTCATAATATTCATTCCCAAGATCATCTTCAACCGATAAAATTTCAGAAATATTTGAGCCAGCTAGTTTTACTCGTAAAAACTTTTGGAAATCTCCAACAATGACCTTTTCTTCATATCTTTGTCCTGAAATTACTTCGCCCACTGCCTTGATTGCGTATGAAATAATGTTTCCATTATCAGAATTAACTGCCGCAACAACTGTTTCGTTGTCAGGATCTGCAAAATTTACATCCTCATTGAGTGTAAATGCGATCCCATCATCAGATGAAAACACGCTTCCTTTTTTAAGGATAGGTATGTAATCCGGATCTGGCTGATCTCCGCGAGAGTTTGCTGGGATAATTATAAACATTTCTGCCAGACCTCGGGAAATGGGCACTCCCTTAAATTTGAAGCCCATTTGTTTTCCAAGTCTTAAAACATTATTATATTCGATGGATGTATCCAAGAAAGTTTCATTGACTTCATAATCTAAGTAAAATGAAAGAATGTCGCCCACATAAGCCACCGTATCAAGCATCATGGAGCCGAAGCCCGATTCACTAAAATCTTTAAATGTGTGAGGATAATATCTCTTAGCATATTCCACCAAGTCTTGCTTGATGCTATTAAAGTCTCTGGATGTGTACTTGATTGCGGGATATTGTTTTTTTCTTGTCATTCTACTTCCTCTTCTATCAATAATTAGTTAATAACGCCCGTAATATCAATAGCATCATCTAATTCCAAAGGAACGATACGATATTCTACTCTCACAGCCAAAGTGTTTGGTGGTAAACTATCGTCATATTCAAATGAATTAAAGATAATATCGTTTATACGAAGATACGGCAAATATTTATTTACTTGATTATAAATTTGCTCTGCTACAGAATCATATATGAGAGGATTATCGTTTTCAAATAAAAATTTTTTCAACCCCACTCCAAAATTTGGATTCATTATTCTTTCGCCAGGAACTGTCAACAAAAGATTTTTAAAATTTTGCTTTACCAGAGCAACATAGTCATCAATAAGTTTGTATCCAGTTGTTTTGTTTCTTGTGAGTGGCAGTTTGGGGGTCAAAAAAGACATGTTGTGTTCCTCTTGTAATAATTAGAGCATCGTCACATTATTACCTAATAAGTTGAACCTCCATCATTACCAGAACCATTGTTGTTGTTATTGGCCATATCATCACCAATCCCAAATTCTAATTGGTAATCAACATCGCAAGGTTCATCAATTTGTTCATTATAATCGGGATCTGGATTGTTTGCCAGTTGCTTGGTGAAATCGTCCACATATGAATCTAGCCAATTAATATTACTATCATCTAAGACCCAATACAGGACTCCAGGAAAACCGCCTGGTGTTGTTCCAACAGGTGGACCCCAAAGCCAAGGCGCAAAAATTGTGGCAGGAAGCAGTGCTAAACCAATCATCCAAGTTTCTGGTTCGTATATAAATGTCTCACGAACTGGATTAAACCAATCATTTGGTGGTTTACGAGTTGATTCCGGCGAATGAATTCCAAAACCACACTCTGTTGTACTTATTTCAGTCCCCAACAGCGACTCACCTTGTGCAATTGCTGCTGCACCAGCTTGATTAAGAGCGTTCAATTGACGTTGAGAAGTCGCAATTATGGAGTTCATCATTTGGATGGCTTTTTTAATATTTTGAGAAATTGCAATGTTTATGTCTGTTTGTTCAATATATGCCTTGAATATCTTAAGTGGGAATTTCAAAGTTAAATTAAGTAATGCAGCCCAAGGAGGGGTAATCCCATTAAGAAGCGCATCCAATAAGTCTTTGTTTCCTGTTTGACATGCGTCTGCCCATTTTCCACTCCTTAAGGAATTCAAGAAGATATACATCACACTTTCTTTGGAGGGGGCAAATAAATTATTTATATCAGGCAACGTTGACAAATATGAAGCTGAATATAAATTAGTCAAGGACAACATCCTGTCCAGAGAAAATATATACTTAAACAGTAAAGCATAATCATCAGTTTCTTGCATTTGTCTTTGCAGGACATTCTGTGGGCTTGATAGGGGTACGACCTCACCATCCCTTTGTTTAGGTTGAGAGAATAAATACCTAAAATAGCCAACTTTTTGAACTTGTTCTTGTTCGGTAGGCGATGCTTGGCCACACACTTGTTCTGCTAATTTTTCTGGAGAAACAATAGAAAATCCACCTTCTGGGAACAAAGATTCGATGTCTGTGAGCATACCAATTGGGATCTCCACGGAGGTAAGCGGTGTCAAATATATATTCCTCTCTTGAGCACCTTTTTGTTCCTTCATATAATATGTTTTTTCTAATTTAGCATTAGTGCGATCACCTCCATCAACAAAATCTTCTGGACGCTTAAGTGGATCTGAAAAATCTTCTGGTTTTGAAAGTAAAGATACTCGCAAGCCAAAATGAAGATTCTTGAAATAATCTCTTAATTGATGCTTTTGTGATTGAGTTGTATTTTCGGGTGTAGCTTCTGTTCTGGATGGAAGACCGGTTCCGCAATCTTCTTGGAATAAGTTTTGCTGTTCTTCAACTGATGTTGCAGGTTTTATAACTGGTAATGTATTCAGTTTACCTTCAAATTTTTCCTTCATGAATTTATCGAACTTATCGATATTCACAACACCTCTTGTTGAATCATCACGATCTATTTCGATGTATTCTTTGTTCGGAATAAGTTCAAAATTCTCTGTTCTGCCATAATCTTCTACACGAATGTATGGCTCTAAGATAATGTTTCCATTTGAAACATCCAAAGTTGGCGGAACAAGCATATCATTTCTTTTTTCTCTACCATTTGCTGCGATTGCTTTGGCTGGTTCGACCATGCAGTTTCTTTGCTCTTCAGCCAACTCAAAGCTTTTTTTGATTTCTCGCATTTCTGGAATCCAATCTGTTTCATATTTTTCGATTATTTCTCCATACAACTCTTTATTGGCTACAAAGTCTTGTTTTGCAAAAGCTTCTAGAGCGGTTTGAATTTTTCTTATTCTTTCGGGTGGGCCATTTGCGGCCACTAACGAATCATATGCATTTTTCAAAACTTTTAAGCAAAATGAACTTAATTCGCTAGAATCAACATTATTTAAAAGAGCATCAATTTTTTCTGCCACTGTAGGGTTGCCATATTGTTGAGGGCCAGTTCCCGAAAGTGCATATCCTGCTTTTGTTAAGATTAAATTTATATCGGCTATAAAATCTTCATATTGTTTCTTTTCCCACTCCAGTGTCCTTGTGATGGCAGTAACATCTAAATCCATTAAACTGATGTATGGGATTTCATTTAGTTCAAGTCTTCGCAAAGCTGACTCTGTATTTCTTGTCCAACCACATGTTCCACATTCTGTATAGTCTGGCTGTTCAGGAGAGATTCCTGGTGTTCCTGCTTTCCCTAGAACATAATTGTGCCAATCAACCATAAATGGGATTAAATAACCATTAAACGAGTTTGTCTTGTAAGTTTGTCCTGGAATTATTCGGCCATCAATTGTTGGAATATTTCTTTTGTATTCTTCCGGCCAATCGACTGAACCTGCTAGGTCAGTTCCACGAGTTTGCAAATCATTAACCATGCCAAATGCGCCAACACCATTAGACCTCCCACCCTGATCTCTCCCGTTGCCGAAGATACTGTAGGATGCTTCCCTTTCTTTTGACATTGCCCATAATAAACTTCCTGGTCCATAATATCTAGCTGATTGAAGGAATGCTGCTCGATTTGCCTCACTTGTCACCGAGCTGGGTTGGTGATAATCCTGGTCCCACCACCATGGAAGATTATTAGGACGCCACAAACAATATTCAGGATTTTTTGTCCTCAATGTTCCTTCTTCAGATTCTATTCCCAGAGCACGTACTTCATTGCCTTGATCTTGTGGATCGTTGTACCTTGGTCGGTTTGCAGAGGGAATTGGACCTAGAGTCCAATTTTTTGCAGCTTCAAAAAACCTTAACAAACCACCATCATTTCCAACCATCCCTTCTTTTTCGGCTTGTGATACGCCAAATGGGAAGGCACCTTGTTTTACTGTTTTTCCTGGGGTTATTGTTTTTGCGGGGGACACATTTGCCGCAAAATCATAAGGAAATCCAGCCTTGCCCATATTGCCCATTCTGTTATTATTATTGACTTCATCCATCTCATCAGACCTCGAATAATAAGGAGATCTATCGTAGCCTAAGTTTATTGCTTCACGCCATGCCTGGATTGGTCTAAAACTTGGGTTTCCGGTTTTAACCCACCCAATGTTCGACCACACATTACTTGGCCATAATGCATTATTTGCTCGATCCATTGCAGAACGAGCTTCTTTGTAATTTTTACCCTCTAGTGCTGGTGTTTGTAAAGATTTGTCGTTCGTTGGGTTAAGACCAAAATACTCTCTGAAAAAATACCCAGTCGGATATTCATAAAGCATTCCAGAAAAACCACCAGTCGGACTTGGTGTTCCACGGATAAATTCAATCTTCTTTTTAGTTAAAGTACCATTTGGGCCAAGTGCTGCTAAAATATCTCCAGAAAGTTCTTGTATATCCGCAACTTCCATGTAATTTCCTAAAGTTTTATTCTCTAGTGTTACAGGGTCAGCGAACCGGATTTCACCCTCTTCTTGAGGAGGTTCTACGGTCGGAAGCCATTTTTCAATTAAAATTGAGTGTGGAGAACCATCACCTTTGAGTTTGACATGTTTAGAGAGTCTACGGGAAACCGACGCCATTTGGTTTTTGATAAAATACTCAAGAGCAGTTCGGAAATCTTTATAAACATATAATTTATATTCAGGAACTTGTGGATGATCTCTAACCTCATATTCTAAAGAAAGTTTTGAAGTCTGATTGTTTCTGTTATAGAGTTCTATCGTTTCTGTTTGGAATGCTCTGTAGTATTCAGTGCCTACAGAACGACTTATTAAACCGTCTACGATTTGATGATACAAATAGTAAACAGAGGTTGCATCGATGTCTGTTTTGTTCCCTAATGTAAAGTAGTGAAAAGTGCTTATAGATCTTAGCAGATATTCAACAACATATAGTCGAATTGTCAACAATATACAACCTGCTCGATTAGAAATTTCAAAAGCACTGTTTCTGTTTCCAATCAATCCAGTTGGGTCAAAATCAACATTGTTTAAGCCAAACGCATCTTTAAAACACTTTACATATTCATATTCATCAAAAATTCTATCTTTTATTAAATCAACATCCAACAATGTTCTATAGCATAGAGCGTCATTGCCCACGATTCTTGTTGGGGTTAAATTAACATTTTTTAATCCGCGCCCCAAATCATCTGGTTTTAGATTGAAATAAGGTGACTCACTAATTTGATTAGTAAAAGCACAGAACAGATCTACAAAAATATTTTTATATGTCTCCTCATCGTACAAGAAATTAACATAAGTATTTTCTTCAGTAGAATGTAAAAATCCATCTTGAAGAGATGGTGGAACTGATTCGTTTCTTTGCCTTTGTATTGGTTGGCCATTACGATAAACAGTGTTGGCGTTAATCATTGCATCTTTTGCAAAATCATAAAAATAACCTTCTTGAGGTTGGACTGGTTTTGACGTATCGGCTGGCTTTCTTGTGGATGCAAGTTCTTTAGATTCTATAACTTTAACTGCCTTTGTGTTGATCTGGGCTGCTGTTGGAGGTCCAGAAAAATTTATTGCAGAATCTAGTTTTTGAGCCGAACCAGAAGAATTATTGGCAGGTGTTGATAAGATGTTTAAGTCTAAAGAAAACTCATCTTTTTGTAAATTAGAAGTTCCATCATTATTGTTTGGGCTGTAAACAAAATTAAGCTCAGAGGCGGCCAACGCTTTAAGTTGATTAGCGACTTGGCCCAAAGAATCTCCATTTATAGTTCGATTGACACCACCAAGACTTAATTCTCCACTAAGTTTACCCACGTTGTCAGCTATTTTATCGAAATCAACCCCATATGATTTAAAAAGGTTTGGCATCTTAAAGCTGTAATCTGTCTTTGTGTGATCAGGTTTGGGTTGAATTTTAAATATGTCTGTACTAACAGTCGAATTGGAAGTATTTAGGTTTCTACACATATTCACGTAAGAGTTTTTCAGTCCTGGTGCATAGTCTAATTCTCCGAACTTATAGTCTTTTACAGGAATGGGCGACTCGCCAAAAGCTTTTGCGTAATCAGAAATGGTTGCAGGAACTGTGTTTCCCGCAGAATTATATTTTTCACCAAACTCAACGGTGCGTGTTGATTGTACGCCACCGTTTTCCAAAGTAACTTGGGCGGATTCGTTTGTACTAGAAATTGTTCTTCCACCTGTGTTGTATAATTTATTAACCCTTTCCCATTCATATTCCTGTTCTGGAGTTGGCCTGCTTTGGCCTTCATCCCACATTCCCGCACCATAAGGGTTTAAATAATCGCTGTCAAAAAAACCAATAAACCTATTATACTCTTTAACTTCTGTACCTTTCGTATATTCCTCGTCAGGATCGGCTGGATCGAAACCATCGTCTTTGGGTTTTTTAGAGCCAGGAATTGCAGATCCATTAGGTAATGAACCCCAAGATGCCATACCCTTGTTGACCATATCAACAAATGATGGATTTAAAATTCTAATTTCTTCTCCATCAACTTCAATCTCAACAGTTCTATCAACCTCTTCGTGCAAAAGTGGACGCTGTGAAAAAGCAGGAATCATTCCCTGTAGATCTCTTGAAAATGTTGTATGAAGAGGATCATAAATTGTGTCAATGGTTTGGTTAATCATCAACTGTGTTACGGGATGAGAAACTGGTAAAACACCTCTTGTGATTATGGCGTTTCCATTTTCGTCGTAAGTTCCACTACACACTAGAGGTGGCACAACACCATCTAAAATATTATCATTATTGAGCATTTTTGCAAACTCAGTAATACGCTGTTTCTTGCGCTGTTTTGACTTTGCAACCTGTTCTTTCACCTGTTGTGGAGTCATTTCTGGGTCTTTTTTGCTTAATATTTGCTCTCTTAACGCACTATCGTCTGCATCACACAGACAGTCAAACTTTTCAGGAATTGTGTTTAAAGTTGCAGCTAAATTATCGACGATTGATTTTTCTGGAAGGATGCTTGAAAATCCTCCCATAAATCTAGATACATTGTCGTCTGTCTCTTTTGGAGACATTCCAGACAAAACTAGCTGCAAATTAGGAAATTGTGGCAACACATCACGCATTACTTGTTTCGGTTCGTCACCAAGATTACAACCAAGCAATGCGTTGCCCACTTCACTAGGTGTCAAAACTGTTGAAACAGTTTCAAGATATTCAGTGATTTCGTCAGATGCGCTCTTAAAAACTTCAGTTCTTTCCCATGGCTCATCTTTTTCCAACAGAATTTTAATTCTTTCTTCAGTAACCCGAGTTGGAACAACTTTTTGAGCTTCTGCTATGAAGTAATTTCCTGATAATGCTGCTTCTTCGACTTTTTTCTCTAACGCCAAACGATTTGGTTTTGACATCTCTCCCGATTGATATTTTTGAAATACCTGTGCGGCTTCTAAAGTATAAATTTTCTCTCGGCTTTTGACGCTATTTTTTAAGACAGTTTGTGCCAATAATTCTGCATCTCCGATTGCATTATCTTGAACGGCACTATAAAAAGATCCCAAGACAATCGAGGGACCGCTCGCTGCTAAGTTTGCTCCAATAGATTTACCAATAAGGTCGGTAATTCCTTGGCCGCCGAAATTAACTTCGCTTCCGCCAGCACCTGCACAATCATTACAAAAATCAAACAATGATTTAATTATCTCAATTAGTAACTGCCACAAGGCTTGTACAATAGTGGTTACTATTGTCTCGATTATGTTCGCAAACAAATCAAGCATAAAGTCCGCAATAGGATAATCACTAGGTAAAGAGATGTTTGGGGGGTCAAAAATAGACTGTATTGTTTTTGTTGCTTCCGTTAAAGTGTCTAGTACGTCTGTTGGGACATCAAAAACACCAATCCTTGGCAAATCTAAACACTGAATAGCAGAATTAATAAGACCATTCAATCCAAGCTTATCAAAAAATTCATTGTACATGGCCTCGATTTCACGTGTTTTACTTGATAAGCTATTAAGATTCGCCAATACTGTATCGCCTACGAACGAATTTGCTACGTCTAATTGCGCCTGAATCTCTTGTCTAACTTCTGGTGTGTTCAAGAAAAATCTAAAGTTTGTAACTTCTTCTTTGGTTTGAACCTTTGCTCTCTCTTCTTTCATGATTCTGTCATGAACAGGTTTTTTAGTCCAATATGAGCGAGGTGGTGGTTGGCTAAAGTCAATTTCTGGGGTTCTGTATACGTATTCCTTTAAGAACTTAGACCATGATAAGGGTGTGTTCTGAATGGCAAGTTTTTGCATTTCATCCAGTTTGGATAAGAAGAATATTGTTCTATCATTATTTACACTATCATTTTCAACAAAATTTTCATACCCCTTAATTAAGTCAACATATCCCGAGCCTTGATTCACTTTAGACATCAACACTTTATAATCATCATTAATGTAGAGGGAAATAAGATCTGAATTTGACCGCGAATAGTTAATGTTATTGTCGGCCATAAAGGTTGAAAGAGCAGGAATAAAGCCCTGTAAACTGGTTGTCTCTTCTGTAAAATCAATGCCATAAACTCGGCCATAGAATTGATTAATTTCAGCACTGTATTTATTGATCAAACTTACAGCAGATTCTACCTTTTCACTTAAATCATACGTGTTTAGATCAATTTGGCTTGTTACTGGCCCTAAAGAGTCTAGATTTTTTTGTTTTGTCTGAGTCCCTAACCCATCCAGTGTCGAGCACGGCAAAGAGATCAGGATTTTCATTTTAGCTTTGGGTCGTGAAGAGACATAATAATCTTCTGTTATTACATCTTCATGAAGCTTGTCGTTTCCTACTTTACTATAATATTTTAAAATACGAGAAAGTCCAGGCTCTTTGGCTTGGTTCATTCTGTTTTGTAGATGTGGACCACCTGTTGTTTCATGTTTTGATACAACTGTAACCGAATATCTATCTGGATGACTACCAGAAGCGGCCTGGTAAAATGGCTCACTGGTGTTGTCTAAACTAGTCCAATTTACTGTTACTAGTGATTTTACTTTTTTATTGTCAGCCATATTAATTAACGTAATTCCATCTACTACAGATATATTTTTCATTCGTTGGTGATAATGTATTTAGTTTTAATGCACCAATATTTTTCTTAAAATTTTCAAGACCTTCCTGTACATTTACTGAAAGTGCAGAGGAGCAGCGCGGACCAGCAAACATTTCAAGAACGTGATTGGCTGGTAATATGGTTTTTCCATCCATACCTACGTGAGTGTGTGCGGCAATCTCTTTATTGAAGGCATGTTGGAAGGTCAAAAAAGAACCAACAATACCTGATAATGAATTTATTTTAGCAACAATCTCGTTTAAACATTCAACAAGGTTGTCACCTTTAATCATGGGTTGTAAAGAAAAGTATTTGTCATCAGTTTTGTTTCCGGCAATAATATTAATACCAGCAACACTTCTAATGGGTTGTTCACTTTGAGATGTTGTTTCGGAACCTGGACCCATTGTGACAAGTTTGATGCCTCTTCGAGCAATAAGTCTAACATCGTCAGCTTTCATTGCTATACAAGCTGCTGGACCCCAGTCCATTTTTTGAGTCTTTTGTCCTACAAACCCAATATTCCCAGGAACTAAACTAAAATTTTCATCAACATCGGATTTTTGACTGATGTATATTCTTGCAGCGTCGTCTTTGAACATTGGATGTACAAACACTGTTTTTTGCCCAATACTTGGATAATCTTTAGATGCGTTTTTTGCTGTTTTTGATTTCGTTTTACTTGCGCCCGACTCTGATTTTGGAGCAGCACAAGCTACTACGCCAGAACCCATGCGACCGACCACAATATCAATGGCTCCAGCTTGTGTATGAGCATTGTAGCCTGTTGTAGGTGCGCCAGGTCTATCGCGCCCTAAAACAATATAAGAATTGTTTTGTCCTTTCCAAACATCTTCACATGGCAGTTCAATAAATGTGGGCAATGCTTCTGGCAATTGTGAACCACCAATGCCATCTTTCCAATTTTTTGCAGCTTGTGAATCTACATTGGAATCCAGGTAATTGCTGATCTTATCACACAATTCTGCTTCCATTGCTGGTTTTGTTGGATTTGGTTTGTTGGGTGGTTTTACCATGATTACATTTCCTTATATATCTTCGTCGGGTGGATATGGTCCACACATTCCAAATTTGAATTGACTTGCTGTTGGCATAACTGTATAATCGATTACATAATCTCCAATTGTTTCTGGAAATGTTGCTCCTGTGTTGTGTCTACTTGTTAATACTGTTTGGCATTTTTTAAGACTATCGCCAAATGAGCGTTTTCCATTTCTTGTTTGCTCTATCATCTGTGAGAATTGATACATAGTGCCAAAATTTATTTTAATAAACATCATTAGTGCGTACATCTCACATGCTGCATCTCCAATACATTCAACACCTGTGTGGTTGATGCCATACTCTTTCATTTCTTTGTTTGGAAAATATTTTTCTATATCATCAAACTCGAAAGATCCAAAACCAAATCTAGTGTTTCCAAGCTCTGGTGGTATACCGTTTTTTATGATTGCACGGTACTGGGGTGATATGTTTCTTCGTGGACCACTTCCTAACCCATTCCACCACAACTCCCAATATTTTTTCTGTTTTGAAAACTCGATGGGAGATGGTGGGAAATTTACAACCTCATTTTTAATAGTTCCGTCTTTTACCTGGACAAGATCTTTTCTTATTTCATTGTTCAAAAACAACCTTGTATTCCCATTGGGCATTCCTGGAAAGCCCTCAGCATTATCTAATATGAAATTCTCCAATATAATAAAATTATCACTTCCAACTGTGGTCCAACTATCAGGGATTCCTTTGTAGATGGATTTATTGGGGGGTTGCACAAACTCTACGTTTAATCTAGGGTCTATCGGGGCCAATCCGAAACCGGGGGTCGCTAATCCGGTGCGGTTTGGGTCGGATGGGCCTTGCTGTTGAACAACCGAAGATGTCGATTTTGGAGCATTATAGTTATTAATGGCTTCTGCTGCTTGGGCTGCGACCTCTGCCAATTGTTGACCTTTATATTGCACTGGTGGTGTTGTCTGTTGTTTTGTAACCTTCTTTCTGGGTTTTCGATAATTAAATCGAGGTCTTCTTCGCTTTTTGGGCTTAGGAAGGGCTATGGGAGGTGCTTCAATCGCAAAGCCGACATAAATACCAAAATTTTGGGACTCATCTCCATCAACTGACCGGCGAACTCTAATGATGTCACCTACATGAGGTTTTTTGAGATCTTCTCGTAGTGGATAATATTTAGGGTGCATTCCGATTATTTGGGCGGCTTCTTCTTCATCAAGGTTACACGGATCTGGTAGAAGTATGTCAGGGTTTTTCTTTGTCTCAGGTTTGCCCTCATTCAGGCCATTTTGTGTAGCTTCAGTTAAAATTCTAGCTCTTATTTGATATTTTGCTTTATAAAAATACTCAGGCTTAATTTTTTTAGATTTATCACTTTGTTGTGCAGCTCTATCGCTTTGTTCCATTACACTTAGGAACTCTTGATCGAGATCAGTTACTTTTAACACTCTAGCTACATAATCATAAGTTCCAGGAGCCATTCCTAGTTTTTTAAGATTTTCTGACTTTACGTATTGGCTATTTAAAACATCTAAAAATTCTTTAACATCACTCATTAGTCATCACCGCTATTTTGAAACTGATTGAAAATTTCATCTCTTTCTTCTTCTGAGAGATTACTATCTTCTTTTTGGCTTTTCTGTTTCAAAGAAGCGATTTTAACTAATTGTTCGTTTGATCGTTGAAGAGTTTCAACATATTTGGCAGCAGTGATGCCAACTTCTTTGTGCCGGTGTTCGTCGCTGGATAAATATTTTATGAGATCGTTTAGAAGCTGTTTAGTCTGTTCTCGATCATCCCTTATATTCCCAATAGCCTCTTCGGTTAATGACTCAAAATCTTTTTTCATTCGTTCCACTTCTTCTTGAAATTACCATATTCAAACCTAAAACGGTGGAGATTGTTTAAAACCTGTTTTGTGTTTAGATTCGTAATCTCTCTAATATACAAGTAAATAGCTTTCTTGTTAAAAATTTCAATGGAGTCGGCATCACGAAATAGTATCTTTATAGCTTCTAATACTTTTTTTTCATTATCTTTAAGATTTTGTTTTTCCCACTTACTAATTTGCATCCATAAATGCTCCATAAACTCTTTTCTTTCTCTTTCGTAATCATATTGATTATAGATTGCAAGTTTGTCCATTTCTACTCGTTTAGAGATTTCTTCATAACCGGCTTCTCTTTTTAATTGAATAGCAGTTTTTTTAACTTTCGCAATAAACCAATTTTTTGTAATCACACTAAAATAAGAAAATGCCTTAGAGCCTTTGCTAGGATCAAAGTTACTTAAAATAGTAATAAGATGAATCTCGCACTCATCCTTCAATGAGTCAACATTTGGCAAATTGGTGAACTTATAAGTAAAAACAATCTTGTTGATCATTTCCAAAAACGCTGGGCGTATTATGTCCCTATAAAGTTCATTGCGTTCTTTTTGAGTTGTGCATTTTTGATATTCGAGAATTGCATTCTCGTGAACCTTGGTAAAATATTGATTACTACCTTTCTTGCGGCGTTTCCTCTTCATAAGAGTCCTCCGTTTCTTCTGTGGCTGCCGCTAATTGCTCCAATAAATCTGGTTGTGTAAAGGAATATACATCCTCATACTTTCTCAGGTTGTCAATCATGTCATTTGAATGGTCTAATAAACTTTTTAACGTATCATCACCATAAAACACGGGCATTTCATAGACTGATTCTATATGTTCTTTATAGGCATCCATTCTTGTGAATAATGCCGATAGTTCTTCGGCAGCATTAAATACTCGTACAAGCACACGCCTAGAATACAAAAATAAAATCACATTAAGTGCTATTGAGGCAGCGGTTAAAAATATCAACACTACGGTAAATGTATCAATCATTGTTAGTATACTCCCGACTTTTTAGTCTAGCTTGTTCCAGTTTCAATTCTTCTTTTGCCTCTTCTATAGTTGCCTTTACAACCTTTCCAGGTTTGGAATTTGTATGTAATTCCACAACTTTTTTATTTAAAAAAAACCCAGCAGGCTTTCTCTCCAGCTCTCCCTCAACATTACAAATTTCACATATTTTATGTACTTTTGATAGAGAGTGTCTTATTTCGTAAGATTGGTCACAAGAGTGGCAGTAATAAACATACTTAGGCATTAAGCAAGTTCATTTACTGCTGGTTCTTGTACATGAAATGATGGTGGGTTCTCTACAACCAATCCTTCGTCAGCAACAATAAAATCAAACTCCTTTAAGATTTCTGTAATATCTGATTGCTCTAGCAAACACTTTTGAAGAGCCATCATTAGGGCTCCTACAGCTTGATTTGATAATTTATGTTTCATTTTTACTCCTTTTCACTTGCATAATCTGCCTCATACATGAGTTTGCAAAGTTCTTTAAATTTAATTTTTGGTTCCCATTTTAATATTTTTTTTGCTTTATCACTATTTCCCAACAAATAAGGAACCTCTTGTGGGCGAAAAAGTCTTGAATCGATTTCAACATGCTTTTCAATGCTCAGACCTGCATGTTCAAATACATTTTCTAAAAATTCTTGTACTGTGTGTGTTTCTCCGGTGGAGATTACGTAATCATCCGGATTGTCTTGCTGTAGCATTAGCCACATTGCCTCAACATAATCACCTGCGAAGCCCCAATCTCGTTTTGCATCCAGATTTCCCAAAAATAACTTATCTTGTAATCCTAATTTAATTCTTGCGGCGGCTAAAGTAATTTTACGTGTAACAAATGTTTCGCCTCGCAAAGGGGATTCATGATTAAAAAGTATTCCACTAGATGCATGTAGTCCATAACTTTCACGATAGTTTCTTACAAGATTATGTGCGAAAGTTTTTGCACACGCATAAGGTGATGCGGGCATCAATTTTGATTCCTCGTCAAATGGATAATTAGGATTATCGCCATACATTTCCGATGATGATGCTTGATAAAAGCGGGCTTGAGGAACAACGGTTTTCATAGCATTTAAAATTCTTAATGTTCCCATCGCAATACCATCAACGGTGTTTTCTGGAATATCAAAAGATACGCGAACATGAGATTGTGCTGCTAAATTATAAATCTCGTCGGGCTTAATCCTTATTAGAGTATCCCATATAGCAGATGTGTCATTTAAGTCGAAATAAGATAAGTGGAAATTTGGATGACTATATATCTCATCTACTCGGTCTGTATTGATGAGTGATGTTCTTCGCTTTAAACCGTGGACTTCATACCCTTTATTCAGCAAAAATTTTGCCAGATATGAGCCGTCTTGACCGGTAATTCCCGTTATTACTGCCTTTCTCAACCCACACCTCTTACATTTGGATAATTCTCAATAAACCAATTGCAAGTATTTTTAAGTGCTTTTTTAAATGGTGTGTAGTCTTCATTGTCCCATCCCATGCTCAACAACTTAGAATTATCGGATGGTTTTCTATGTTGACCCTTTGGTTTGGATTCGTCCCAAACTATTTCACCCTTAAAATTCATAATATCTGCTATTGTTTCTGCAACTTCTTTTATAGTATACTCGTTTGTGTTGCCAACATTAATTGGCTCTTTATCGTTATATTCTTGAAGTAATAATAACACAATTTTAGACAAATCTTTAGCGTAAGTAAACTCTCTTTTTGCTTTTCCGTCACCCCATAAAACAACATCTTTATTGTCCTGCTTTGCTTCATACATTTTTCTAATAATTGCTGGGATTAAATGGGATTCTTCTAAGTGAAAATTGTCATGTTCTCCAAATAAATTATTTGGAACTGCTGTTATAAAATTGCAACCATACTGGTCCCGATAGGCTTGTGACTGGATGTCTAACATCCTTTTGGCATAAGCATAGGCATAGTTGGATTTATGAGGTGGGCCAGCATGGATCTGATCTTCTGTCAGTGGATAGTTTACTTTGTCGGGGTAAATACAAGTGCTCAAAAGAGACACTACTTTTTTAACATTCTTTTGACGAGATACTTCTAAGATATTATTATTCATGGTGATATTATCATAATAAAAGTCACCTAAATAATCACTGTTTGCTTTTACACCACCAACTTTCGCGGCCAAATGTATAACATAATCTGGCTTTATTGAATTGAATAGGTATTTTACCCCGTCGTACATACGAAGATCACACTCTTTAGAGGAGACATAATAAGCTTCCGGTAAATATTCTTGTAGTGAGTTGCCGACCATGCCAGAACCACCAGTGATTAATATTTTTTTCATTGGTTTTTACACAAAGACATGGTGTCAGATATTTTTACACGCAGGCTTTCTTGGATCAAAGTGTCAAGTTTTGGATTTTTCGCCTTATAATCTAAAACAAATGGACTATTCATGACGTAATGACCACATACCCTGGCGATAAATAAAGAGACTAGCGATGTTTCCAGAGACGCAACTTCTGGTGGAATCCATTTCACCCACTTTTTACTTTCGTAACAAACTTCAAAAAATTTATCTAAATTTTCAAAATCCATATTGTCTAGCATGTGTTCAATTACAGTAGAGGTTTCCAGTACGCCAAATTCAGGTGCTATATTTATGGCATCCAAACCAATGTTGAACCTATCTTCGATCTCTGCTTTGGTTAAATAATCACCATTATGCTCCTTTGAGAGAACCTTATACTTCTTACAAACATCTATCATTTGTTTTGAGCGATGACGATTAAACACACCTACGTTCTTTGTTCCAACAATCGCTGTGCCAAATTGAACCACCGCATATAAAACTTTTTCAAATTTATCTCCGAGTTGGTTTTGTGTTTTATATAAAAAGTAATCTAGCTCTTCTGGTGTGTAGGGGTGGATGGCCTCTTCTGTTCCGATTTCAAATCTAAGATTTGGGTTAATAGACAAGCAACGTTCAATGTTGTCACATGTAGTTTCTGCCACTTCATCTAGCGACGTAAAGTTTTTCCATGGATCTATGTGTATAATGTCAAAGCCAGTTTTGGCGTCTTCTTGAAAGGAAACCTTACCGTCATCAAGTGTTTTGCCCTGGCTTCTTCCGCCATGATCTCTGCACACCAGCGCATTTGAATTTATTTTCTTTACATACTCATAAAAATCTTTAGTCTTCCAACTGTTCACATATCCACCATCATGCTCAACTTGGCGGCGAGAAGGGATAAAACCAATAGCGGCATTTTGATCGATAGAATATTTCAATAGAACATCTACAATGTTTTTTGTCATAGGTCCGAAATAAATTTTAGGTAATTTATTGTTCATTAATACTTCTCCATAAATTGTATTTTCCAAAATAAAAGAGAAAAATATTTAATGGATATTCATGCAACGGACTCATGTTTATCCAAATTAAAGATGTTAAAACTTTAATCTTTTTCAGATCCCAACCATTCTGTCTAACAAAATTTTCAAATGCTCTCTGGAATTCCACTAGCGTATTTTTTCTCAAAATATCTACAGTGATATTATCATCACTAAAATCAATGGTATAACATTCTTGATTCACAAGACTATGATTAAAGCTTAAGCTATGGTTTAATTTAGATAGGTCATAATATAGATCGCCGTACTCTAGTGCATTATCTCCAAAGTTGTGTCTCCAATCAATTAATTTAAATTGATCTACATCACAAATTATATTGTCTAATATAAAATCTCCGTGAAAGTAACTTGAAAGCCCATCACACATCCACTCTTTATCTATTTTTTTAACCTGCTCTAGAACTGGTGGACAATCTAACCCATTAATGGGTAAATGAGATTCTTCATACGAATTAAGAAATTGATTAATTCGACTCTCGGTCTTGTCAAAATAAAATTTTTCACACAAATCCCTAATGTTTTCCCCATTCATTTTCCATAGTTGTAAAGATGACCAATCTAAAAACTGCTTAAATACACTTAACTTAGTATTTTCGGAAAATGTTTTTCCTTCAACAAATTCATAGCGATAAAAATTATCACAAGATCCCAATATATTGGGAGTTAAGGGGTTAAGTAGGTTTGCTCGTGAAACTCTTTGCGTGACTTTTTCAGGGTCATAAAAAAATTTTACCACCGAATCATTAAAGATGTATGTATTTTCCTCCTCTTTATCTAGGACGCAAATGTCTTCACCAATATTTTCTCTAGTTTTGCGCAAGTCGTTTATGTTTCCGATGTCATGCCAATCACATTCAACAAACCCAAACTTAATACCACTAGTAATCATTTTCTGAAGCGCATGACAATCTGAAAGGGATGAATTGTTGGGGTTTGAATCATATACTTTTTGTAAATTATCCCAAAAAGGTTTATAATCTTTTATTCCGCAAACACCTATATAAGCATAATCGTAATTTATCTCACCCTTTTCTTGAAAAGAAACCACCTGATTATTCAAAACTTTGACGGTACGATATTGAAATGAGTCTTTGACATTGCTGACTCCAATCCAATTTTCTTCAGGAGGTGGGGGATTGTTTTGCAAGATAGAATCACAAGTATGAAAAATAAATGGACACTGTAAGTGTTCTTGGGTGCACAACATTGACCAACCGAGGCTGCTCCCTTCTCCCGCATACTTTTCTACTTCAACATAAGCTATGTTTCGAGAGGGGTATAAAAGCTCCAGTAGGCCACGAACGTGTTCTCCAAAGTGACCTAGTGTCACCACGAATTCGGTATTTTCAGGGTATTGTTCTATAATATACGAAATGGCTGGCTTTGCACCCACTCTTACCAAAGATTTGTTAGTATATGTTGTTAAGTTCCCTAATCGGCTGCCGAGGCCACTTGTTGTTACAAGAACTTTATGGGTCTTGTCTGCCATATTTATCTTCTAATCTCACAATGTCATCTTCGCCAAAATAAGTTCCGGTTTGGACCTCTATAAAGACCAAGTTTTCATCACCAGTATTGATAATTGTATGTTTGGCTTGTAAAGGAATGTTGGCCACAGAACCAGGGGTGAGATCAGTGTAAACATCGTTCAGTCGTAATTGACCTGTTCCAGAGATTACAACCCACACTTCACTCCTTTTAAAATGCATCTGGTATGAGGGGTTTTGGTGCGGTTTAATGGTTATTTTTTTAACCTTACAGTTGTCATCTTCGTAAAGATTATCGTATCTTCCCCAAGGTCGTTCTTCACCTCTAGATTTATCGTTTAACATTTTTATCACCCTTTTAAGTGATTATAGCACGAAATTTTTAAGATTTAAAAGTTAAAAAATAATTTGTTTTTACTCCCGGTAAGGGAGAATACTCATTTCTGGAGGGGTACATTATTTTTTCAAACTTAATAGGTTTGCCGAAAACATGTTCAATATACTCTTTCAGTTTATCAATTCCACCCGTTAAAGTAGCCCACGGTGCCCTGTCTGGGTTCTCCACTGCATGTTCAATAAAACCCACATCATCTATGACGATTAAGTGCCCCTTGATATGATGAGCGGCAATTGCTTCCAGTTCTTTAAAAAGGGGATTGTTTGGCACTTCTTGCCCAACATCATTATGTCCGTGGGCATCCAGGTAGAACATTGATGGGTCTGTTATATTTTCTAACACTTGTGGCATAGTGACTGCGGAATCGCCGGGAACTAATATTGCTCGTCCCGATTCTACAAGTGCTTTTATATTTGGGCGTTGTAAAGATAAGGCTTCTGTAAAATATTCTTCATGAAGTTCAAGAGAGTAAAGTTTTTTGAATACATACTCTCCTGTTTCGTCTCCTGTTTCACGTTTCAACTTCGACGCATTATGTAGGGTTTGACCCTTCAAAAACCCTGTTTCAATAAAAATATCATACTTTTCATTATCTTTGTGAGATAAAAATTCTTTTAATTGTTTAACCCAAGCCATACTAAATTACCCCTAACCATAATTAGATGTCTACGTCTTTTATCCCTACATTACGAGTTAGATTAATGGCATAACATGTATCTCGTTCAGAATCTGGTTTTCTGTCGTTTATAACTACCCTATCACCACCACCAATTCCCATAATCAAATAATCATAAATAATACCTAAAGAATTGATGTGTTTTTCGGTCATTTTCCTTGAGCTTTCACGGCGACCGGTTGTTAAAATTATTCTATACCCTTTTTGGTCCCATTCTTTTATTTTTTCCAAAGTACCCTCTAAAAGTTGTGGGGAATAATCATCCTGGCAGCTCATATGGGGAGGCTCATGCTTTATGAGGGTTCCATCAATATCACAAAAAATAGTTTTTGGTAAATTTTTTCTCATCAAATATTTGTTCCTTTTTAAGTTTTATTTGAGGGGATAGTATTCTCTAAATATTTAAATATACCTTCGCAACAAATCTGCCACCCTCTCAATTCCCCTGACAAACAGAGAGCAATTTTAAGCTTATTCACTTCATCCCTCTTTGGTGTAGTAAATCTTTGACAAATTCACTCTCAAGCATATTCGGCCCAATCGATAATCTAATCCAGGTTTCACGTTTATCGCCTGGAACTCTAACTGCGGTGCCTGTTTTTTGTTGACCACACTTGAAGGATATGCCGTGTTTCTGCAAGATTTCGATTGATTTTGTGTTGTCCCCACTTTTCTCGTGAAAATGTATAGTATTCGTGTGTGACCTAACAACATCAAAATTCGCAACTTCAAGAGCATCGCACAAATTATTTCGTTCGACAATAGTTTTACTTATATAATCTTTAATATCTGTGGTATTGTCGAGTAGAAAATTGACAAATTTTAAAGAGGGTCCGGTGATGGGATAAGTGAGTCCAACTTTTGATACATTCTCAATCAAATTTTTATTTCCCAACAAATAGCCCACTCGGGTTCCTGCTCCTCCCCAACCTTTCGAGAAGGTTCTCGAAACCACAACATTGTCATATTTTTGCACTAATTTAACACAATTATCAGGTGCAAAATCAGCATAAGCTTCATCAATTAAAAGAATTAATTTTTTATCTTGTGTATATTTACACAATTTTTCAATATCAGCAGGTGTTCTATAGTCTCCATAAGGACTGTTGGGGTTAGTGAGAATAACAAGCCTGGTTTCAGGAGATATGGACTCCATAATCGATTCTAACTCAAAATTTAAGTTCTCATCATACTTAACAGGTGTAAATTTGGCCCCAAAGGTTTCTCCATAAACAAAATACATTGGGAAGCAGGGGAAAGAAGATACTATTTCGGAGCCTTCTTGACAAGTTATTTGAATAAGTGACTTGATACAAGCATCAGAGCCTGCATCAATATAGACATTTTCGCGTGAAAAATTAGACCCATCATACTCGTTGTGTAAATCGGCAATACGTTCTTTTATATCCCAGTATTGTTTGTATGAGGGATAAGTTATAAAGTCTTCTTGTGTTAAACTTTTTAAAAATTCATCATAAAGTTTTTGTTCAAAATTTAAAGTTCTTTCAGCGCAATCGTAACGCTTGTTAGGTTCTCGGCTAGAGCGAGATATTTGCATACGAACAACGTTTGAGATCCAGTTATTTATCTTCATCTTCTTTTCTCTTCTTTACTTTAAAATCATTATATAAATCTTGTGAGTTCATTTCTTTCAACTTATTGTTTAACCCCTCAAGAACAAAATTGCGACGATATTTTTTTTCTTTTTGAAAAACTTCATCATTTTTAACAATTGAGTCTTCTCTCGCTTGCAAAACAATTGCTTTTCTATCGTAAGGTGAGTTGTTTGATGGAGAGCCATGAACCAACCGGTGGTTAAAAATTAATAAATCTCCAGGATTTAAGATACAATTTTTTACACCACATTTTTCCTGAAGTTGATTCATTACCTCATAGGTTACTCTTCTTTTGTGTCCAAAATTTTCATCCATCACATCTTCGTGGTCTAAAATTCCCAATTTATGTGAACCAGGAAAAACCTTGATGCAACCATTTTTTAAATTCTGATGGTCAAGTGGAACATAAAATTGAATAAACTTCTCCCAGTCTTTTTCAGAATCATATCCGGGAGCATATGTATCAATGTTAAACAACTCTTGATGCCACTCTATTCCCTTGCCGATCCACTTAACCTTGTTGTGAACATATAAATGGTTGAAAATATATGAATCGGAAAAAACATCTTTACATATCTGGTTTATCCTTGCGTCTTCTGTTATGTTCTTGAATGGTCCTTGGCGCAGGAGATTACCATACCCCCATGGAATATTAGTGTAGGGAATAGTGAGTTTGGCAGGTAGAAAAGAAAGGTATTTTTTTAACTCTATACAATATTCTGAGTCATAAAAAGATTTCCATATATAAAAACCGTTTGTTCTATAAGAATTTAATATCTTATCGCTACTCATCTATCTTTCCAGGGAATAATCTTGGTGATGTTCGCCCCACATCAAAACATTTTCATTTCCAATAACTTTATTTACGTGTTCACGGCAAGAAAAAGTTGGTCTAATACAGTAATCAGTAATATTATTGTATAAATCACCAAATTTATTCATATTTTGTGAATTTGACATAAACCAATAATCAAAAAATGCCAATTCTATGTCTGGGCGACCGGTTCTTGGGGATGCATAAAACTTGTCAGTTGGCATCTGTTCCAGTTTAGGAAATTTATAAAAAACATTATCAAACCTGGTGGCTAAAACAAAATCGTACACAAAGCCATTTTCTTCTTCATATTCTTTTTTTAATTTAATAGATTGTTGGGTACTATACCACCGACTGTGAGTTCTGAAAATCTCCTTAGACATCTCTTCTTTAATAGCTGATACTGATTTTCGACTTGGTAGTAATAATTCATATCCAATTTTTGCTGCCTGACTTATGTCCCATTCTTTAATATCGTCACCTACGATCCCATATTCTTCTAGTGTTCTTTCAAAAACTATTTGCTCCTCGATAATATGTGACTTAGGCTTGTACGCTTCAAGAATCTTATCTTTTTGGGACTCAGACCAAGAATGGATAAAAATGTCCACATCATAATTTTTCACAAACAACCTATTAAGATTGTTTAAAGAGTTGTTAAAATCTTTATTAGCATTACGAGATTCATCAACTAGTGTTTTTTCTTTCCTTAGAGAAGGATCTAGGTGATGCCCTAGGTTGCCATATAAGCAAATAGCAAGTTTCATTTTACTTTGTTGCCTCCACATATAAACTAAAATTACTACGATCTTTCCAGTTGTCAAATTTTTGAGTTGTTAAAACGTCTGATATACTTGAATTCATATGACTTGACTCAACTACCTTAGCAAACCCTGCTTTTTTCAAAAGTTTTTTAAACTTCTTAAATGTCCACCAGTTTATATGTTGAGTCTGAATATTGTTTTCTTCGGGTATAAAATTAATAACCCAATCGCAAAAATCTCCTACGTCACATAATTCTGCTTTCTGACGAACGTCATTAGTTGGGAGAAATTTTGGTGGGCCTCTATAGACCAATCTCTCTTCATCAAGCTCATCATAATTTGCAATCCAATGAAGAAAAATATTGGTAAATGAAGTTTCTACTCCTTGACTCTTCCACTCTGGTCTTCCGCTAAAACCTATCGTTTGTGTAAAAAAATTAACATCATTATTTTTATACTTTTCTAACATCAGTTCTACATGAGGAACAATAATTCGAAACGAAGAGCCTGACTTAAGGATTCGGAATATTTCTCGAAACAACTGTTCCGATACTTCGTTAGATATGTGCTCAAAAAAATGAGCAGAAAAAGCACAAGACAATTGTTCGTCTTCAAAAGGTAAAATAGAATTTTCGTCTAAAAAAAGACCGTTTATCGTATCTAAACCTTGCCAACCAGGATGACTCCAACCATCACCAGAACCTAAATTAACACCATATACCATTTTATAACCTCAAATGCAGTCTCATTACTCTACGTGATTTTGATGGCGAAATAATTCCACCCATATGAAATAAATCACTATGAAACACAAACATGGTCCCTGCCGGTCCAACAAGGGGGATTGTATCCTCTGCACTGTATTCTAATTCAGGATAATCTAGCTCTAATCGGTTGGGAACACTTTCATAAAGATTTGTCTGATTGTTGGCCTTGATTCTTAATTCTTTTCCTAGCTTATAACTGTTTGGAACATATCGAAAAGGTCCAGAAGTTTCATCACAGTCAGTCAGATATACAAAAAATTTTAATGTTGGTATTCTATCAAAATGTAAATACCCGTTCCTTGCCAAACCTCGGTTAGATTGATAATCATGAGTGCAAAAAATTTCATTAAAAGAAGGTTTGCAACTGTAAAAATCATCACTTATATGATGTACAACTGGGTGATTAAAAAGGGAATAAATCGGAGTGTTAAACCACTTTTCTCTTGACCCGATTCTTGAAGCTCGTCCAAATTCATAAGAGTTGTCATTCGGTCTAAAACTTTGTTCTTGAATTTCAATCACTTCTTCAAGTTCACCTACAGAATAAACTGGTGTTTTAAAGAGATAAAGACCTTCCTCTTTTAAGGTGGCGCAAGCCTTTTTAATGTTATTCTCAAAAATCATATCTTTATTGTCTCAACCCAGATTGACCCCTGATCCTTTGAGGAAGAAGGTGGTGAGATTGAGGATTCTTGGAAGTAGACACTACACCCCTTTTAAAATGCTCTCAGCATATTCCATATCACTAATATCGTTAATATCCACCGAACGCTCTTTTGGAATTATAATACCTTTTACATCACCTTTAAAAAAGTTCTTGTTTTGTATAATTTTGTCCCACCAACCCATATAAAATGCACCAGAGGGTTTGTGGTATTTCTGTATAAACTTGCTATTTGTGAGGCCGGATGTGAGATTGTCAAAAATAGGGACAACCATATCGTTTTTCATAACACAAGCGAGCTGGATTGTTTCGGGGATTTCTGTCATACTTACAACTGCGTCTGTTTTATTATCTAACTTTTCGATCCCCAATCGAATGTCAGAAGCATCAACAAATGGGCAAGTCGGTAAAAAATATGAAAAAATATCATATTCCTCTTCTTGTGATTCCATCAAATTAATCATCGCATTTAAAGCGGTCGCCCTTACGGTTGCATGTTCTTGGGGACGATTATGGCGCTGGACGGGTAAGTCTTTTATTGTGTCGAATATTTTATCACTATCTGTTGAGATTAAAATCTTATCAAAACACCCAGAATTGACAACTGCTTCGGCTGTCCATCGAATAAGGGGTTTTCCACCTAATGGATAGATATTTTTATCTTTAAGCCTGGTTGAACCACCGCGAGCCGGAATGACAGCCAATTTTTTCACTACAACTCTCCAACAGACTTAGCTTTTTTAACCAAACCTTCTAACTCGGATAAGAATAGTTGGCAATCACCATCGGAAACAGCATCAGGAGGGTTTGGGTGGGCTTCGGCAAATACACCATCATAATTAAAAATATCTGCCGCAATAAAATATCTTTCGGCAAGTTTTCTGTCGCCTTGGGTGCCATAAATTGCTCTTGATCTTTGAATTGAGTGTGTACAATCAAGAATAACTCTATCATAATGCTGCTTCAGCTCATCCACAATTCCAAAGTTTACAAATAAATCATTGTAACCAAAGTTGGTTCCACGATCACAAATCCATGCTTCACAATCGGGGTTAGTTTCTTTCACTTTGTCAACAGACTTAACAAGATTGTTCGGACCCAGCCATTGACCTTTTTTAATATTTATCTTGTTGAAATGTTTTGCACTTTCTACAATTAAATCAGTTTGGCGACAGAGAAACGCAGGAATCTGAATAACATCAATAACTTCTGAAAGTTGTTCTACTTGCCAACATTCATGAACATCAGTGATAAATTTCATTTGAGGAAACTTAGCTTTGGTCTTTTCCCATATCCGGACAGCTTCTTTTAAGCCAATTCCTCTTTCACCATGTAAAGAGGTTCGATTAGCCTTGTCGAAACTAGCTTTCATATACCATTCGTCTGTATCTGACATCACATTGTTGATGCTTTCGGCAGATTGTAAAAACATCTCTTCACTTTCCATGGCACATGGTCCAAGTATCCAAACTTTATTTTTCATATTTTAATTTCCTCTATCACATTCCCTACTTCTAACATTTCTTCTTCAGATGTTTCGGGCCAAGGTTTTCTATTATTATAACATGTTAAGTTTAAATATTTTAAACCATTTCTAAGAGATTTGTGCCAACCGTTTTTCATAAAAACTGTAAACAATTTTTTCTCTACTTCTAGTGCTTCATCCTTGTAGCCATCAATATATGCTTGCTCAATTTCTGGAAATAAATTTCCAACACCAGAGAGAAAACTATTAGCACCAGCAGAACGCAAATATTCATATCTACGCATACTTCCACCCGCTACAATAACATCAATTTTCTTGTCTAATTTGCTCACAAAATCATAAGATTTTAACAAATTAGGGTGCTCCTCTTTAATACCTTTAAGGATATTTTTATCAAACAATTCGTTTATAACTGAGCTATTATAATCCCATGTTCCGCCAGTTCCATTTCTGATTGTTTTACCATGAACATAAATGTTTGAGTTTGTTTGGTTTCTTATTTCCTTGAAAAAGTCTACAATTATTTTCTCATTATAAAACCTTTCAGGGTAAAGAAACATAAGATTGGATTTGTCATCAAGATAATCTTCTGCTTTCTTAACAAATTCCAACACTCCTCTTAAAGAAAGGTTAGGAACTCCTATTATTTTAAATCCAGAAAAGTTTGAAACCACACTCTCATTTAGTCTATGAATTTCGTCTTCTGTTAATAAGTTAAAAGTTGAAGTGCCTTCTGTTGTCATAACAGTATTTACACCTTTGTCTTCAAGATATTTTAAGTAATTTTCAGTGGAATTAGTTTCTAAATTTCCATCAACATCAAATGATGCTGGGATTCCTATAACAGTTCTGGTAAGCATCTATCCAACGACTCCCATCTTCGCGTATTGATTGATTTATCATCAATGTAAATATCGTAGTGAGGTTTACCGAGTTTTAAATCGTTATATTTGCAACCCCATTTATTTAATTGTTTTCTGGTTACTTCAGTCCAGTCTATTCCAGTTCTAGCGCCGCGAGCAGTCCAATACGTTATGTGATGACCTTCATCGTAAAGCTTGTTGACTGCCTGGATATTAGCTTCAACTGGTTTTGCTTTTTCATAATCTCTTGCTTTTGACTTGTCACCATCATCATTTATGCATATTGTTTCATCTATGTCTACAAATACTATCATTCGATTCTATATCCCAACTCATTTAGAATTTTAACAGACTTTTGAGTTGGTTTTAAGAGTGATTTATCAAAACTTATATTTTCTTGATCTAACAATGCACAAAAAGACGCATCGACCAGACCTCGCTCATGAAGTGCTATAATTATTTCTGCTTCAGTGGCTCGATCATGATAGGAGTCTAACTCGTCCTTATTACTGTAACAATGTTTAATATTGTCCTCTTCATGAAGTGAAAAACCAATCAAAAAGGGTATTTGTTGATACTTCAACGCTTCTGCCACGTGTCCCATGCCACATCTTAATACACGCTTCATTTGTACTGGTATTTTGTAGTGGTTTAAAATGGCATTCATTAAAAGACTATTGTTGTCTTGATAAAAAACATAATTGGTTCCATTATCTTGGTTTATATATTTAACGAAATTTTTAACATGTTCTTTCTCAATGTTTTCGTTTTTGTAAAAACTACACCACTCATCTTCTGTTATTTTATTATTATATCTCTCATATACATGACAGTTCATTACCTGAATTGACGATGGTTTTTTTCCGTAACCATTCGTATTTATGAGCATATTATTCCTAACAATTGTATCAAAGGTGTCAACGATATGGTTCAAGTTTAAATTCTCATAAGGTTTAGAGCCACAAATTATCACACTATCAGACATTAAAACCTCTTTTATAAACTTTAGGATTTTCTCCTACCAACACAGGATAAGAATTCTCTTTCATAAAATTAGTCAAAGGAGCTTTAAACTCTTTATTTTTTAACTCGGGAACTAAATTTAAAAAACTTTGAACCAGTGAAACATCAAGAAAAGGAAATCTTCCTTCAATACCAAAAGCTCCGGTGACACTCTCCTCTTTCGATAAATATGAAGATTGCGCCCCATAATAAAAATTGTTCCAAGGAAAAACCGTGTTTAGTTCTTCTGGAAATATTGGTGGATTGAATTTATCCCCAAAACCGTATCCTTGGATTGTAGACATGACCTCATCCCCGCCCTGGCCGGAAGCTAAAATACGAATTGTGGGAAACATTTCTTTCATTTTCCACAATAATATAGTTAGTCCCAAAGCACCAGCATCTTTAAACCCATCATGTGATTGGTTCTGTGCTAAAATATCTTTTCCATAGGTGAAGTGGCCACTATTCTCATATAGAAGACTATAGGCTTTTTGTTTTTCTTCCGCTGAAAGGTTGTCTTTTATAAATATTTTATCTTTATTTTTGGAAAATTCAAAACGCTGTTGTAAGATTTGTTTGTGTTCATTTCCTAAAAATGAAAAGGTGTAATGATCAACACCCAACATATTCAATGCACAAGAAATACCACCACTATCATGTCCACTACTTAATGGTAAGATTATGTCATGCTGAGTGTTTAAAAACCTCTTTTTTATCGCCTCAAGGAACAGTTCTGACCACTTATCATAAGATGTTTCAAATTGATTTAAATTAAAATCATGTATTGATTGCTCACTAATTATTTGTTTTTTATTTAAACAAAAAGTAAAAACCTTATTAGGTTCCGCTTTTAAGATGTTTCGGCAACCTAGAGAGTATAAAATCTCTTTATAGGAACAGGCTGATAGGTGTCCGTCATCAACAGAGTAGTAAAGAGGTTTAATTCCAAACACATCAGTACAGAAATTTATCTTCTTCTCTTTAAAGTCTGCTAATACAATCGCGAACTCTCCGTCCAGATGGGAGGCAAATCGTGCCTTGTTGTGTTTGTAAGATTCTAAAATGGAAAAAACATCTGAGCTGTAATCTCCGAAATCTTTATGATTATAGATCTCTCCATTGAAAATACAAATGTTGTCATCTTGAGTGATTGGTTGTTTTACGAAATCTCCAGTCATCGAAAGTAGTGTGTGTAAAAACAAGTAATCACCATTTTCAACAAAAGAAGTATTATCAGGTCCGCGATTGGTCAGGAGGGGGCTGACGATCTCTTCTACGTTCTGATTTTTTCTATGAGTTAATAAGATTCCGCACATGTTTCTTCCTGGTTATAAAATGTATTATACACTATATTTCGCTCAAAATTGATTCATAAAGTTTATCATTGCTAAAATATTTGAAATATTCTGTGTTGTCATAGTCTTCTGGCAATGCACCTTTTATATCGCTAAGAGTAAAATCTTCTTTCACTGAAGTCCACAAGTCGGAATCTAAATCAAATTCTAAAGGATACTTCAGATAATCACTTAAAATTACAGGACACGACCCCATTGCCATTGATTCCCACATTCTAATTGTTGACGGACCAGTGCCTCTCGGACAAAGACTATATTTTGTGTCGCCCAAAAGCTCAATATATTTTCTCTTGTTTTCTGCTTTTTTAGAAGAGTCATGATAAAAGTGCCAATCACCTGTATCAATGAAAAGACAGTCTGGTTCATTTTTCAATTTTTCGCAAGCACTCAATCTGGTTTGGTGCGTTTTAAACGAACCCATAAAGCTAAATAAATACTTTCTTTCTTCCCACGGCTTAACATAATTCAAATCATAATTGCACGAATAATGGGGAATTGGGATAAAAGAATCTAAAATAGTTGCATGTGGGGTGAAAACTAGATGGTTGTGAAAATTTAAAGCTCTAACTAAGATATGTTGACACACAAAAAAAAGTTTTTTATCTTTATAATTTTCACAAATTGAGTCAATTAAATTTTGCGTGGCTGGAAGTCCTCTGGAATTTATTGTTTCTGCTAGAGGCAACGCAGCATAAGAATATATTGAATCAATTTTATTTTTATTTGAAACAAGTTGTTTGTAAATTGTTTCCTCGGTGCGAACAGGATCTGATGCCGACTTAAAATCACTTACTGTTATTATATCTAACATAATTATCCATCAAATGCTTTGTGTTTCCTTGGAATTGCAAATTGTGAAAACGGACTTTTTTTTGTTGCAATACATTAAACCCATATGGCTCGCCATCAATAAACTCGATTTTTTTAAGCCCATTTTCCATCAAATATTCATCATTTTCATGGTTGCAAGAATTATTGATACTATGGTCGAAAGTGGTGTCACTAGGTAAGATTTTTGTTATAATTTCAGGAGAATTTTCATTACAAAAATGCCACAGAACAGTCATGTCACAAATGCCCCCAGGCAACTTATTTTCCACATGATAAGACCACTTATCTAAAAGACGAGAGAAGTCAAATTCGTCCTCATAAATGTTTAAAATAAAATCACAAAATTCATTTAATTTATCATAACTCCAATATGAAACCTCTCCAGTTGCTGCATGGCGATATGGTGGTTGGTATGCCGGAACTGAGAGGGCTAAATCAGGCTTGTCGATCTCTTCATAAACTTCATTTAAGTCAGAATAGATTAAATTATCTGAATCGCTATAGAAAACACTTTCCAACCCCAATTGTTTCGCCACATTTCTTACTGCAAACCACCTAATAAAACACCATTCTTCAAATTTTTGCCCACCTGTATGTAAGTGTTTATATGCCGACAAAAATCTGTCTACATCATTCCGACAATTATCTAATTCAATGTGTTGAACTTTGGGTATATTTCCTAGATGAGAATTGGTTTTATCCCCAATTAGAATAACATTATTTTTATAAGATGCGTGTTTTACAGCAGTTTCTAAATATGCCTGGTTTCCAGAATGAAAAAAGAATACGTTCATCTATTCCTCACCAGTGTTACTTCCTCAATCGAGTTTGGCTTATTGCTATAAATTTGATTAAATCCAAGATTTTTAAGATGTTCAAGGATTTTTTGAGAATCTTCCAAATCATATTCGGTGCAAAAATGATGAAATTCTATGCACATTTGTTTCACAGAATCTGGTATAAAAATTAAGTTTTCTAAAACATCATACTCCGAACCTTCGATGTCCATCTTTACTACTGAAATGTTTTCATATTGTTTAAAGATTTCTGGTAAGGTTATTGTTTCTGCACAATAATAATTTTTTCCTACTGAATGATGGGTTGGCAATATAGACTCTGAAACGTAATTGGGATTAGTATTCTCATACATAAAAACAACATCATCTTCATTCTTATCGAGTGCTTTTTTTAACAAACTAAAATTGACTAAATCGGATTGTGCTTCAATAAATTTATGGCTTTTTAATGTTGGATCTACACCAACAACTTGACAGTTTTTGCGCCGGATGAGTTCAAGATCGAAACTTATATCTTCACCAATACCTGCTGATATAATTGTTGAGTTTTGTGGGACCAAATCTAAATTCAATAGCCAGCCGCCATAATCGGTTCCTAAAAATTCCATACTTTCTCCTTTTATATTTTATACTTTTTTATATAATTATCAGTTATGAGTTTGAAATTGCTATGTGGATTTGAGTAAAAATTGATATAATTATCTTTCGCGGATTTCAAAGCTTCTTCGTGTTTTTCACCCATTTGATTTCCATCATGATTAGTTGCTTTACCTTTGTAGTAATGTTCGTAGTCTAAAACTCCAAGATGAAAGCATATATTATCTTTGTGAATATTTTTGGGGTCAAAATTCATACATGCTGGGGATGTTTCCGTCTGTCCAGTATGGATACAGGAAACTCCCATTGCCCCGTTATATCTGTCAAACTTGTATTTTTTACAAATTCCATGTGATACTTTATTTTTTCCACGAGAAGCTCCAGTGTAATACCAACCTTTCTCGCACCAAGTCATATCTTTATCCCATGAAAATTCCTCTTCAATTTTGGGAGGAACAAATTCTAAAAAATGAAATCCCATCCTCTCGACAGGTTTCTTCCACGAGGGCATACATAAAAACTCATCATTGTCGATATTGATCACCTTATTATATCGAGGATCCAGTACGTTGTCACAAACTTGAAATAACACGTCTTTAATCTGATTCCATTCGTCGTGTGAAGTGGAAAAATTTGTATCATAAAAAAGTATATCTGTTTTTAAACCTTCATAGTAGGTCAGATTTTTGCAGAAATCGGGACAATTTACAACCCCTATACGATAGGGGCCACTAACCTTACCCTCGTTCATATCATAAACCCGAGAAAGGATTTTATTTGCACCCATATCAGTAACAACTTCTGTTGCTATACCCACCAATAAGATGGTTTTGGTTACATTCCATTTTTTTTCATAAAAATTTACGAATGTCTCCATAAATCTAAAATGAGTTTCAGGAGGATCAACGATTTTGTATGTTGTTATTAGTGCCCAATTATCCACCTTTCAACTCCTGATATTTTTTACTTATCAACTCATAATCTTTGTTTTGGGAGTTTTTAAACATTTCCATTACTTTGTCTACCAAAAATTGTCCAAAATTTTCATATTCTAACTCCCTAACAGTATGAACATGGAAATTAACGGCTGGGCGATTTCCAAAGTAAACCTTATCATCTTTGAGGTGTAAACTGTTTAACCTTGAACGGGTTTGTGAGGTGTTAAACCTCCACCAACCAATATTGTAGTTAATAGGAAAATTTACCGACACGAAATTTCTCTGAACAAATTCTAATGGTTGTTGTTCAAAGTAAAAATTATACTTTTTATAGTCTTTGGATAAAGCTTTCCAACTGTTTAAAAAATCTTTACTCCGAATGTGAAACATGCCAGCGTTAAAAAGACCGTGCTTTGCTTCAACTGGCCAATTATTTGTCATATGCTGGGAGATAGTTGCATCTACATTTGAATTTAAAAAAAGCTCTAAAAACTCTTCTTGAATCGGACCCACAAACAGCATGTCCGAATCGAGAAATAAACAATGTTTGTGTTTATTTAGGTGCAACTCAACAGCGTCAAACTTGGTCATCATAACTTTCATCCAATTTTGTTGTTTTATTGCATCCTGAATGTTGTGATCACAATCATCTGTTTCAATAAGTTGCAAACATGTGACGTTTGCAATCTTATCCAGTCTGTCGTAAACATGTTTGTCGCATGAAATCGACCAATCACACTCGTGAAAAAGTTCAATAGAATACTTTAAAAGTTCAAACTCTTTCAGGGTTTTTTCAGTGACAACCGAAGCGACGGGTAAAATCATAACACTAAGCCACCAGCATTACGAAGGGGCTCTTCTTTTTGTGATTTTTGCAACTCAGAATGAATTTTCTTATACTTTTTAAATACAGATTTTTCCTCTTCTCTTTTCCAGGCAAAGTTTTCAGGATTAGTAGAAATACCTTTGGGATTAAAATAATAAAGATTTGTAACAACATTTATTTTTTTAAATTGTGACCCTTGTGATGCTGAACGCAACCACATTTCCCAGTCGCCTGCTGATTTATAAGAGGCGTCAAAAGTTCCATACTTGTCATGCATTGATTTGCGCCACATAGGGGCCGCATGTGGCATATTTCCTCTTAATAAATTATCAAAAGAAAATTCTGCCATATTATATTTTTGACGTGGTTTGGAAGAATTGTTCCAAGTATCGTTTGGTAATTCGGTAATCAACATATCAGAGTATACCAAATCAACATCTTCCGCCATCATAAGTGCTGCTGCATGTCTCTCTAGAGAATCACCACTCTTACGATCATCTAAATTAGCATTTGTCAAGTATTCTCCTGTCGCCAGTTCTACACCAATGTTCCAAACTCCATAAATACCAGGATCTTCATCAAGTTTTTTATAGATAATGTTGTCTGGGAACTTTTTGATATACTTTTGAATAACCTTTTCCTCATTACCTGGGGAATTTGCATCAATAAGCAGCAACTCACATTTATCTTTAAAGATAGTTTGAGATGTGATATTTTCTAGAAATTGCTCAATATACTCATCACCATCATAAACAGAGGTGATAATAGATACTTTAGGTAGTGTTGACGCATCAATAGTTGTAATGGTTTCACCTAAAACAGATTCTGCCATCTTCTTGTATTGTGTTTCACCACCATATTCGCTAATTAAGTATTTTTGAAGTTTCTTAGCTTGTGATTTTAAAGTGTTATAGTTTTTAATAACAGTTTTTAGGGTCTTTTTATAATGCCATTCTTTGGGAAAGCACCACATAGAATCTTTTTGAATGATTCCGTCCCACACAGCCTCTTCTTGAACTGGCTTAATATCATAGGAAACTGTTGAAAACATCGGTTTATTTTTAATCTTACCTTTTTTATCTTTTGTTTTCATATACAAGAAATCAATATGACCACCCCAATCAGGAGCAAGAATCGGAAGACCATTATATGCTGCTTCATATAACGGCAAACCGAAACCTTCACCGTGAGTTAAGCTGACAAATGCTTTAACTTTTGGATGTTGATAGAGGGATGTTATTTCACTTTCCGACATATCTCCGTGCAGTAAGTAGACCTGACATTTGCGTCCTTTATAGTCTTCTAGTAGGGAGCTTAATTTTTTTTCTGTCTGTATACGATCTCGGATTGATCCTTTGGTCGTACAAGTTTTGACTATTAAACCCACCTCTTCGTCAAAAAACTCTTCAACAAACCACTTAATAGTGTTGTCCAAATTTTTTCTAGGAATATATGTACCCACAGCTAAAAAATTAAAATCGTGCTTTAAATCTAATTTAAAGCCCTTATCTTTCTCAACTTCTTTGACCGGATATGAAACCACCTCAACAGGGCAAGTTGTTTTAGCAATAATATTTTCCCCAGTTTGATTATTTCGTGCTGGGTATTCAGTTGTCTCAAGAGCATATTTTGCATGGTTAGAAATTGTGATGATTTTATCCATCCTTAAACAACCTTCAAGCCATTGTGGAGACATTTTTGTACTTTCAATTCCTGCTGTAATTCCGATATTTATAGGTGCAATTTTTTCCCACTCATTTGGTATTTGAACTTGCACAGATACGTCGAAAGTTCCTCCATTTTGACCATATTCAATCGTCTTACCCAAGATTTGATCAATCCAGGTTCGTTCTTCATTATCTTCCCACACCCATCCTGTGGTGCCCCAAGGAACATTGATGAGATAAATGTCGAACATTTCGGGATATTTACGCAATGAACGCAATACAAACCTTGCATGTTCACCGTATCCGCTTAGAGAGAGAGCTGGTCCTCTAACAATAATTTTTTTCATAGTGTTTTTAACTCCCAAGACTTATAGTTCTTACGATTTTCCCATGAGCCATGTTTTTCATAAACGTTTGTCATTACTTCTTCCCATTTTTGGGCAAAGTTTTCAAAATTATAATTAGCCATTATGTGTTCATACCCTGCTTTACCTAATTCATTACGTTTTTCGGGTCCGTATTCGTACATCTTCATCAGTGCATCGACGACTTGTTTTTCGGACAATCTGTCTTCATAAATAAAAGGAACCTCTTGTGAGCCAATCATTGCTTTAGAGGCTGGCTCTAGACCAATACCATGCTCATACTCTGTAACAGCCTTATTTTTTCGATTTCTGGTTTCCATTTTTTGTTGTGAAACTGAGTCAACAAGTGTAACCTGCTCCTGTAGTCCTCCCGTCATAGTTACAATAATAGGTGTCCCACAAGATAAAGACTCAAAAGTAGAAAGGCCAAAACCTTCTGCGTCTGAAACACCCATTGTTACATCAGCAGCGTTGTACAACATGCAAAGAGTTTGAGGATCGGTTTTTTGTTTAGAGATTTTTACTCTACCATTTCTGGTTTCAAAATCTCCACCCAAGTTAAGCTCTTGAATGATCGCATATAAATCCTGCCCATTGGGATCCTCTGGATCTGTGTGCATTAAAAGGGTTGCTTTGGCGTTTTTATGTTTTTTCGCTAGTTTTTCAACAAATGTATTAAACCAGAAAATCAATGAACCACTTTGTTTGCGACGGGCGTTTCTGCTATTCCAAAAAATCAAAAAATGGTCGTCATTGATATGACTCAGACCCAATTGGTTCCTTTTAAATTCATTAACCATTTTATCCTCTACTTTTGTAAAAAGTTGTGGAGGAATTGCGTGAGGAATATAGTGCTCTTCAACGGTTGGCGAAACGGTCTGTACAATATTGGAAGTTACTTTAGAAATGGTTGCAACAACGTCATTTGAATCATACCAAGGTTTGTTAAAAGTTGGATATGGAAAATTATCCCACACATGATAGTATACCATCGGTACTAGTGAGCGAATTTCGTTTTCAATATCCCAAAGCCAACCATAAAAACGAGGATCAGTCATAAACCATAAAATATCTGGTTTTTGGGTTCTAATGACTGAGCGGATTGTATCGGGGTTTCCATATCCATCCACTGGAAAGATTACCCAATCATCCTCAAACCCTTCCACTTTGCCGGGTTGATAATTATCGTGTCGGATGGCACCACCTAAACTAATAAATTCAAATTTTCCCGTCTTTAAAAGCTCTATAATGAAATATTTGGTTTGACTTCCAACGCCTGATGGAGACATTGGATGATCTGAGATAGTTAATATTTTTATTTTCTTTTTGCTTGGTTGTTCGGTCACTTATTCTCCTAAGAACACCACTCTGTTTTATTGAATTCACATTTTGAACATTTTAATCTGTTTTTAGGGTGGTTATTATTATGGATATTATATACTGCTTTGTTTAAAATATTTAGAGCATTTTTAATTTTTCTTGGACCACTCGAAACGCGATAGAATTCTACCTTATTTTTATTTGCGGTTCTTTTGAGAAGTCCAAAGTATGTCTCTACTTGGGTTGGATCAATATTGTGTTTCTGGCAAAAGAAATTTTTATAATAAGTTAATTGATAAGTGGTAATTCTATCAGTCTTTTTTTCAATGTTCCAACCCCAAGAACAAGATTTCCAATCAATAATGTGATATTTATTGTCTGGCGTTTGAATCACAAGGTCCAAAAAGCCTTTATAGTCATAAGGTATTTCTGAGTCTTTTAATTCTTCTATAATTTTTTCTTCTGCTGAAAAAACTTTATATTCTGGAAACTTTAAACTTAAAGCTTTTAGAATCATTGAGGCCAACTCAATTCCTTGATCATACATTTCAGTAATTAATTTGTTTTGATCTTCAGGTATTTCATTTAACTTATTAATTTCTTGTTTAAAGGAATCTTTAAAATGATTTTTATAATTTAAACCTTCATTCAAAGCAAGATTTTCACATGTATCATGTAGTGCTGTCCCGAAAGCAGTATAAACATTTCCTTGAAATATTTTTACTTTATCAATGTATGTAAGTTTGTGATAAAAGGGACAGAAATCCCAATTTTTTAGGGCACTAAATGATATATGTGGCATAACTACTCTTTGATAGTGCTTATAATATCACTATCTTGATCTGATTGTACCACATTTTGGGTGGCACTGTCAAGAGTTGTTTTGCGTTTTTTCACTTGAGTCGTTTTTTTATTTATTTTCTTAGGGGTTTCTACTTCAAAAATCCACATTCCTGATGTTTTTCCGCCTCGATTCGACATTTCATCATTCTTTAAACATTTTCCTACTTTGACCTTTTCGGTTTGAAGGTGTCGAAGAACATCATTTAATGTTCCCATTTCTTTTTTTGTGGGATCTTTATTTACGAACCCGTTTACCGTGATCGTATTGTTATTATTTTTTGTAATTGAAAATTTCATCTTTACTCCATTTCTACCAATTCTTCTATTTTTTTAAAAAGAATTGGGCTTATATCTTTTAAATATTCATAATCTCCCATTAAATACTCTTCAAATCCATTAGCAAAATATTCACGTATCGAAGTTACAGAATAAGGAGATAGAAAAAGGCCGACACTCAAAAGGGAAATCTTATCGTATCCAATTTTTTTATATAAAAAATCATCCAGTTCGTCAACATAATCATCGGAAAAAAACAATTTATCAGGGAATTCAAAACCTTCTGCTCGCAATAAATCAGCTAATCTCCGCTTTTTAGCTTCATACTCTCTTTTTATTAAATTATCATCATAAATTTCATAATAATAATTTTCTTCTAAAGAGTGAGATACTTCATGCACTATATCTCTTACAATTAATTCAGGAGAAATATTCGGCTCATCATGAAAAGAAGATAGATAAATCGCGTCATCTCTACTAAATGCTTGTATATCTCTCGCTTTTAACTCAGGAAACTCACCTATATATACACCTTCAATTCCTTGCATAAAAGATGATGGAACAACTTCTTCCACAGATTTCATAATATAATTTGTATCTATATTCTTGGGAAAAGAATTGATTATAAAAACAGGTGTATTATGTATAAAATAGTATTTTCTGTTTTTTAAGTTCTCTTTAAAACTTGTTTGTAAATACTTTTTCATATCTTAATAAATATATTAATAAAGATCATATCACATTTTCAAATGCTTTTAAAATTAAAGAACTTTAGCACACAAAGTTGCTACTTTAGAGCGTTCTCCTTTTAAGAATGTGATGTGACCTGTAATATCATAAGGTTTTAATTTTTCAATCACATATGTAAGTCCATTCGACACTTCATCTATATTAACATTATCAATTTGTTCAATATCACCAGTTAAAATAATTTTACTGTCATGCCCTACTCTTGTGAGAATTGTTTTAATTTCATGTTGGGTTAAGTTTTGACACTCATCAATAACAATAAACGACTTCTGAATTGATCTTCCTCGAATGTATGTAATGGCTTCTACTTCGATAATTCCTTTTTCCATGTATGATTCAAGCATTAGATTATCATTACCAAATAAAAATCTTAAATTATCTTGAATTGGTGCGAGCCAAGGAGCCATTTTCTCTTCCATTGTACCCGGTAAATATCCAATATCTTTACCCATTGGCTGAATTGGTCTAGAAACAATTAATCTATTATATTTGGGATCTTGTCCCATTACCTGTTCCAGTCCCGCCGCAATTGCACATAGAGTCTTACCCGAACCTGCTTTACCGATTAATGAAATCACAGGAACATTTTCATCGTAAAGTAAATCCATTGCAAAGTTTTGTTCTTTATTTTTTGGAGTTATACCCCATCCTTCACCTTTGTAGTCGGGAATTTTTTTAAGAGGGGTGAGTTCACCCAAATATCTTGTAATTGCTGTTTTTTTATCGTTAGATGATGAAACTAGCATAACAAATTGATTATGGTATAACTCTACTTTTTCGTCCAATACTTCTGATAAGATTATATCTTCTCCAGCATAAAACCTGTCAACAATTTGCTCATCTACAAGAACTTTGGTGAATCCACTGTAAAGTTCATTGCCTTTTTCAATAACATTTTCTGTTGCATATGCTTCTGCTGGTATTCCAATCGCATCACATTTAATTCTTAAATTAATATCGTTAGAAATAACAATTACTTTTTTTTCGGGATTTTCTCTTTTGACGGTTAAAGCTGTTGCAATAATTTGATGATCAGGAACTTCCGGGTCATAACCGTTGGGTAATTCATTTAAATCAGGCGCTTTTGTGGAAATAAGCCCTGCACCTTTCCTTAATCTTATACCTTTTTGAAATTGACCCTTATTCCTTAATGAATCTAGTATTCGAATAATGCTTCTAGCATTTACTCCAACCCCATTTGGTCTTTTCTTTAATTTATCTAATTCCTCTAAAACAATTAGGGGAACTATAATGTCGTTATTGCTATAAGAAAAAATCGAATTAAAATCAGTAATATATACACTTGTGTCTATAACATAAAATTTTTTGGCCATATAAATCTATCGCTTTGAGTCTATCACAAGATGACTCATTTATAAATAGAAAGGTATTTTAATAATTAACCTGATAGTTAGATATGGGGAGTTAAGCTATGCTCAAAGATGCGGTTGCAAGATTATTAGTGGTTTTAACAGTGCTGTTTGTTTTTACAGCTTGCTCCTCTTGTGTCACTAATTCTTATCTTTTTGGAGAGGGCAATCTTTTCAGAAGTAAAAGAAGATCTTTTATAAAAATCAACACTTATCGTAGAGTGTTAATCGTAAAAACATCCACAAATAACCCAGAAAAAGTCGATGAAGAAATCCGCGTAGAGATGTCTTCCACCGCTTCGGGTGTAATTTTAAAACATTATAGAGACGTAACACTTGTTGCCACCTCTGCACATGTATGTTCAATGAAGCATGGAAATCAAATAAACATGTTTGCTCCTGGTTACAAAGATGGTGATCCAAACTGGCATCTTCTTGAAAAAAGCATCTTCGGCTTATCAGACCTAAATGGAAAAAAGACTACCGGTATTATTTTACACATAGATTATATGTCAGATTTATGCGTCTTAGCCTCTCGAAAGATTCCAATGCCAGCCGTATCAATTTCTTTGATGGATCCATTAATCGGTGAAAAATATTTTAACATTGCCGCGCCTCGTGGGATTTGGGGAAAGAAATTAGTTCCTTTGTTGGAGGGAAGGTTTGTCGGAATAGCCAAATCTCCTTTTACAGGTGGCAAAACCTATATGTTTACCATCCCAGCCACCGGAGGTTCATCGGGGAGTCCAATTTTTAATTGGTATGGTGATCTAGTGGGCCTCTTACACTCCGCCTATGGAGGATTTCACCACATATGCATGGCGGCTACAAACGATCAGTTAAACGTTTTACTTTCAAACTCTTTAATGAAGCTAAGAAAACAATATGATAGTTACAAAGTTATACTTTCGTTACATATTTAATGTGTCTTGTCTAAAAAATTTAAAAAATATAGTTTAAAAATAGAGTTTCTCAACATTGAACTTGAAGAAAGAGATGAAATGTTTAAAAAATATGATGAAGAATTTAAAAAAGACTTTCGCGATGAAATAATGTTTTTAAATTTTTCTCAAAATAAAGAGAAAAAAGAAAGTAACACCATCGAGGTTGCAAGACCCAACCCATCTAAGTTAAGTCAAAAAATTTATAGAAATTTAGCAAAAATATTACACCCGGACGTGTCTCAATTGCTAGATGCCGAAGTTGTGTTTAAACAATTATCAGATTATTACGAGAAAGACAATTTGATTGGTCTTATTGCAATGTATAACCAATATAAATCTGACATGCTAGACATATCTGATAAAGAATATCAAATTTTAGAACAAAAAATAAAAGAAGTGGAAATTAAGATAAAAAGTTATGAAAATACTTTATCTTGGGTATGGGCTAATGCAAATGTAAAAAAACCTTTACTTAAGCAAAAATTTCATGAATTGATGAAAATTAATAAAGATGAATTTGAGAAGTGGAAGAATCGTTAATAAACTAAATGGACATCAAGTTCATGACTGGATGTTCCTTCTAAGTTGACTGGGGACGTTTTACCATCAAATTTTTCAACAACAATAACGCCTTCATCGTTTAGTGGGGCGTCTTGGAACCCGACGATTGTTACTGGGCCTTCACAAGACCGTTCTTTGGTTTGACGGTCAGTATAGAGTAGAAAAATTTTATCACCAATGTTCATAATAATACCTTATCATAAATAGACTAGTTTGTCAAGAAAAGAATAAAATATTATGGAATCATATCTTTCCCAACACCAATACCAGCTCGAATCATTAAAAGCATCACAGTTGATCCAAACATCATTGCTAGTGCAGAAATAGCACACAACTTTATCCTTGTTTTCAAATCCTTGACATCAATAAAGAAAAGAACACCAGGCAGATTTAAAAAAGGTAAAGCAAGTCCAAGAAAAGCCTGAATATAAATCCAATCATGCACAATTGCGTAACTGTACCAATTGGCCCAGAAATCGGTTATAACAGTTAAAATAAATACAGTAATGTACATATGGCCTTTCATCCAAGACCAACTTTTCTCAAACATTTTTCATCTCGTATTGGAGGTGGCGGGATTCGAACCCGCGTCCTAAATGTTTTAATAGTTTGTGATATACAAGGTTAAATTGCGAGCAGTGTGGTTTATTGGATCATAAGGAAAACCACCAAAACCCCATTTAGCTTAAGCTGCTAAAGAAATTGCAACATTATCGTTTGCATTTATTGTTTTAAGCCTTTTAGTGTCTGCTTATACACCCTTGCACAATACTATCTCGACACCCAGTCGAAACCAATTCACCCCCGTTTTTAAAATGAAGTACCTCAAGATTGTTATTTCTTCGCAACAACAAAGCTAGGCTCATTTCTATAACTTCATTAGAGCCATTGAAGTAAAATTCATAGACAATAATATTTCTATCTTGAGCTTGGTACTTCAAACCTTATTTACCTTTTATTCATAATTTATTATAACTGACATATTATCATTATTGTAATTTCATGTCAAGTTACTCAATAAAGTAATCTTCGATTTTGTATTTTTTAACTAAAGCGTTGAAATTATGCTCATTTATTCCTAAGAATCTCGCTGCTTCGCGTTTAGATTTAGTTGCAGAAAAGGCATATTTTAAGATTGCATCTTTTATAATGGTTTGCATGGAGTGCCAGATGGGTAAGCCATACATTTTTCCACCCAATCCAAATTTGGATGCAAGCTCCAATTTTAATCCTATAACTTCTTCTAATGATAAATTGTTGAACAAGATTTCAAACTCTTCGCTTGATTTACCTTCTTTTTTTAATTTATTGGAAATAGAATAGTTAAGACTTTTCCCTCTATTCTTCTTCATCGTTGGAGACACCTAATATGCCATATCCGGCTATATCTTTAAAAGGATTTTCGCCAAAAGCGTCTTTTTTGGTTGCTATTCTAAAAAGTTTATCTACAATTCGTGTAATTGCCAGCATATCTTGATATTGTTCTGGCTGAATTCCCTCTGGATATAAAACCTTCAGTATTTGTTCTGATTTTTCAAAAGAACTTCCATATGCTTCGTTTTTTTCGTCTACTAATTTTCCAATCTCTGTTCCAATTTGTTCAAACTTCATCAATGCCTCATTATAAATATTTTTTGCCACCTCTTGTGGTGGATAATTATTGATTAAATTCTGAGTCAAGTTCTGAAGTATCTTCAATGTCAAGTTGGTCTTCGGTTCTTTCGGTTTCGTACTCATCGGTTGTTGGCTCCACTACTGTTCCGAGTTCTTCTTCCCACTTATCAAAATACAATTTTAAGTTTGTAACAAGATAATCTTCAAAAAGCTCCTCATCTCTTTCATCATGTAGTATAGCATAAGTTTCAGCAATATTTTTCTCAATATTGTTAAAAGCCTCTTTTGCTAATGCTCTTCCAGTTTCATCTTGCCCTTCAAGGCCAAAATTATCTTCTTCTTCTGGTTCTTCTTCTACTTGAGGCTCAGATTCAATGTCGATGAATTTTTCTTCAGCCCCTGCATCCACATCAGAAACTTTTAGGTCCACATCTTCTTCCAATTCTGCTTCGTCCAAATCCAACAACTCATCTTCGACCGCCGCTTCTCCACCAGCTTTATTAATTTTTTCTGTTTCTATTAAGTTTGAAACAGCATTTACTAAATGTGCTCTAAAAGAGTCGCGCTGGGCTTTTGCAGTGGTTAATGTTTTGTATTCGGATTCAAGATTTGGCAAGATTTGTTTTAGTAAATCCTCCAACAAGTTAATTGCTGTTGAAGAATAAGGCGTATCTTCTAAATCTTTTTTTGCTTCAACAATTAATGTGCGAATAAGTTGTCTTAATTTTTGTTCTTCATTAACTTCTTTATTCTCAGTGATTATATTTTGCTTTCTTACGTCTTTTATAATCTCTTGAACTACTTTTCTTAACCTTAACTCTTCTAAAAACTGATCTCGATTAGTGTAATAACCTTCTGGCATAGAAATCTTTTTTCTTTTTTGGGAGGAATTATTGGCCGCACCCTCTACTGCACCACCTGCCATAGCTGATATTTCATCAATATTGATTTTATTCATCTCTCTTCTCTTCTTGGAGAATATTTACTTGTTCTTCCAATCGATTAATTGTTTCTTGCATCTTTCTTGATGCTCTGCGTAATTCACGCATTTGATGTTTCATAACCTCAATTCTTCTCTCCTCAGCCATAGACCGGGGCTTTAAAGCATTAATATTCTCTGTCAGTGCTTGAACCCAACTGCTTATGGTTGGGCCTTGACCTTCGTTTAATATAAAACGCTTTGTAAGTGAATCTAGGTTAAATTTCATTGATTTTTCCTATCCAAAAAGACCTTTTTTTCTTCGTTTTTTCACTGGTGTTTCCACCTCTTCAACTCCCTCAATTTCTTCGGCTTCTTCTACAACCTCTACTACTGGGGTTTGCTTGGGAGCTGCCGCTGGTGCGGGAACCTCAACAGAGGGTTTGTTCCCCAATAATCCTGCTTTTCTCAGTTTTCTTTTCCGTGCCATGATTTATTTCTCCTTTTTGGTGTAACCCCATCGTTGCATGAGGGCTTCATTTGTCATTTGACGTGCTTTAGTACGAATATTTCCGTTTTGTGGAAAATACGATTCTTCAAGTTTTTCATGATCTTTGTCATATTTCTCGTCTTTTTCAAGTTTTTTGATGTGCTTTTCATCATCTTTTACATTTTTTTTGTAATTTTTCTTTTCTTTTTCACCAGAATCTTCAGTAATCTCTTCAGATTCTTCCATCATAGCAGCATCTTGATAATCAACATGAGTATCTGTTTTGTCATCTCTCATTGTATCACTAAAGTGACCTTTTGTTGATTGTAAATCCTCTTCCATGCTCTGTGCCATAGTGGTCATTGCTTCTTGCTCTTCCGCATCTGCTGGCATTCCCATATTATCTTCGTTTAAATCTTCATCAAACATTTCTTGAATTACGTTGCGAATAATGCTTCGCAGTTGTGATTCGGTTAATTTGTTACTCATATTGTTCTCCTCTGAAACTTTCTTTTTTCCAAAATTTTTTCCAAACATTCGTTGCGCCAATGGAGTATACTCCCCCTTTTTGACGGTTTGTCGATATGTACCACCACCAGCTTTAGGAATATCATAATACACTTCTCCTGTTTCCGTATCCACAGTCTTCATTGGGCCGGATGGCTGCGATGGCGGCATTATTCGTTTTTTCGGCTTTTTATCGGCAATAACTTTATTCAGTGCTTTGTCTAGTGCTCTAATTGTGTTTTTTCCAGCAATTCCATCAACCCCAATTCCAGCATCTTTTTGAAATTTTTTAACTGCGGCCCTGGTTGATGGGCCATAATATCCATCGACTCCACGCGGACCAAGATCATACCCTAGCATTTTTAGAGTGTCTTGAATAGTTTTGGTTCGACGCGAGGGTTTACGTCCACGACGCTTAGATTTAGGTGTTGTCTTTTTTGGAACATCGCCTTGAAGTTGAGCTTTTGGAATTGGCAAAGGTGCGTCGGCTTTTCGGCGGTTCCTAAAAGGATCACTCTTGGAAGTAAGACCAGTTCTTTTACCGTATTCTGTGGCAGCTTGTTTGATGGCCTTGTTATATCCCGCAGTTCCGGGCCTTAAATTTCCTGCTGCTTTTAATTTCTCTACTGTTTTTTTAAATTCAGGAGAGTTACGAAATTGTCCAGATGATTTTATCCAGTCTATGCTACGAGTTTCTTCATCTAACTGTTTTTTCATTTCATTTTCCACAATTTGCCTTAATTGTGATTTTGTAATTTTGTCTGTCATTGTTTTGTCCTCAAATAATCGCCCGCCACCAACATCACTTGTCATCGCCGGAACATATGGAATTGTACTACTAAATAGTGGCTTACCATCCTTCTTTTTTAAATTATCTTCCCAATCACGAAAGAGCATATTTCCAATTTCATATGCCTCTCTTTCCATCTCTCTCAAATGTCCATCTTCTTGGGCATAAGAAGGACCAGTTTCACTAATATTGTCAAAATCGCCACGACAATTTTGATTATGGTGAACTAATTCGTGAGCTAATGAACGTAGAATGTCTTTTATATGTCTTCCACTTGTATAAAGTGCAATCTTTTGATCATTTGGTGAATAATAAGCGGTTTTTCCTAAAGGATTATTTGCATTATTATTATCACTAACAATAGAAATGGAAGCATGAGGTTCAAACCCTAAATTGCTTTTAACTTCGTTGTATAAACTGCGAATTAAGGGGATAAATTTAGATATTCTCTCATTTTCATTCATGATTCCTAATAATTAGTTTACTAAAGTAGGAAAATCATCATTAACCAGCCAATTACGAGGAACAAGTAAAAAATTGACAATATTATGAGAGAAAAATAAGCTATTTTATTGTTTTTAGAATTCCAGAGAAGGAATACGAATAAAGTAACGAAAAAAACCTTGAAAAAAGCGAATAAACTACCATCACCACCCAGAAGCGCATTCATTATCGGATTAGCTTCGTCTAGAGGACCAAATTTTATGTATTTTAGCGTAAAGATTGTATCTAAAAGATTAGATATGATGAGAATTAGTGCGGAAACATTCGCTGTGGTTTTTTTGCTCATTTTAGAAAAGTTTTATGACAATTTTATGTTCCTCTTCCTCGTCGTCATCTTCAGTTGACTTATCTCTTGAGGGTGGAGGGTGAGATGGGGCGTCAATTTCAATTCTTGGTCGATTTCTATCCCACTCTTCGCGTTTTTTGCGCTCATGTTCGATCAAAACCTCAATGGGAACGTCATCCCAAGGATTTTTTGGATCTCCCATATTTGTAACTAGTAGAGGCAACACGTAAGGACTCCTTTAAGATGATTCTTTCGTCAAATAACTTAAACTGAAAGGTTCGTAAGCACCATCGGTTCGTCTTACTCTTGCAAAGGCAAATTTTCTATTAACCCCTCGTCTTTCCATGTATATTTCCTCTATAAAGCCATACTCTTTTTTCTCGCTTTTTAGATGTTTCCATGACACAAGGTCGCCAATATTAAATTTACCCAATAAATGAGAGTCAAATAAGTTTTCTTGTTCCATCATGCAAAGCGAGCTAGGTGTTGAATGTAACTATAAAGACATTCTGTTTGAATGTTGTAGTACTTTTCATCATCAACATAAATATCTAGTCGATGAGCTAATTCTCTTCCCTTTCGCCAAGCATCAATTTCTTCTGCCATTACATCAACTTTGTATTTTTTTGATCTTTCAAGTGCTTTATTGTTTTTAATCGCCAATTTCATTGAAGTTGGAAATCTTTTTGAATATAGTTTAGGATTCTTGTCTAGTGCTAAGTGTCCACATTCATGCAAAAGAGAATATAATTGGTTTTCTGTGCGCTGTCTTGTACTTATAGTGATTAGATTATCAGCAGCACGATATTCATCTTGAACACAATAATCGAATTCAACAACAACACCTTTTTTTTCTGCCCAATCAACAGCACTGCGAATTCCTAATTTAAATAATTTTTGTTTAAGTTTGCCCATGACATACCTCCATTTTGGTAAGCATATTATAACAAATTCAGGGGGTTATGTCAAGTAGAAAAAAGAATAATGATTACAGGTATTTATTATCAGGTCCAATCGCCAGCGGCTATGCCAGCCATCTGAGTGGTGGTTAAAGCCGTGTTATATATACGAAAATCATTCATACCCATGTTTAAATATAGGTTAGTGGCGAAGGCTGCATTCTGAGCGTTGCTTGGACCAGAGGCGATGACTAAATAACTTCCATGGTTCCCTGTATTACCCGCAACACGCATAGTAATATCGTCTTGATTTAATGCCAATGAACCGCTCAAGGCACCATTTAAATAAACTTTTAAAGCATCTCCAGCATTATCCAATACTATCCCCACATGTGCCCATCCACCAAAAAGATCGTTACGGTTTGGAGAGACGACTTGCGTACCAGTTCCGAAAAGACCAGCACCGCCGTTTGAGTAATGCCCTACGAACGAGTTGTATCCTGCTGAAAGCCCTGGATTACCATTCCAAGAACCCACACCATTATTCCATGCATTGTGGCTACTGGCAACGAACAAGGGGTCAAATTGTACGGCATCTGTTTGAAAAGTCTGAATCCAAAAAGTAATTGATGTATTTTGTTCTCTAAAGACCGTATTGATTGAGGTGTCATTATTAGATGTGTCAACAACTGGCACAGTGCCAAATTGATTTGTTCCATTAAATTTAATATATGTGGGTGAACCTATGGCAGACGGACCACCGGCAGTTTGAGTTGCACCATTGGCAAATGACATGCTTAGTTCTGAAGATGCACTTAAACCATAATTTGTAGCCCCAGCACTAGGATCATCATTCATTTTCCACCAATGAATCAGGTTGCTTCTTGCAATAATTGAGCCAGGGATTCCTCCACCTCCTCCACCAGATGCAGCACTTTGACTAACGGGAACCCCCAAGCTCCAATCAAGGGCCGTTTTCGGTCCCGTTACATATGGAAATCCACTGTCGCGATACTGCGCTCTAAACGGTAAGATGGAAAAAGGTGCAGGTTGTCCGTTACTTGTAGAGTGTTGAAACACACTCGAACTAACTGTGGTGATCGTATAGTCTGAAGAGTTGCTCATAGAAATCCTTTTAAAAAAAGTTCCTATGATAAATAGTTGTTATTTTACTTTACATTCCTGAAAGCGCAGTGAATACCGCGAAAGGCTTTGCGATCAATTTTTAATTGAACTCCTTGTCCATCAAGAAACCCATAATCAAGAATTGCATCACCACAACGCTCAATAATCTTCGTTGCATCAGATTTTGTACTATAAACCCAAACAAAACCCTCTTTTTTATCTGCATTTGCATCAATAATGTGGGATTCTCCTTCTGGACCTCCACCTTTTCCTTTAAAGTAAGCTTTTACTTCCTCTAAACTTGGTTTTGAAGCTAATAATTGACCCCATGCGTCTTTTTCGTTGTTTGACATGATAAATTTCTCCTAATATTTGTTGATTAATACTTCTAGTGATTTTGCTGTAGCTAGTGCATCACCCATTGCAGTGTGACGATCTTCTTCAGCAATCTCAACATTTGCTGCTTTAAAGAGAGTATCCGCCGAAGCGCGAAAACCCTTGATTTTACCAGAAATCATTAAAAATTGTAACACTGAACATGTGTCCAAAGCCCGTCCACGAAAGTCTTTTCTAAAATCTTCACCAGCGAGCCTATAAAGCCTCTTAATGAAGCCTAGATCGAATGGGGCATTGTGAGCTACAAGCTGGATTGCTCGCCTGTCACGTCCAAAATGGGCGTCTAAATAGCCTCGAATAAGAGAGACAGCTCTATTGGGGCAATAACCTTTAGAATTTACCTCATTTAGGTCGATTTTATTGACCTCTAAAGCCTTATCTATGACATTTATGTCGTCTTCTTTAACATACATATTAAATACTGGCGTTACATCACCATTAGGTGTCCAACTTACCCCAGCAATACTTAAAATACTGTGATTTTCACAGTCTAGTCCACCAGTTTCAGTGTCAACTACTAAAAATTTTTGTTGTTTACTCATTTTGTTATTTTACCACCTTTTTTTAGAAAATTTAACCTAGAATTTCACGATATTTAAGAAGCGCAAGCTCTTTAGCTTTAGCCTCAATCATTAAATCAAAATTGTGACCACAAGTGTCGATTGGTTTGTATACATAGTCAGAATGTGCTTGCGGTAAGCAATCATTTTGTTGTTCTTCTCGACGCGATTCAGATAAATGACATACTGGAGTTATTGTGCCCCAAGTTTCCATCGCATAATCAAGCGCCTCATCCAGGCGTGAAGGTCCAGGGTGTAAAGCATGATGATGATAGTCAAACACAATGGGACTGCCAATATCCAAGAACATATATTTATAAAGTTCTTCGGTAGTAAAGAGCGAATTTTTGTCATCATTTTCAATTGTCAACCTCTTTTTAAGATTATCAGATAATCGGTCAAAGTTTCTACAAAATCGATACGCAGTTTCACGCTTATCCTCATACGCTGCGCCGATATGAATATTAATTTTGTTATAGTAACTAGGAGTGAATCCCATTAGATCAAATATTTCTGAGTGGTGTTCTAAGTCTTTGATTGTGTTTTTAACAATTCGTTCTTCTTTTGCGGCCAACTTATTGAATGGACCAGGATGAAAAGTCAGTCGTTGACCTACGTCGGTTGCAAACTTTCCGACTTCTGCCAAAGTTTCACTAATTTCTTGAAAATCAGGCAACTGTTCCAGCTCGTATTCCGATGCCCAAGGAAATAGGTTTGATGATATACGATAAAACTTGATGTCATTTTCTTCATTCCATTTAACAATTTTCAGCAAATCTTTACAATTTTGCACAGCCAATTCAGAAGCGTAAGGGATCCCTCTCTGCAAGAATGTACGCTTGATCATTGACCTATTTGTAGTAATTTTAGTAGACTTGGGGCGGCTTGAGAAGCCCATGTTGATACATGCATATCCTAAATTCATAATGTTATAGTATCAAAGAAGCTCAAGAAAGTCAAGGATTTATTGGTAAATTAGGAAATCAATCCAATCGCTAGGGGTTTCCTCTGGGATAATCATAAAAAAATTGTTTTTAGGTTGAATTGGCGACTTACCTAGTTTGAGGTTGGTTTCATGCAGTAGGGAATCCCCCTTCTTGGTATTACATTTAGCACATGAAACTACTAAATTTTTCCAATCGGTCTTTCCACCCTTAGATTTTGGAATTACGTGGTCAACTGTAAAGCGTGATTTGCTCAATCTCTTGTCACAATACTGGCAACACCCACGATCACGAACAAAGAGGTTGGTTCTTGTTAATTTTACACCCCACGGCAACTTAAAAACATAATTTATCAACCTTATTACTGCCGGTAGTTTAAACTTTTTGCGAGGAGAGTTTACCCAAGTATCTTCGTACTCTCTTATTATTTCTATTTTTTCTTGAAAATACATAGTCATCGCCTTTTGCCAAGAAATTTGCTTGATTGGTCGAAAACTTGAGTCTAATACTAGAACAGGTTTCATGTTATTAATATATAGTTGCACAATGGGTAAAAAAAAGGGGGCTAAAAAGCCCCCCCCAAAAAGTTTTTTTGTCAACTTACCCCAACAGTGTCTTAACACGGGGTGGAAGCATCAATAGAGTAGGTGCCCACAAACCAACAAAGATTCCTGCTTGCTGATCTCCGGTAAACCATAGCCCCAAACTCCCTACAACACTTAAAAGTGATGCAATTGTCATTGTTTTTTCCATTTAATACTCCTATAGACTTACATTCAAACCAAACCCAACAACGTGCTGGTGATTGTCTAGTTCCGTTCCGGTCGAGTTGAGCATATAGTACACACTCCCGGCAAATGTATCGGTAATTGAGCGGGTCAATCCAACTGACGCCCGATTATGTACAAGCCCGTCTTCATTGAGGCGAACCTCGTCTGAAACTGCAAGTGTAAGCCCCGCAACATTAGTGGATGCAGTTAGTGCTGTTCGCCCGAACAAAGTGTCAAATTCACTTAATTCAATAGCTGAGGCACTATCAACATTAACAGAACTACGTAACAAGGACAAGCCAAGCCCTACATAGGGTCGATGTTCAGAGAAACTCGTGTTCCTATATCCAACTCTAACGCCAACCAAATCATTCACCTTGAACCCAAGACTAAGATCAGTATGTTGTCGCGACAAAGAGGGATCCGTGATGTCTCCAAAACGAAGCTCCTCTTGAACATTTAATGTTACATTTTCCATAACACCACCAGAAACATTCAAAGTGGTCCAAGCACCAGTGTCAGCAGCCATAGCTGTATCTGCAACAAGTGCCATAAGGATTGCGCCGAAGCCAATCGCTAGTATTTTTTTCATTTTGTTAGTCATTTTAATAACTCCTTTATCTTCCCTGTTTGGGAAAGCCACAAATAGGAATCGAACCTACAACCTACGGTTTACAAAACCGTTGCTCTACCGTTGAGCTATTGTGGCAAAATTTTTGTTTATTTGTTTTTGTATTCTGAGTAACACCTAGAGCACAACATTTTACCGTCTCTTGTTTGATGCTTATAATCACTTAAACACCAATCACAGATTTTATCAGGATTTATTTCTAACCTAATAAGTTTTTGTTTTTCGTGAGGTATTTTATTGCCAATATATGAGCTAATAAGTTTACCTAAATATGTTAATCCTTTCATATCTCTTTACAATGTTCTTTTCTACAAGGTCGATTACATGTTGTATAGCATTTTCCAAATTCATAAGGTTTTTTTATCGTTTTCCTACAAATAGATGAACACTCGCTTGCACATTGAAAAAACTTTTCATTGCACACTATTTTATCCCGCACAGATTCATTACAACTTTGAACATTGGAAAAGAAAAGTGCGGTGAGTATTATGTATCGCATTTGATTTTTGTATTATATTAGATTCTCAATAGAATGTCAAGAATAAAAAATTTATTTAGAATTGTTCTTCCTCAGTAGAACCCTTAAGTGCTAAAGTCGAAGAATCTCCATCACTTACGATTTGTGAAATTCTATCAAAATATCCTGTTCCAACTTCTCTTTGGTGCTTCACTGCGGTAAACCCACTATCAAGCTCATCAAATTCTTTTTGTTGAAGTTCTGAATATGCTGCCATTCCATTTTTATTATAATCTTTTGCAAGCGTAAACATGCTGTGATTCAAAGCATGAAAACCGGCAAGAGTTACAAATTGAAACTTATAACCCATTTTTTCCAACTCTTTTTGAAATTTAGCAATTGTTTCTTTGTCCAAGTGCTTTTCCCAATTAAAAGATGGAGAACAGTTGTATGCTAAAAGTTTTCCTGGGAATTTAGCATGAATTGCGTCTGCAAACTTTCGCGCTTCTTCGAGTGAAGGTGTCGAAGTTTCCAACCACAATAAATCGGCATAAGGGGCATATGCAAGTCCTCGCGCAATTCCCATGTCTAGACCACCAGTAATCTTATAAAAACCTTCGGGTGTTCTCTCGCCTGTCATGAATTGATGATCTCTTTCATCTATATCGGAAGTGATAAGTTTAGCAGAGTTTGCATCAGTTCGGGCGATCAAAACTGTTGGAACATCACAAACATCAGCAGCCAATCTTGCAGCAGTTAATGTTTTGATAAATTGTTTTGTTGGGACAAGCACTTTGCCACCCATATGTCCACATTTCTTTTCAGATGCTAATTGATCTTCAAAGTGTACACCCGCTGCGCCCGCTTCAATCATCGATTTCATTAATTCATAAGCGTTTAAGGGTCCACCGAAACCCGCTTCAGCATCAGCAACAATAGGTGCATAATAATCTGTGACAGTTCCAAGACCTCCTTCAACACACTCTAGTTGATCTGCTCTTTGGAATGCCTTATTTATTTTTTTTACGACAGAAGGTACACTGTTCGCTGGGTAGAGTGATTGGTCGGGATACATGTCACCAGCAAGATTAGCATCAGCCGCAACTTGCCAGCCTGAGAGGTAAATTGCTTTTAATCCCGCCTTCACCTGCTGCACAGCTTGATTACCGGTAAGAGCGCCCAGCGCCCTAACTGCGTCTTCTTCATTTAGAAGGCCCCACAATTTCAACGCACCATCCCTTGCAAGAGTATATTCTATTTTCTTGGTCCCCCTTAAAGACAGCACCTCTTCTTTAATATAGGGTCGTTCAATGTTGTTCCATCTATCAGTCATTTTGTTTATTCCTTTTTAATGTTGTAGTTTATCGTAGCATGGCAAAGTTAAGAAGTCAACCAATTTTTCGGCCACACATAATTCTAAAAATAATTCTTTTGTCTCATCAAATCTATTATACTCACTAAAAGAATTTAATTCTTCGTCGCAAATTTTATGGAAAAGCTCTTCCTCTAACCTTTTCCCATTAGATAAGAATACTTTATACTTTATCCATTGCCATATTTGGGCTCGACTAATTTCAGCAGTTGCTGCATCTTCCATGAGGTTGTTGATTGGGACACACCCATTTCCGTTAAGCCAGGCATTTAAATATTGAAAACAAACATTAATATTTTTTCTAAGTCCATTTTCTGAACAAATCCCAACGGGAAGAGTTAGTAGATCTTTTTTATCAATTTCTTTATTCAAATAAAGTTGTTTGCTAATTTGATTTGCATCTGGCATATGCTCATCAAAAATATTTTTCGCAATCCCAACAAGAGCAGGGTGCGCGACCCATGTCCCATCATGCCCGTCTTTGACTTCTCTTAATTTATCATTCTTAACCTTATTTATTGCAATCTCATTCGCTTCAGGGTCATTTTTGATTGGAATTTGAGCAGCCATTCCGCCAATCGCATGACAGCCACGTTTGTGGCATGTCTGAATCAACAATTGAGAATAGGACCTCATAAAGTGCTGATCCATACCAACCTGATCTCTATCGGGCATAACATTGAACTTGCTTTGATTGTTTTTTATATAGCTAAAAATATAATCCCATCGACCACAATTTAGCCCAACAGAATGCTCTCTTAGTTCATACAATATTTCATTCATTTGAAATGCAGCCGGTAATGTTTCAATCAATACAGTCGCACGAATTGTTCCCACCTCCATATTAAACTTGTTCTCACTAAAGGAGAATATTTCATTCCAAAGCCTTGCCTCGCGGTAATGTTCCAGTTTTGGTAAATAAAAGTAAGGACGACTCCCATTTTTTAAAAGTGTTTTATAATTATGAAAGAGATACAAGCCGTAATCAAAGAGGCAAGCAGGAATTGGACTACCATCAACAAGATAATTACTCTCTATTAGATGAAGACCTCTTGGTCTCACAAACAGAGCAGCTGTTTTGTCATTTAGACTATACTTCTTTCCATTTTTTGGGTTTGCATATTCTATGGTACGTTTTACGGCATCGCGGAGATTAACTTGCCCTTCAAGGCAATTTTCCCACGTAGGACAGTTAGAATCCTCAAAATCTGACATGTAAACATTTGCTCCTGAATTAAGAGCATTGATGATCATCTTTCGAACTGGTGGCCCTGTGATCTCGACTCGTCTATCTAAAATTTCTTCTGGCGGTGGTAAAGTTTTCCACTCGCCAAATCGAGTTTCTCTAGTGTCCCATATAAAAGATGGGGTCATGTTTATCCGATCATCTCTTTTTCTTAAAAGAGCTTTGATTTGTGGAGTGAATTTTTCCGAAAGGGTGTTTAAAAATAATTTTGCTTCTAGTGATAGGATTTCGTTTTTCACTGTGTTTCCTTTTATTCGATTGAATAATAATAAAGTTCAACAGCATGAGCAGTGCATAATGTTTTTTTATAGCTCCATTTCATCCATTTGGTTGAACAGTATAGTTTGCCAAGTTTACCACATTTTTCACATGTTTTAAAACTCAAAGTTTTTGAAAATAATACAATTTCTTGTATTATTTCGTCGCCGCCATCAAACTCTATATCTAGCCCTCCAAACTTGTTTTCGATCTTATTAATGACTACTGGAATCAAATCTGACTGACCAAGATAGGCATCTTCATATATTTTAATTGCGGACAACATTCCCTCTACGATGTTGTGCCAACCGTCATCATACTTTATTTCAGCATCATCATGTATTAGGGTGGGGTAATCTTTCCGTAGGGTTTTTATTTTACTGCTCACAAATGTAAATATAAGCTCACATGAACAATCACATTAATTCGTACTTAAATATTTCCTTGTCATAAAGAAACCGTAATGAATCAGCGAACTCATCACTCTCTTCTACAGTGCGAAATTCACCCATTTGATAAGTTAAGCAGTGCTCCCCTGACGTAATAAAGTTTGGCAGGGATTCGATTACTAAATTCACAACCCAGGCACCACTGTCATTCGAACGGACCTCTAGGTATTGTTCCGCAATAATTTCCAATTTTCTTTCCATGTTTTTTACTCGTGCAACCCGCCCACCGGGTTTCGGGAAATTTTTTCACTCTCACTAAGATGATTATTTACCACACTTTCATCCATAATGCAAGCAATTTTATTTATAACACCGTCAATAATGTTTTTGTAATGTTTTTCTTGTTTATTTGTCAATAAATTCATGTAAGATAGTTTGTTTTGAGTATCATACAATTCTTTATACAGCACGTATAACTCTTCTTTTTCCAATTCTAAATTAAACACAATCACCTCTTTGTTGCTTGAGAGACTAATTCCAATTCGCCCATCGCAAAAATCACACGTTTACCATCAGGAAATAAAACTTCATATTCTTCGCAATAAACCTTGTTCACACGTTGTCGCTCTTTTTTAACACGAACAATCATGCCATGTTTATTGTGATAAAATCGCAATATTGGGCTTAAAGCAGTGTCTTTTTTTACCTCGACTAAATCACCTATTTCAAAATTGATCATGTGTTTATAACTATTAAATTAAATTCAATAATTATAAGTTATTTCTCACTTTCGCAATCAAGACAAGTTCCTTTTCGAATTGAATGGTGTCTCGATATATTCGCGGAGATGCCCATAAAACATTATAATGTGTATTTTCTTTAACTTTTTTGATGCCAATAATAATTCCATAATTCGGCTCAAAAAGCGTATCAAATTCTAATTCCATTTTATGAGCAACTAAGTCACCTATTTCAAACTCACGAGAACTCACCCTTTTGTCCTTTGGAAATTATCCTTAATTGGCCTTTGTGGACCCAAGAAATTTTTCCGTCATACCATGCACATTTGATAGTGTTAATTTTGTCGTAATCTACCGAAAGAATATCCACCACGATTCCATACCCTCGATTTAACTTATCAGTTAGTGGATTGTGCTTTACAAGATCGCCTATGTTATAAATTTGATTTTTATTCATTGTACTAGTAACTATCGGCCAATATCTTTTGCGTCTTGTTTAGAATGAACATATGTATAACTGCCCTTGTTAAAGGCAGGTGCAATACATTTTGATTTTCTAACAATTTCACGAATTGCCGATATACCCCCGCAGTCTAAACACGTTTTATAACCCAATTGCAAACGCTTGCAGCTATATTCTTCACCGCACTCAACACATTTTGCTTTTTTTGTCATATTAGCCTCTTGCTATAAATTCGATGGCATCTTTTATTTCCCATCGGTTTTTTCCATCCATATAGTGAATAAAATAAGAATACCACTCTTTATCATCAACGAGTGAGCGGCAGCTCATCTCGACAACAATTCCAATGCGATTTGTATACAATAAGCGCACCAAATCACCAACTTTAAACTCAAAACTGTCAGTCACCATTGGACACACTCATTACTCTAAGGTTTGTTGTCCAAAATTCGCCATAATTTGCCCAAAAAACACGCAATGACTGACAAGATGATGTACCGGGTCCATTCGGCCCCAATCGTCTAATTTCTGTTACAATTCCTAAAGTTTTTGAATCATCTCGTCGAGCGCCCGCGATTGGCGATTCTTTGACGAGATCACCAACACTAAACTCTGTTACTTCACTTATCATGACTTCGCCACCAATTCAAGTTCGCTCTCAAAATACTCACAAATATTTGGTTCATTAGCATTGATCCAAAATACTTTGGCAACACTAAAGACATCACTTACTTCATTAGGAGCAGGAACAATCTCGGTCACAACCCCCTGCAATCGCGGCACACCTTCGGGTGGAAGCCACGTGGACAAAACTAGGTCGCCTTCTTTAATCTTCATGACTCACCAACTCCAGCGAAGAATTAACATAACATTGTTCTTCGCTATTTGGCCCAACCGACCAATAAACTCGAATAAACTGATCACATTCAACCTGGTCATAAGTGTCAGAGTTGCTGTCATGAGCTTTTCCTAAATCCCAATTCTCTACATCGGTGACAACACCTAGTGTTCCCATTGGGGGATGACGTTCTGAGGTGAACGATGCATCTAATCTTACCAAATCTCCAACCTTAAACATTCTTTGCCCTCGCTAATACTTTAATTTTATGATCCTGAGCCAGCATATGTGCTTTAATTTCGTGAAAAAACATTCTTCGCCCTGTATAGGCTGAAACCCATTCCCAATAATTACGCGGGACACCTTCTCCTTCTGGTCGGAACGTAATCACAATACCGGTTTCGGGTGCTCGACCTAGTTTCTCGACCTGAATTAAATCGCCTATTTTGTAATCCCATGTATTATACATTTACTTCCTCTTGCTAAAATCCTAATTCTTTCAAATGGCCAGCTTGACTCATCTCCTGTTGTGAATTTAATTATTGCTCTTTCTTCCCCAACACTCATCACAATACCACGCCAATTGGTCGTCCATATTTCGCCTTGTAGGTCTGATTGTGTAACTGCGACAAAATCGCCTTTCTTGGGTATTGTCCATTCTGTCATTTCACTTTCCCCAATGGAATTACCTGTACTTGATGGGGGTCTTCCACGTCGATTAATTTCCCTGTGCTCAAACTTCTGCATTGGACCACAAGCTTTTTGTGACCTTCTGCTTTGACCAGGTTGTGAATTCTTTTGTATATTTTTGATGGGAATGCTTTTAAGCAGAAGTGTTGCCCGTTTTTGACGTTTTCTAGCAAATTCATAAGGTTATTGTCTCATTTTCGAGCCAATTTGTCAACCTAAAATCTGAAATTTTTTTCCCCGGATTTTTTTGATATTAGCATTGTGCGAGAAGCGATAGTTTGTCTTCTCTGAGTGCGCCATAATTCTGGCCGTCTGTTGCATGGACGTAATAGTAAGATGCTTGGTGTGTGCCAGCTACTTCAACTTTGGTGACGATGCCCACAAGATATGCACCATCGGGGTGTTGTTCCCATTCTCGGAAGTCCATGTTTGGTCTTTGAAAAACCACCAGATCGCCTACTCCAAGTTCAATTCTCATAATTTTTCTCCGCGATCACGAATGACCTTAGCCGACACCCCCGGACATACCCGCCCCCAGGGACATACATTCCGGGATCCCCCCGGAGGGGAGTAACCCTCATCAAATTTTTTGATACAGTTTGTCGCTTTTGCTTGACAAGGGTTACTCTAATTAGGATAAACGATTAAGCAAAATCCCCACTCTGCCAATCGTCTAGGAGATCCTGTGGAACCAACGTAGGGTTAGGCCCACAGAACTTATTGATATGTTTTGAGGTTGTGACTGACCACTTCTTATCTGTCTTATAGTATTTACCCGAAGGTGACTGCAAAGCGACGATGGTCTTATAGGACTGCAATACCCTATAGCCATTACCCTGCATAATCCAGGCTGATTGTTTTCCAATTTGAGTGCTAATCATTAAGTGTTTCTCCTAGTCCTAAAATGATTGAACGGTTTCATAGGCGAAACCATTATTTTCTTTCAATGTCCAGAATAGATCGATTGCTTTCAATCTAAGGGATCGCTTGGATTCGTCGGGGAACGCTTCCACATTGTAAAGATCCAAGTATTCGATCAATTCGTTTTTATCCATGTTTTTAATTTCTGTAAGGTTCATTCTATCTCCTAATTTCCTAATGTTTATGCCTGTATTATCTCACACTTTTACGCTTTTGTCTATTGGGGAAAGTCCTAAAAGTGCTTTTTTTTAATCTTTTTTGTGTAAACCCTTAGAGTTGAGCCATGTAGAACAGAGCAAGCCCGATGACATATACAATACCACCGAGGGTAATGATGGTTGTTTTATTTTTTATTTCGTAATTCATGCTCTCATTATCTCACAGTTGGTTGGTGGTGTCAATAAAATAATCTTATTTATTTATCTTTTTTGTGGAAACCCTGCGGTCCAGTGGTCTGCCATCCTATGCAGACCAGGTGCCGACTCGGGACAGTGTTGCTAGTAAGCTGCTGCTGCTGCTGCATCGTAACTCTTGAAACGACGCACAACGGCGCAAGACAACTTGCCTTGCTCAATGAGAGACAAGGCCGCATTTTGATATTTGTCATGCATATCAAAGACCATTCCATTATCGATGATCTCTTGAAGGAAGCTGATCTTCTCCTCTTCTGTCATTAGATTGTTTGAGAAGCGATCCATTTTTTGTAGAATTCCGAACATGTTTAAAATCTCCTTTATGATTTCCTAATTGTTTATAATGTATTCTCTCACGATTGTATCCGACTTGTCAACAACAAAATCGAATTTATTTATTTTTTTGTGCTTACCCTTAGTACAAGGGAATCAAGACAAATGTGTAACCAGGACCGTACATGTCCTGATATTTCTTCGCCAGCTTGAGCGCATTGAATGACTTGTGTTGGTTGATAGTCATAGGCACATCAAACTTTGAACCAGTTGGGGTAATTCCAGTAACTTTAAAACTCATTATTAATTCTCCTTATTCCTAATAAATGGGACAGTGTTAAACCCTGCTAGTCGTTCTTACACCAGAACTGAGGGAAACCCTCGGGGTCATTTTGCATAGTCATAACATCTTCAGTATGAGCACCATAAGTGTAGCCAGTGTAAACCACTAACTGACCTTGGTTGTCGGTTTCGACTGAAGCATTGGCAGCGAATAGGTGGCGCATAACCATCTTCAGATCGTCAACCTTGGCTCGCGCTCCGAGGACTTCCTTTAGCTTCATTATTGCATCTACAGTTGCGGCGGTTTGTTTATTGTATTGGGTAGTCATTATCTAATCTCCTAATTTCCTAATTGTTTATAATGTATTCTCTCACAGTGGGGCTAGAAAGTCAACACTTTTTTTAATCTTTTTTCACTTTTTTGTGTAAACCCTTACCCTGTCCCGGTTATTGTGCCAACGACTTGTTTTAGCCGCACAGATCGATCACACAAGCCGCTTTGAACATTCTCATAAGAATCATTCCTTGTGTAGTCCATCAAGCCACGATTCTTGAGCATCTGAACAGCTTTGTCCAAATAATCTGCATCAACACATAGAGTCAAATCACGGTCAATCAAATCGTCAACAAGGAACATGAGAGCCTGCTCAAGACGTTCGTTCTTGCGGGTAAGAGCTTCCATCTTAGCGTCGTGTTTCATAATTGTTTGTAGTAATGATGTCATAATATCTCCTTTATGATTTCCTAATTGTTTATAATGTATTCTCTCACGATTGTATGCTACTTGTCAAGTCTTTTCTTAATCTTTTCTCGATTCAAGATAATTGTTTTCAAGTGCATCCATGAGAAACGCTGATAAGAGTGGTGCCTGTTCTCCCTGATTCTCAACGTCTGCGAGATGTCCGGTATAGACGAGAACCTGACCATCATTGTCAAGATCGATGCTTGCACCACCTTTGAATAATTCTTCCATTGCATAGCAAAATGATTTGTAGTCGGTGCATTGCTCTCGCAAGTATTTTGCAATAACTCTGATTTCGTTTTTCTTTTTATCACTCAATTTCATAACTGTATTATCTCGCATCCGGTCCAACTTGTCAACTATTAAATTAATCTTTTTTATCTTTTCTGTGATTACCCTTTAATCTTCTCCTTATTCCAGTTCATCTGCATAACAGTGCAATTCGTTTCCATCACTGTCAACAATAACCATAAACTCATTATAGTGCTTGATGGTCTTGATGGTTAAAACTCTGGAACATTCATCGCCATCTGGATCGTTCCATTTGACTTGATCTCCGGGGTATAGGTTCTGTGCTTCAGTGCGATTCATGAGTGTAGTATCTCATATGTTGCCCAGGATGGCAAGTAAATAATAACTAATAAATAATCTTTTCTGTGAGAACCCTTAAACGGGACAGTGTTGGTGTATTGGTGTTGGTGTGGGTGATATGCCTGGAGTGTGGTTCACTGTCCCGGCAGAACCCTAATACTCCCGCATTATGCGTTCGAGGCGCAAAAATTTCTGCCTTGTCTTTTTTCGCTTGACATTCTTATGAGAATGTGCGCCTGCTTTGCGCTTAAAAATCTGACAAAATTCAGCACCCATCGAGGGCAAAAAAATCTTCTGCTTAGTCATAAAAAATCACCTTAAAAAATCTTGGGGATCAACTTCAGAATCCATACCCCAGTCCAAAAAACTGTCAGACAAAATCTAATCGCAATGATCGGCAATAGGGCCAAAAAAATTCCCAAGGCAAAAAAACTCTTCGTCGGGATGTAATAGCACAATGCTATGAATGCAACGAAACTCCAAAAAACTATCTTCCACATTATGGTTATATTGTCTCATAAAAGATTAAGAAAGTCAAGGAAAAAATAGCACCCTCGTTTTCCCTACAATGGGACAGTGATGATACACCATGTGCTAAAAAAAGTCAAGTAAAAAATTCGGGCCTATTGGCCTATAGTGGCTTTCACTGTCCCGCTGGGTGGTCGTCCACGAGGCCCAAAAAATTGGGCAATCATCGGAACAAAAAAACATGCAATCAAGGTTGCAAAAAAAAATGCAAGCTCTGTTGCAATGGTGCAAGTCATGTTGCAAAATATTGTCGCAATCTATGTTGACATTGCAAGCCCTGTTGCAAACAGTATGCAAGCAAAATTGCAAGAATGTTCACAATATCGGGTGATGCAAGCTACATTGCGAGCGGGGCAGATACATCACATCATTCCCACATACCTCCACAACTCACCACAATACACCAATCTTCAACACTTCCTATAACATTCCCATCTGTATTATATTCCCTTATCCCACTATGGTGCATTACTTGTTTATTTGCTTGCTTATCCATATTATTGCACCAATAGTCAAAATTGCAGACGAAACAAAATAAATGGTAAGCAATATGTCTTTCATTTATTAATAAAAAAAACTAATCTATTCTTAGGAAGAACATGACATATAATGAGTATAAAAAAGCAACGGATGCTAGGCTTAAAATTAGTGCGTCTATATAAGTCATTCTATTATTTTCCTAATCTTATTTTCTTGTTAATTCCCAAAGTTTTGCAATCCCCAAGTAACCAATAATCACTATTGTGCTTGCTGTCGCTGCTGCAAAAAGTATGTCAAAAATTATTACCATTGTTCCGCTCATTCTTTGTCTCCAATTAAGATATATTCCATGTCTGATACTGGAAAAATTTCCCGCGAACTCGCGCCGCGAGACTGGGTGATTAGGTGTGGCCTATCTCCTCCCGATGCTACGTTGTACAATCCCGTGTTGACAATTACTTCACACTCGTCAAGTGTTTCATCCACTTTGGCATCTGGAAATATTGCTTCTGCTAGTCTTACTACATCTGAATATTCTATTGGTGTCAACCCTTTTGTTAGTGCTTTTATGAGGGTCGATTTATCGTTGTCATTATCCAAAGAAAGTGACTCATGTTTGTCTATGATTTCTTCTAATAAGTTTTCTAAATTTGGATTCATTTATTCTATGCCTGGTTCAAAATCAAGAACTAATTTTGTCTTACTGTTCCACTTTGATTCTAGTTCTTTGACACGAGATTCCAATAAATTCTTTTTATCTTCTCTTCCCGCTGAAAAGGCAACTTCAAAGGATTTGGTCGAAACCAATCCATCTAAGGATATGTCTGCCATAGACAAAAATGGCAATTTACCTGCTTCAAATAGCACACCTAATTCCCAAACTTCATCGGTGTTTTTTACCTTCATTATTGTACTTCCTTTTCTGGCAGGACACACAAACCATCTTCAACCAGGCGCATGGCCATACGACCATAACTCCCTTGAAGTGACCATGCCATGCCACTGTCAATCAATCGTTGGAAGAAGTCTATAACCTCTTCGTCTTGCATTTCTCCGCTTTCGTATGCGATAATATCGTTAATCATCTGTTTACCATTCAACTTGTTCGGCAGTGTTGCCGCAAACTTCCATCACCTGGATCGTCCAGTCTCTACCAAACGCCATTTGATATTCTCGCGCAAGCCAGGTCGCTTCTTGTTTGAACGGGATGTCCTGTTCAAGTGTTTCGATTGTTCCGTTTAAGGTTCCCCAAACTTCGTAAGTCATATTCCTAATGTCTCCTGAATAATTCTTTGAGGCCAGCAGGTTCTTTGATTGGACAGACCGCATAAGTTCTGCCACATTTACCAAACACGTGATTGCAAACACGCTTAGGTTTTGGTTCGGTGGCCGACAACGCATTGTCAGTCATTTCTAAAAGCTCTTCTAGTTTTCCTTTAATGATTTCTAAGTCTGTCATTATACTTTTGTCTCCCATCCTTTTCCATTTGTCAACAAATTGGTCAATCTTTCTTCGTTTTGATCTAACAATCGGTTGTAAATTTTAACTTGTTCGGAAATCTGATTTGCAATGGCACGGTGCTTGGCGACTTCCTTGAAAAGAACTGCGCGTTCCTCGTTAATTGCAAGCAGCAATTCATCACTAACACCATCTCTCAATAAATCAAACACTTCATTTCTGGACAATTTCATAATCCTATTCTCTCATGACTGTATGCTTCTTGTCAAGTCTTTTCTTAATCTTTTTTGATTTTCTCTAGCAACCTGTGGGCTTCTTCAGCCTTAGACACCGCATCAAAATCGGATGAGTGGTTTAAAATTTCACATAACAGGTCTTCAATTTGTTCTAGTATCTCTTGATTGTTCATAACTGTATTATCTCCTGATGTACTCTACTTGTCAACAACTTTTTTTTAATTATTTATTCAAGAACTTGTAATGCCCGAGAGCCTTTCCAGCTTCCCACAACCCTCTACCATAGGTCATTCCGTCATTATCTTTGATAAGGCGAAACTTCTTATCAATGTCATATCGGTAAACCTTATCATCATCTAATCGACGCAAGCGAGCAATGGTCTTTGAAACACCATAAGAGAAATCACCTGCACAGTCATATCCGTCAAATACTGTGAGCTTTTGAACTACTTTATAAATCATTGTTGGGTCATCTACTCCGCAAACGATTGAACCGGGGTTTATTTTTTCTAATTTTTGTATTGGCATAATCTAATCTCCTAATTTCTTAATCTTTATACTTTGTATTATCTCAGATTATACCTTGCTTGTCAACTATTATTTTCAGTTTCCCGTCAATTTACCGACAAAACCCTTATCATCAAATGTGATAGAACAAACCCTTACTGTATATCCGATTGGTGGTGGTGCATACTTTTTACACTTCAAGTCTGCAATATCCAACAAGTCATCATCATAGGCGTAAAGCCCCAAAACAACAATGATCATAAATAAACAATATCTCATTACTTTCTTTCCTCTTCTGCGATCTTATCTAAGATCTTTCTCTCTAGCCTAATGGTTTCTTCTATCTCTTGAATCTCTAACATTATCACGTCAATGTCCTCCGCCAATCTTGGATCGGATGTTCCCCACATGATAAACTTTCCAACCGCTTCCTCAAGAGCTTTCTTTAGGACTTCTAATTTTTCTTCTCTCGTCATTTTTTCTTCTTTTTACAATTCCGTGGGTCAAATCCAGCAAGGTCGGGGTTCTTCTCTAGCCAGGTTTTATTGATGGCCCATCGGTGGCCCCATAGACGCAATCGAATCGAATCAATGCGGAATGGATTGTTGGAATAAACAATACCTCGTTCGCCCTCTGTTTTTAAATCACACTTGTATTTCTTGGCAAGCTCGAATAGTTGGGGCAACTCATTTTGTTGAGCAAAACCCAAGAAAAACCAATCTCTCTCAAATCGTGGCATATCAGACATATTATTATCCTCGTGAAATCAAATGTAAGCGAAGGGGATTGCAAAGTATTGGTGTTGGGTCGGTTGCTGTTTCACTGAATTGAATCAGTGGAAAATGTTTGTAGTGTAAACTGAGATCATCTGATGTGTCAATCACCACTCCATATACATTCTGAAAACCGAGTGAAACCTTATTTTCATCATAACCTATAGGTCTTTTCTTGGCGACCAAATCACCCAGCTTGGGCAAGCCACCGTTTCTATACTGAATTGGTTTTGTTCCACCAAATTCCACTTCTATTTCTTCAAACGGTTTGTTCATCATTATGTTAGTATTGTCTCACAATAGATTAAGAAAGTCAAGAGAAAAAAGCGTGATGAGTATCACAGGCTCGATGATGAGTGTTGAAATGGCTTCAGTTCTGATAATGTTGCGTGATAGTGCATATTATCAAATATCCTAATGAGGTAAACGTCATTCTCGATACTCACCACTTGTCCAATAAAATCGTCTTCTCCTATCTTAAGACTTACCATTGAATTTATTTTAAACATCATTACCTTTTTTTTGCTTGTTGATACGCCACGGACGCTTCTTCGGGCGTCTTATAGAACCCGATTCTTTGGTTGTCAAGGACAGCAATCCAGCGATGTGAGTCTGAGCTTGGCCCCTTGACCCTCACCACGAAGTTCACCCCTTCATATTCTGGAAACACCTTTGTTTGAACTGGTTTCAATCTTGGCCTGCCGCGTTTTTTTTCACTCTCCACCTGTTTTGGTTTGTTCTTTGAACCCTTTGGTCTTCCACGCTTTTTCTTTTCCATTACTGATTCTTCCTTGGGCGGCCACGCTTGAATTGAGGTAAGTTATATCCTGCCTTACGGAGATTTGATGCTTTAACTGCACAACTAGCAGGGCTTGAGCCTAGAGCTTGGGCAATCTCTGCAAGTGACCCATCCTTCAACGCATTATTCCACATCTCAATAAAGATCTCATTGGATACTTTTGCTGGTCTGCCTCTCTTTTTCTTCGGTGTGGTCGCTCGTTGGTTCATCTGTTCAATTTCCTGGTTTATAGTATCAATCAAATTCATTAGTTTATCTCCTTCAACTCGCGCATATCGCGCATTAAACTTAGGTCCATTTCTGCTTTGCTCTGAATTATCTCTTGGCGAGAATCTTGTGCAGCTTCGGTTAATTCATAAATTAAATCTTGTACTTGCTCTTTGCCAGCCTCCGTGGTTGCTTTCTCAATTAATTGTGCCCAACCACCTAAATCGTAGTAAGTGTTTAGCATTATCATTGCAGCTCTTATTAAAATCAATGGATCAATGTTATTCATTAGTCTAACACCAACTTCCTTTCGCCAACTGGATTATGTTGGCCATATTTATCGCCATATCTGTCGGTCAACCACATACGTTGACATTTGGAGCGAATAGGTTTGGGGGCCATCATGTCAGTTATAACGATATGCCCATCAAAATTGCGCTGGTTGACAAAATTTGTCGGCGCGTCAAAGTCGGTTCCACCATATAGAACACGTTCTCTCTTCCTTTTTTCCCCCTTTTTCCAAACATAAACCTTCTCTTCAAAGACTTGATGGTCAAAAGGAACAACCGTGAAGCTGGCAAATTTAGCAAAATCACTCAACCACGTAAACACTTTGGCCAATAATTCATCCGAAACTGAGCCCGACTGATCTATACTAATAGCGATATTGGCGCGGTGTTGGACTCGTTTGCCAAACTTTTTACCCGGCAATCTTCGGTTCCTTTTGGTGACGCTAGTTTTTTTATCCGCCGCAACGCTTGCTTTGATGAATGAAGCTAAAACCATCTTAGGATCCAGCTTGAATTTGTTTAAGGATGCTTCTTTGATCTTAGTTCTGGTTTGGTGTGACACAGAACCCCAACCTCGGGGTGGGCCACCATGACCATCACCGATTTCACATTCCTTAACGGCTTTAGCAATCGCTTCTTGCATTTTACGATCAGCAATCTGCTTACCCATCTCTTCAGACTCGGTGGTGGATCCTCCATGAAACTCGCCATGATCATCAAACTGGCCTTGAGTGAGGTCATCATTTTCAAACTTTTCAGGGTGGGTCTGCTGCATCATCTTTAATTGTTCGGCATACCAATCCGCTGATTGCCCTAGTGCAGTGATCATTTCAAAAGGTTTGCGTCCTGGCATTATAACAAAGTCTGGTGCGCCACTTATCATATTTGGCAATGAATTGATCGCCATATCCATACAAATATTGGCCACTTTCCTTGATAAACTTTCTAACTTTCTTCCCTCGCAGTGGCCGAGTGAAGCATGATATAGTTCGTGCATCAAAACCCACTTCTTTGTTTTGTCTGGGAGATTCCTCATAAATTCTGGATTATACACCAACTCATAAGCCAATCTCTTTGGGTTGAATTTGATGCCTGCTGTAGGAATTGTATCACTACGTCTCTTGTCCAAGGATCTAGACAATACGGCAAAATAAGGTTCATCATTCAATAGATGATAAATATCTTTTTCTAAATTATACTTCTCGTCACTCATTGTTTTAATTCTCTCATATCATCGCACCGTTGTCAACAAAATAATTAAGAAATTAACTCCTTCAATAACTCTTCGATTTCATTAACTATTTCGAGCGGATCTGAAACCTTCTCTGTTACGTATCTCTCGCTTGTCGATGATCCTGCTAATAAAATTTGTCTCTTTGCTCTTTTCAGAACATCAATCATTTTCTTATTGTGCTCAACTGCCTTCTGGTGATCAAGCGAACTGGAATAGTAACAACCCTTCTTCACACTCATGATTGCTCCGCTGGTTTTCCAACAATATCAGCAATATAATTGCCGAATGTTTTACCCTCATCAATCTCTACACCCCACATAGAAGCTATTGCTTCACCGTTTGCCCTGGTCAGAGCTTCCCATGCTTTCATCGCTAATTCTGGTGAAATGCTGGAAACAAAAAGTGCCACATTCTTGATTTGCTCCGATGATAATTTGGCCCGGAACTGATCTGAGTCTGCTAGTTTATCAATCATCGCATTTGCGTCGTTGATCCCAAACTCCTGGACAATTTCCGAGCGATTTCCATTGAGAATGTCGTCTACACTCACTTGGCGTTCGTATGTCTCCACAAAGTCTCGAAAAGCGATACTAGCTTCTTGACCTATAAAGCCTTCACCCACAAAATATAGGTTCATTGAGATCTTCTTTTCATCATTAAGTTGTAATAACTCATTAGAGTCCAAGGTTAAACAACGGTCAAAATGCGCCCATGAGCGGCGAGAGGGATAAACCTTGTGTGGTTCGAGTTCGCCGCTGAATTCCAAGTGCTTTGGGTTGTTGCGAATAAAATCCACAACCATTGGGCTACATTCATCTTTGGCCCAAGACAGCCAGTCTTCCACAGTTGGTTCAAGATTAACGTGCCACCAACGATCATGTTCGGCAGGATCTAATTCACTTACCTGATATGAATTATTTTCATCATGTGAACCACCATTTACCATAGCGATCACAATCGTATCAGAGTGAAGGGAATGTCCTGCAATCTTGCGACTATCAGTCAATTCCATTAATGATTGACGAACATCATTGTTTGCACGATCCACCTCATCGAAGAACAGAATACAGGGCTCATGGCAAGCCCGAGCGAACCATCCCATTGGGGCAAAAGTAGTAATACGACCATGCTCAGAATCCTTCGGTTCGGGGACACCGATGACATCACCAGTATCGGCCATTTGAGATGCACGTCTTTCAACCACCGGAAAAACATAATCAATCCCATATCTCTGAGTAAATTCACCGCCTAGAATGTTGGCCAGCTTATCGGCCAACTGATAAACCAACTCGGATTTACCAATACCATGTTTACCGTGACCCATAATAGGTTTGCGTGACCGCAAGATATATGGGGCGATTTTGCCAAATTGTTCAAAAGAAATGCCTTGTGTACTCATTGTGTTACTCCTTTATTTTTGTAATCTTATTCTCTCACATTAATTACTAAAAGTCAACCATAAAAATTAAAAAAAGTTGTTTTTATATAATTCCATGAGGGTTTTTCAGGTGCCAATCGGCAGTGTCAGTGCCTTCATGCCATTCAGGAGGAAATAAACTCTCCATATTGTCGGTATTTATTTTTGCTGCTATGTGTAAGGTTTTGGATTGTCGCTCCTGAAGGAGGGGAGAAAGCTCACAAGGCAATCTCATCATCCTCTCTGTTCCATCAGGGAATCTAATATGCAAACATGCAACTGCATTACTAAACTGTTTATGATCTAAACGGTTCTGGCGAAAGCCGGTGACAATACCATACTTTCCATGCCGGTCTATCAGGGTTTGAAGGTTTCTCTGGAACCAATCACTTTTAGATTGCATAGGATCGCCAAACGAAACGAGAGTGCCCACACTTAGGCCGCAATCTTTGCAGGTATTGATAAATTTTTTACGCCACTCTCGTATTTGTGTGGTCATAACCGCCAAGTCTTTCTTATATTCCTTACATGTTCGCTTGGTGTGACCTACCTCTCTGCAATAAGAACATTTGCGGGGGGAACGTGCTTCTTTTTTTCGCTTTTCTTGTCGAGCATAATATCCCTCTGGGTTGTCTCGAATCTCTCGTTTCAATTCAGGACAACTTCTTCGATTATGTCCCTGTCTATAGCAATAACTGCATCTCATTGTAGCTCTCCTTGGCTTTTATTTATCTTATTATATGAGGAATGTGAGCTACATGTCAATCTTTTTTTTCATTAAAATTACTAACATTTTCATTAGGTGTTATGATGATGGGGTTTACACCTATAATGTCTAAATATTCCAATTCTTCGTCCGTCAAAGGGGAGGAAAGATCAATGTTTTCGAATAGTTCTTCAAAGTTCATGCACGTATTATTACATGATAGATTAAGAAAGTCAAGAAAAAACGTATTTTTTTTTAAACTAATCTGTATTGTTATGTTTTTTATCAACTGCCCTCAATAGTTTCATAAAATTATCGTAACCTTTTTTCTCTGTTGGTGTCATAAAAGCGTATTCTCTCATGCCCAAATCTTCTAATTCTTTAATTTGAGATTCGATTTTCTTTTGACTTCTGTAGTTTTTCAAATCTACTACCTTATTTTCCTTCATTGTTTTTCTCCATTGCCCACTCCAATGCACGTATGTATCCTAAATAAAACTGCATTATGCCAGTATGCTTGTTTTCTTTCATCTTTTGTTTTGTTTCGTTAATCTTATTTTGAATTATTTTTGTTTTCACTTAATTTTCTCATTTCTCCGGGAGTCACTTCAAACTCTTCACCGGAGAAGTCATAAGTTGGTTTATAGTTTTCACGACTTGCCCCAATTCCCTTGACGTTTCTAATATCTGTGTGTCCGCTTTCCTGTTTGGGGTGAAATTGCGCCGCCCAGATGTTATGTTGTTTGTAGGGATCTTTTTTGGGATTAATTGGGTGATTCCCACACCCACACATAACTATGGTGCGAATTTCTGGTTCTGTTTTCTCCTCCTCTACCTCGTCGTCACCGTCGTGGACTGGTCCCATATTTCCTAACAAATTAATATAATAATCCATGTTTTTAACTCCTATTTTTTAGTTTTTGTCTTATGTTTTCAATAAAATCTTCATAATATTTACGCAATATTACTTTACGCTCTTTTACTCTATTGCTATATCTCACTATCTTCTCTCTGTTTTTTGAACGTGGCCATCCCTGGCCGCCATTATAGCACCTATATGCCAAAGTTCCTCGACATTGTGAATAGTTGTTGCGAAAGTGTGTAAGTATGTGAATCCCCTTGGATATGTTAAGTTTGGGTTCGAACAATGCCTTCTCGCAAGCCTTAATGTTTTTGTATTTAAACTTTTTGTACCACCACTTACAATTAACCTGAAACAAGCCCGTGTCTTTGGTGTGGGAATAGGCTTTGGGGTTCATTGCCGATTCAGTAATTGCGATGGCTAAAAGCTCATATGGATCAACCTTGGCTTTGTCTGCTTGTTTAATGATTTCTATTGTGTGTTTTTTCTTTCTTTCTTTATGCAATCCATAAGGATCACATGCTCCAACTAGCAAACTTAATTGCATAATTGATGTCAACCATTCCATTGAATACCTCGATTAATCTTCTTCTGGGTTATATAGTGGGTTGTTGTCATAGCCCCAATATCCTTGGTAATAACAATCATCCCATTCGTCATCAATATCGCGACCTGTTTCATTTTCAACGAAGAAATCGCTCAATTCGATCTCCTCATCCTCCTCGAAGGCTTCTTGTTCCAGAAGAATATCAGTGATTAAGGTTGCAATTTCGTCATGTTTTTCATCGGAAATCAACTCACGACATTCTTGTAAATTTATCCAACCTTGTTGTGGGCTCATTCCTCCTGTCATCAAGTCTTCGATAATTTTATTAGCCAAATAATGATCCATATCTATTCTCCTTTGAATTTTTCATAATTGTAACATTGTATTTTTTGTCTGTCAACTATTAAATACAAATGTTTTGGAAGATATTCCTTAATAAATCTGTATATCGAACAGGATCGGGAGGATAAATATTGACTAACCTGTCGAATTCATTGTTCACAATATCATCCCACATATAAAAAAGATTAGTATTTGTAATAACATACGACTCGTACATGTCTCCTGGCATACACTCACCCACTTGACAATTAATGTTCCTAGATTGTACTTGCGGTTCTTGAATTCCTGACCAACTTTGTGCTGGTTCATCCGTAATCATAATTATATAAGGATATGCATCGCTTCGCCAACCAATACCAACAGGATCGGATGGGTCTGTCAAGTTGTACATAACATCCCAACTTGGTTCGCTTCCGCCACCGTTACAATTTAAGTTAAGAAGAACTGAACGGAAGGTTCCAACATCAACCAACGCTGGCATTGTTCGCAACTCCTGAGCGGTGCTATTATTGTGGGGATAAACTCCAGGATAAGCAACCAGTGCAAATCGATGTTCGGTATTTTGAAATTGGTCCACATACTGTGCAATCCCTTGGGCCAATGCCGTAATGAATGGGCACATTGACCCAGAAATATCAATGGCAAATACCATGTCAACTTTATTGTGTGGATTTAAATCTTCATCAACTGCACCATCACAATCATTATCCAGCTGATCGCAAATCTCTTGCTGTGGCCCGACTGCCCCTACACATTGTGACCACTGACCTGCACTACACGAACTTGTTCCAACGCGGCATTCACCAATACCGGCTGTCGCTGTGTTTCCGCAAACTTGCGTCATGCCGTCAACATTGCCATCGCAGTCATCATCCCAATTGTTACACACTTCAGGGGATGTATTGAACAAGTAGCATGGACCCCAAATGCCATATTGGTCACACAATTCGATTCCAACACCACAATTTACAGGCTGATTTGTTGCTGGATCAAGAATGTTTTGATTACAGACTCTTGCTTGCCCGACCACACAATTACAACCTTCATCTACTTCCCCATCACAATCATTATCAAGCCCGTCACAAATCTCTGTTTCAGGTTGCGGCGCATCACAATTTTGCCAAGAGCCTGCACTGCACTCCTCTACACCGTTGCCACAAGCTGTTGAACACCTTCTTATAATACCTTCATCAACTGCGCCATCACAATCATTATCGGCACCATCACATGTTTCTGCTTCAGGATAAATTGCGTCAACACATTTTGACTCACCACCATCACAAAGAACGCGACCATATTCACAAATTCCAACAGCTCTACCAGGACCACATGTTGTCAGTCTGATGTTGTCCACCACTCCGTCGCAGTCATCATCTCTTTCATTACACGTTTCCACATCAGGTAGTGCTTGACCATTGCATGGACCCCATTGGCCATTAATACAATATTGCTCACCCTTTTTACAACTCGTGGAACCATCAGTAATGGCTTGGGCTGGTCCAGTCCAACAAGCAAGAGGTTTGATTTCATTGTCAATGTCTCCATCGCAATCATTATCTATGCCGTCACAACGCTCTGGAGCGCCAGGGTGGATTAATCTGGATCTGTCGTTACAATCTCCCTCACACGTAGTATAGCCATCATTGTCGAGGTCGAAGGGTTCATCAATTAGTCCATCACAATCGTTGTCAAGACCATCACATGTCTCTTCAACAGGAGGAACGAACCCTACACAAACTTCTTTGCCATCATTGTCACATTGGAACTTACCAAACTGACATTGACCAGTCGAATAGAGAGGACTATTTTTAAATTCTTCTGCCGATATTGCGGTTCCGCCTTGAGTAATACCACAAGGATAATTAAGACGACAATACTGCGATAATCCACCGGACTCATCACAACTCGCACACCCTTGAAG